TATCAAAATTTCTATACCACTCGTCGTAAAAACCCCTTTTGCGGGGAACCTTCTCGTGGCACCCTTCACAAACGATCATTGGAGGGATGGGGTCAATGTGTGGGACCGGTTTCGGCCTGACGAGCGGTAGCCCTTGTTTCATGGGCACTCCAGGCATCAGTGACGCGGATATTATATCCGCGTCAACCACGGCGAATTTTTTCCCTTTGATCTAGGCTTACACCTGCTTAATTCAATCTACGTCTTTCGAAATACAGTCTGGAACCGTCCATGCAGCAGGTCGTCCCCATCAATACAGCACACACAAGCATAAAGGCAGAATCATGTCCCTTACTCAGAAGGTTATCCAAAACATAACCACGCCGGGAAAGTACCAAGACAAATACGGCCTGGCTTTGCGCGTTTCGCCAAAAGGCTCAAAGGCCTGGATTGTCCGTTACACCTTCGATGGCGAACGTAGAGACGATGGTCTGGGAAAGTTTCCAGATGTTTCGCTGGCCGAAGCGCGGGAAACCGCAATGGCCATTCGACTCTCTGCGCGTAAAGGAATAGACCCGCGCGCTGATAGGGAACGCGCTAAAGAAGTGGCCAATTCAGCGTTCACTTTTGAAGATGACGCCAATGCGTTCATTGAGCGGCATCGTCACGACTGGTCGACGGAACACGCTCACCAATGGGAAGCATCTTTCCGTGACCATGTTTATCCAATAATTGGCAAGAAAGCAGTTTGTATAATTGACACAAAAATAGTGATTTCTGTTCTCGATCCAATATGGAGAACAAAATCTGTTACGGCGCGCCGCGTGCGCAACCGAATAGAAAGGGTGCTGGACTACTCCAAAACGCTGGGTCACCGGGACGGTGAGAACCCGGCTCGCTGGCGTGGGCACCTGCAGAACGTCATGACCAAATTTACGCCGGCCCCAACGCCACTAGAATCAATGAGTTATATAGCTCTGCCGGGCTTTATGCGCCGTCTAGAGGACGAAGATTCTAGGGCCGCTCGATGCCTACAATTCCTTATATTGACAGGCTGTCGCACCTCCGAAGCAATGGGTGCTCTTTGGAGCGAAATTGACTGGGAACACTCAATTTGGCGCATTCCTGCCGAGCGCATGAAGGGCAAAGAAGAACATGAAATACCATTGAGCCAGGCTGCACTCACCGTACTTAAAGAAGTTGGCACTAGAGGCAAAAGCGACTATATATTCGCCAACCGTAATTATACGGGCGAAATGGCCAACAACACTTTACGCCGCTTAATGGAAAAGTTAGGCGAGCCTTACACTGTGCATGGATTCCGCGCGACCTTCCGAACCTGGTTACAGGAGAAAACTGATTTCTCCAATGAGCTTTGCGAGACTGCACTGGCGCATGTCGTCGGTAACATTACCCAGCGGGCCTACACCCGCGGTAAGCAGCTCGAAAAGCGCAGGCCCATGATGGATAAATGGGCACGTTTTGCAGTTGAACGGATGCAACCACCTGTACCCCGACAAGGCATGAACCCGGTGCTCGCCTCGCGCACACCGATATTAAAGCCTCTGCAGCCGTTCAGCTGATAGCAAGAAACGCCCGAAACCCCACAGCCATTGGCCTGGGGTTAGGGGCGTTCGGGGTAAAAAAACCTCAACCGATCAGGAGCGCCCATTGCAGGCGCTCCCACTTCCCCGCTCAAGCACGCAGGCTTGGTCGAAGATCCGCGATCTTGAACCGGACGCGATAGTCAGCGATTTCTTCGTCAGTCAGCACCGACACATCAAAATCCCCCCACGTCACGCCAGCAGCCTGGCAGTCGTCCCAGGCATGCCAACCGCCCAGTTCGAGCCCAGTATGTAGCGCACTGCCCTGCAGTGGGCTGGCGCCCTGCAGCAGGCACATTTCAGCAAACAGACTGTCCAGGTCGGCGCGTTTTTCGCCGGTCACGGGGCTCAGCAGGTACCGGGCGTCATGAATCACACCTGGTGCCCGATGATCCACCCCGCGGAACAGCCCGGTGGCCAGCGTCGGGATGCTGGCCAGGTCGGTCAGCATCCCGCGCGGCGCCTCGTAGGTGCGGCCGGCCTGTGATACGTAATACACGGTGTTCATCAGCGTCCACAGCTCGCAGCTCTGCGCCGATCGGAACGGGCGCAGGATCGGCTGGGCGCTAAAGCCCGGTTTAGGCACGGCGCGTGGCCTCGATCGCCTGGGTGACCGTGGCCGGTACCGGCACGTCCACCGCGCCAATGGCCGGTGCTGGGGCTTCTTCGGCGCCGATCGCCAACTTTCCCTGGGACTCAACCGCGGCCGGCTCACCTGGTGCCGATTCCGCGCGAATCGCCTGGATCACATCGGCCTGTTCCTGGGTCAGGCGACCATCAGCCACGGCCTTGGCAATTGCCGAATCGATCAGCTCGGCGGCTTTCTCCTGCGCCACCGTCTGCAACTTGCCGTCCAGGGTGGTATCACCGTTCACCACGTCACACAGCCCGGTGTTGTACACCTTACCGGCGACCACCAGTTGCGCCACGGCGCGCTTGGCCGGGCTCATTTGGCAGTAACCGCTGACCGCGCTCGAGGCGTCGGCATAGACAGCGCCGCCGACAGTGGAAACGACATGGCCAACGGTGCCACAGGCCGCCACGGCGGCCAGCGCCAGGCCCAGTACAGCGCCCATCAAGACTTTACGCATACGACAATCTCCATTTATTGCAGTGGGTTATGGGTGAAACAGGGGGAATTCAGGCCTGCAGGTCGCGCAGGCAGTGGGCGCGCTCGGCTTCGCGGCGCTTCTTGATGCCTGGCATCCACTTGGGGTTGAGCCATTGCATGATTTGCTCGCAGGCGCCGACGCGATCGCCGGCCCGCAGCTTGCGCACCAGGGTGCTGGGCTGACCGTTCGCCTTGAGGGCAAACAGCCCGTCCTTGACGCCTTTGCCGCCCGGACCGAGGTTGTCGTAGAAGCTGTTGTAGGCCTCTTGCTCGCCTGGGCTCAGGTCCTTGTAGGTGATCGCGCCGGCGGGCGTCTGGATGGCGCCGATACGGCGCTGCAGCACGTCCTGGTTATCCTGGATACGTACCACCAGCGTTTCGGCGCATTCCTCCAGGGTGCGCGCCGGCTGGCCGAACTTGACGCCTTGGGTCTGGCCCATGCACTGAGTCGGGATGCCCAGGCCGTCGTCGTAAACGTCCAGGCGGGTGCCCTCGTAGCCGGCGGCGGAAATGGCCATGGTGATGACCAGGGCCAGCGTTTTCTTGCGCTGGCCAACGGCCTTGATCGCGCTGGTGACTTCACGCGTTGTCGGAATCTTCGCCATCGTCGGCACTCCCTGTGGTTTTGCTGAGGAAATGAATCGCCACGTTGAGGGCCTTGAGCACGGCGGAAACTGCGCCGTAGATGGCCGGATCGACCAGGCCCTGCCCGTCCAGGCACGCCCAGGCGATCACCACGCCATCGAGCACGATGCCGGTGGCGATCAACGCGGTGTTGAACGGCTTGGCGCCGCGGGCGCAGCGCTTGATGGCGCCGGGTTGGGTATTAGCGGCCACGGGCGTCGACCTCCTTTCGCAGCTGCTTGAGCTCGAAGCCTTGTTGCAGCACAGTGGTCTGCATGGCCGAAACGTCCTTGGCGGTGGCTTCCTGATTGGTCTTCACCAGGGCCAGGTCGCGCTGCACCAGCGCAATGTCCTTGCCGAAGCCATTGATAGAGGATTGGATTCCGTCGAGCTTCGCGACGGCGCTGGAGCACAGGCCGATAAGGGCGGCGCCGGCCAGGGTTTGGGCCAGCTTGAGGGCGCCCTTAGCCAGGGGAGAATCCATCAAACTTTGCGTGTCGGCGGCCATTTGTACGTCTCGTGAACCCGTGTAGTTGCACGTATTTTCACTGGGCAAATGGCCGCGCCCGCGGCGGGGTTTGCGCCGATTTACGGCCGCTTGGCCAGTATCTCGGCGATGTTGGAAAGCCCCTTGATCATCGAGTCCAGGCGGCTGATTTGCGCGGCGACCGCCTTGCCTTCGTTCTCCCGGGTTTTCTTCCAGTTTTCGAAGGGTTTGCTCGCAAACAGCTTGCGGATTCGCTCGTCGGTGAGCTTCCCGCACTGGACCAGGTCCTGGCCGAAGTACAGCGCCAGGTCGGCACGGATCGCGTTATAGGAATCCCATAATTTGACGCGCTCGCTCGCTGATGCAGGAATGGGCAGGAAAGCGGGCCGGTGCTAACTCTGGCACCCCCTTTTCAGCGTTCGGCTCGCTGACCTGCATGGCCAGCACCCCGTGCAGGTTGGTCACCGCGTGCACGAAGTGGGCGGCCTGCTGCTCACATTGGCGGTAGTAGTCGAACAGCCCCACAAACTGAGGGTCAGCCAGTTTTCGCACCCCACGGATACGCTCCAGCAGCGCGGCTTCGTACTGAGCGTCATCGTTGTACGGCAGCGGTTCTTCGTCGGCACCGCGCAGGCAGGCCGCCATAGTCGCGGCCCACCAGCTGTAGTTGTTCTTTTTGAATGTGCCGCCCTCGATCAGGGTTTCGATCGCCTCGGCCTGGTAGCCAAGCATGGGGCTGTAGATCATCGCGCGCCCCTCGAAGTCGAAGCCGATATTGGCCACCTCGGGGGTGAAGTCGGTCTGGCCCAGCAGATAGTCGTGGAAATTGCCTTTGCCGATCGGGAAATCAGGTCCGTCCTCACGGGTCGAACTCATGTAGTAGGCCGCAACATACATGCGCTCGTTGATCGACCACATACGCGGGTCGGCTACGGCACCAGGTCGCTCGATTGGCGTGCAGACGTGGCGCAGCAGCGCTGTGTAGGTGCGCTGCTCGTAAACGGCCGGAATCTCGCAAAGTTCCTCGACCTGGTCCATGTTGAGCACCGACATGGACACGGAAATCCGAGCGGTATTCAGCGGGTTGATGTACTTCATAGCACTCCGAAGTAGTCGTATTGGCCAAACGTCAGGTTGATGGTCGCGAACTCGTCAGCTGAGCGCGCCTGCTGGGTTTCACACGACACAGGAACCATCGCCCACGACGCCGAATAGCCGTAGTTCTCGCGCACGGCGCCATGGGTAATGGTGATGTGGTTGGTGTACTGCGACGGCAAGCCAAACGTGCCGTCCGGTGCGGCTACGGTCAGCCGCAGCTGGTCAAACCAGGCCTTGATTTCACCGTCCACGTCGTAGCAGGTCAGGTGCAGCTCTACCGGGTCCGCGCCGGTGGGGGCCTGGGTGAAGCCGGAACCGATCTTGCCCGGCTCCCACCCCAGCTGCGTACCGTTGTAGGAGCATTCGATGGCCAGCAGGTTGACCCTGGGAGCGGCGATCTTGCCAATGGGAGCGACCCCCACATGCCACAGGTTCGAGCGTTCGCGGTTGACGCCGCTGGCTTCCTCAAACATCTGCTCCAGCTTGCTCCAGGACACACCGCCCAGCAGGACGTTGTCGACATTGGAAAACTTGCTGGTGCGGCCGTACAGCTGATCTAGCACCTTGTTGCTGGCGCCCGACACGTTGCCGTTGAGCAGGTCACGTGCGGCCGAGGTGTACTTGAGCACGCCAGTGCTAAGCCCGGCCTTGGGAGTTACTGCAGACGTGGCCTGGTACGCCAGGCGCTCGAAGATGTTGGCCATTAGATCGACAAGACCTCAAAGCAGAAGGACTTCGACGGCAGCGTCAGCAGGTACTGCTCGATCGCAGCATCACACTCGGCCATCGATCGTCCGAACGGATCAGCACCTTGTGAGCGGGACGCCTCAAACATCGATGCGTTCTCCCGGTCGTTCTTGAGGTGCCACAGGGGCTTGATCAGCGCCAGCTCGCTGTCGGTCAAGTCGAAGTCAGGGGCGCCAGCGGCGTCGAGCTCCGGCTGCGCGTCGGTAAGGCGCCGGTACCCGCAATACGAGGTGATGGCCTCGCGCAGGTTGCGGGTTACCTGGTCCTCGTCCAGGGCGCAGCCAATTGGCAGCACGGCAAAGAACTGAGCTACTAATTGGCTGACCTTCATGATTACTGGTTCGCGAACCAGTGGAAGTGCAGCGTGCCCTGGAACAGCAGGGTTTGCGCGTCGTTCTCCCAGTCGCGATCAGGGGTATCCATGACCAGCACCAGGTTTTTCAGGTCTTCCTTGCGCTTGTAGTCATCCGGGCGACCTTCATACACCGTGGCATCGAGATAGGCGCCGTTGGCGATATACGCCTTGAGCATCTCGCTCGCCTGGCCAAGCACGGTTTCGTAGAAGGCAACCGGGCCCTCTTGCTTGGTTTTGACTTGCTTGGGCTGGACCATCAACTGGCCGTTGGGGCCGTAGTATTCGATCACGTCGCCCGGGGTGGCCACCGGCCAGGGGAATTGCTTCACCAACAGCGGCATATCGGGGAACTGGTCGAACACGATCTGGGCGTCAGATTGGATAACCTTTCGCCCCAGGTCGTTGGTGTTTTGGAACGTGCGGCTCAATACCGCCATAGCGTCTACAGACATACTCAAACCCTCGGGTGCTGGAACAAACAAGGGCCATCGTCACACGTAGAAAAGCCCCGATTTCCCGGGGGTTTGCGCGCTAATTACGGGCGAAGAACTTGCGAATATCAGGGCGATCGAGCGCGGTCAGCGTCGACATATTCACCTGCACCGTCAGGTCGATGTAGTTGCCCTGGTTGTCGCGCGGCGCCTCCAGCGGATAGTCCACGCTCTCGATCACAGACGGCGGGTAGGTGCGTCCGCCGTGAGTCAGTCCCAGCAGCTTGGGCGCCTTGGAGGGGAACAGCGCCTTGATGAACGAATCGACGTCCTTGGTCGTCTGCAGCACCTCGGACAAAATGCCGTCTTCGGCCAGCTCCTGGGGGAAAATCCACTCCTGCAGGCGCGCCAGCGGCGCCTCGACTTCGGTCAGCGCGTTGGTGGTGGCGCGGAATCGAATGCCGAATGTGAACTTCACCGGCGGCATGCCGGCGAATACCTGGCGGCTGTTCAACCTGGTGACGCCTGTGCGCCCCTGCAGGTCGTGCATTACGGCCTTGAGCTTATCGGAACTCGCATCCAGGGTGTCGGCAACGGGGCCGCTCTTGAATGGGCTGATCGCCTGCAGGGCATTGAGCACGGGGATAAGGCCCCCGGTCTGCAGCATGCCCGTCAGGGTGGGGGCCTTTGTCTCAGGCCCGGAATTCTCGAACGGCGATTGCCAGTTCTGGGTGATGCTTACACCGCCGCCCTCCACCAGAGGGCCGTACACGCCAGCAAACTCGGTGGTATCAGCGACACCCTTGGAGTCGCACACGAAAATGCGCGCCATGAGCACCTGGGACAGGTTGCCCCAATCGCTGCCAAGGTCGTTGCTCAGGCCTTTGAGGCCCATGAGGGAACCGCCCAGGGGGCCATTGATGGCGCCCATCACGGTGCCTTTGACATCACCGTCCAACATGCTGGACAGCTTGCCTTTCACTTCGCCATAGACTTCGGTGACGGTCGTCTTGCCGGTGAACAAGTCCGACACGGTGCCGGTGACCTTCTCGGCGGCGCCGGTGATGGCGCGCATGTTCGCGTCACCGCCCACCATGCCGGTGACGATATCGTTACCGGCTTGCGCCACGCCGTTCACGACGCCAACGCCAACCTTGCCGGAAACGTCAGCGACTGACCCTAGCAGGGTGTTAGACGTGCTGCCGGGGTTGGTCGCTGGGACGCCCTCAATGGACGCCCCCACGATCCTGCCCAGCGAGTCAAAGCTAAAGTCAGCCACAGGGTTACTTACCGATCATCTTCATGCGGATGCGCATGGACTTCGCACGCTTGCGCTTGGCCGAGCCCGAGAAGGCCTTGCGCTGCATTTTGCGAACGGCTGCCTTCTGGCCAGCGGTCAGCTTGACGGCGCCGCCGATGCGCTTGTTGATGCGCACTTTCTTGCCTTGGCGGATAGCCAGCACCTTGCGATAGGTGGCGTCCATCATCGCGTCGTCGTCGGCATCACCGTGTACGAAGCGCTCGGTGGCATCCAGCATGTCGTCATCGCCTTGCGGCATTTTGTCCAGGAGAACGTCATGCACGCGCGCCGCCACGTCGTTATCGAAGTTGTCGAGCAGCTCGTCGATATCGCCCACGTCGATGCCACGATCTTCCAGGTAGTCACCTACCAGCTGGGCCAGGTCGGCGGCGTACTCCGACTCGTCCTCGGTCATTTCCTTTTCGCCGTCGCCATCGGTGGCAGAACCGACCACCAGGGCATACAGGCGATCGCCAAAGCCTTCGTTTTCGTCCAAGGCGTCGGTATCGGCCCACTCGCCCACGATCGCAGCCGCCTCGACGCGCATTTCATCGGTGAAGACCGATTTAATGTCATCCAGCTGATGCTCTCCGTTGCCAGAGCCGCTTCCGTTGCCGTTGGCGTTGTCCAGCATGTTGGCCGGATCGTTGTTGGGCAGCGGCTCGGCAGGGGCCGCGAATGCGGCCGCCATGTGGATGCTTTGCGCCAAGACGTTGGTCAGCAAATTGTCCATGAATCCCCCTTAAACTCGAACGATGTATTGCTGTGCTTCGGTGACACGGTTGGTGCCGTCGTAGCAGAGCCAGTGGGTGATATCCATCTTGTCGAACGGACGGTTGGCGTTCGCTTTGATTTCAGCTCGGTAGCACATGCCATCCAGCTCAGCGCTTGGTTGCAACCAGCCGGCCGACTGCAGCGCGGCAAAGAAAGTCCCGATGAACTTGGTCATTTCACTGATCGCTTCTGCCATTGGCTTCTGCAGGAAGCCCTGCGCAGCTGCAGCAATGGTGTCGTCCACATAGGTGGCCATTTCGGCAACCGCGATCAGCTTGCTGGCACCTTCGGTCTGCGCGCCGGTCAGCGAGTCAACCCAGGCGTATTTGCCGCCGGTGGTGTAGTCGCGGTAGATCACCGGGTTGATACGCGACTCGGCCAGTACTTCCAGGTCGATTTCTTCGTCCAGGTCGAATACCTGGGTGATGCTGGTGCGGTTGACCGCGTAGTCGTCGCCGGCGATCGGGCGGTTGCGTGGCGCGATGCCTTTGGCGTTGGTACGGGCGTTGCGCGCGCAGCGCAGGCCAGCCTGCATGCCGGAGGTGCCGAAAATGGCCTTGCCGCCTACTACCGGGTTAACCGCGCTCAGCGGGGCCCAATAGGCCTGGCTGTAGAGGTTGCTGGTGTCACCGCCAATGGAGGCGTAGAAGGTCGCGGCCGCCTCGGGAGAGAGGCGACCAGGGATATCCCACAGCACCTGACGGTTGAGGGTCTTACCCATCGCCAGCAGGCGCGAGAGCAGTGCCACGTTTTCGGTACCGCCGCTGCACATATACGTGAAGGTCGGGCGCGAGCGCTTGATGCGGTCCATGGCCGCGTCCAGGTCGGAGTTGGCGTAGACCTTGTTGCCTTCGGTGAAGTACTTCAACGACTTGCTGGAGAACAGATCCTTGCCATCCTTGCGACCATAGAAGACGCAAGTTGCCGGGACAGTGGCGCCATCCTTCACAGAGACGACCTGCAGCAGGTCGGTGTTCTGAGCCACAACGTCGCCGATGTAGTAGCTGTTCTGGAACTCGTCCAGGGCGTTTACATCGAGCGAGCCTTTGAACGGGCCCAGGATGATCTTGTTGTCGATCACGTCGCGCAGCTGCAGGGTGACGATCTTGCTTTCAGCTGCAACGCCACCGGTGCCCTTGGCCGAATCCGCGTGAATCTCGGCAATGACCCCATCGGAGAAGCATTCTAGGTGCTTGATGGCCAGCAGGTAGGTGCCAGTGGGGCCGGTCGCCTCGTCCACCAGGCTCCAGACTTCGGAACCGGCGGTGGTCTGTGCGGTGGCGACCATCAGCTTGTTGGTGGAACCCGCGGCAATCAGGCGCGACACGATGGCCTGCACGGTACCGGCCTTGAGGGCCTCGTAAATGTGCACCGCTGGTTCGGACAGAGCGCTTACGGCCAACGAAACAGCCTGGCCCAGGGTACGGCGGAATCGACCTTGGCTGACGGCAAATACCTTGTCGATACGGCCACGCGGGAATCGGCCAACGATAGCGATGTTGTGGGCTACGGTGCTGGTGCTGGGCTGTTCGGACTGGTCAACAATGTCATTGAGCTGGACGCCCGAGCGCTTGCCCACTGTGCGGGAAAAGGTCTGGGTCATTTAACACTCTCCTTGGCAGGGGTTTCAGCCGCCGGTGCCGCAGTGTTGGCTTTGCCTTTGGTGGTTGCCGCCGGCGCTTGCTCGACAACTTCGCTTTGTTCGCTGGCAACGTCGCTTTGCTCGGTGGCCTGGCCAGTCACCACGGCGTATTCCTTGTCGTCGCTGCCCGCACGGGCTGCGTAATCGCTCAGATCGGTGACCAGCAGCCATGCCTGCTCGAAACTTTTCACCTTCACCTGGTGAGGTTTGTTGGGCTCCAATGGGGCGTTGATGCCGCTCGATGGCAGCACCAGGGGCAGTTCGTTTTTGTGGGTCAGGGACACCACCAGCGGGAATTCCTGGCCTTCGGGGGCCATCTGGTCGACAAGGGCGCGTGGCTCCTTACCGGAATCGCGATCAATCAGTACTTTCATGTGCCACCTGTAGGCCTCGAACGTTGTCCCACTTGTCCAGCTGCACATGGCCGCGCAAGGACTTCGCGAGCTTGGAAAACTGTTGTTCGGTCACTTCCAGCTCGATCGACTCGCCCACCGGAATGCCATTACCGAGCACCACGAACCGGCTGGCGGTGTGGTTGGTCAGGGTCAAGGTGGCGGGGAATTCGTCGATTTCTGGCAGCGACCACAAGCCCAAAATTACAGGCCCGGGAGAGGCCTTTTCGGCGGGGGTTTGCACGGTTTCCGGGCTTTCGGAATCGGCCAGGTTCGGCTCTGCGTCACCGGTTTCTGGCCCTTTCCCCGGCTCTGGTTCGAGTTCTGGGTCCGGCTTGGCCTCAACCGGATCGAGCGCCAGCGTCAGCGCCACCAGTTCTTGGGTTTTCACCATCTGGTGCGCCACCGGAGCCAGCGCCACGAACTTGGCCTGGGCAGCACCTTCGCCGCCCTGGGCTTCGCCACCTGGTGGGGAGCCTTCGCCAGGCCCTTGGTTGTTCCCGTCAGCAGCACCAGCGGCCGGCGCAATGCCGGCCGTTGCCTGGACCGCAGTAGACGACGCCACAGCGCCGTCCACTTGGTCACCCGCTGGCGCTGCCTTCACACCCCTGGCTTTCGCCGTGGTTGTTTTGGCAGCCATACAGCCCCCTTATCCGGCGATAACGTTCTTGATGGTGATAAGGGCGCAGCCCAGAGCCGATTGCTTGTGCGGGTTCACCTCGGTCAGGTCGCGCTTGTACAGCGCCGCGCCCGACTTGAGGTCCTGGCCGACGGCGAGCGGAATCAGGGTGAGCGGTACCGCGTCCGACAAGACGATCGGGTTACGCGCCACCTGGGCGGAGCGGCCGACACAGAGGATCTCGATATCGGTGTCGGTTTCCTCGACGACGTACGGGTCGTAGTACACGTCGTACTTGCCCTTGTACTTACCGACACGCCAGATACCGGCCTTCGCCGACACGCCAGAGGACACAAAGTCGGTGGAATCCATCGACAGGAACTGCGACATGCCGATATCGCCCACGTACCAAATGTTCAGACCGAACTCCATGGTCTGGTTGGCGACTTCCTGGTCGACCTTGGCCGCGAACGAACCGAAGTCGCGCCACACGGCTGCACGGGTCTTGCTGACCAGCTGGGCGCCGGCGTCGAAGTCGTACACGCGGTGGGTGCGCTTGGCGATACGCTTGAGCTTGCGCAGGGATGCGATATAGCGCTCGTTGGCAGCCTGGGTGCGGGCAGCCTGCACAGCGATGGTCAGACCGTCGGCGCCCAGTTCCGACTGAGTCTGGGAACGAGCATCGGGGGTGATCTGCATCAGCACACGGCTTGGGGCGCAGTAGAGGCTCCAGCTTTGGGCTTTGGTGTTGATATGCGGGGTCAGGTCCGGCTTACGCTCGAAGTCGACAAACGCCTGCACTTCCGGGTAGGCGGAGGCCGGCAGCGCCGGGTTGAAGGTCAGATTGCCTTCGCCGGTGTCGATGTTCACGTTACCCGTGATGGAGTACGAGGTGCCGCCATCGCTGACGTACTGGCCAGCCAGCTGGTTGGTGCTGGTGCCGTTGTCGACTTCGATAGCGCACGGCATACCGTCAATGAATACGCGGGTACGACCACGCAGGATTGGCACTTGCGCACCTTGACCGCCGATACGGGCAGTTACCTTGAACGTGCCGGTCAGGCGATCGCCAGCCATGGCCACGTCCAGAATACGCTCGGAACGGGTGTAGGCCTGGCCGCCGCCGGTACCGTCCAGGATCATGCCCTGGGTGTAGCCGCCGAAGTCAGAACCGGTGACCGCGCTGATGATTGCCAGCTTCGATTCGTTGGAGTTCAGGTCGGAAGGCAGGTAGGCGCCGAACGGCATGCCCTCGGCCAGGCCGCCGGTGATGGCCACCGCGATACGGTTGGGCTGGTGGGACAGTGGGGTCGACTGGTTGTTGCTGCTGATGCTGTCCAGGGTGTAGCCATCGGGCAACACTTTGGTGCTGGCGCCGTCAGCAACGTTCTCGGCCTGGGAGATAACTGCGTCGATCAGTGCCGCGTCAGGCATGTGGCCGTTGCGGTATTGGTAGCGGGCGATGCCATCCAGCAGGCTGTGCACGGCCTGGCCGCGCGCGGCGTCACCGTCGATCTTGTCGAGCAGGGCCGCCATACGGGCAGGCAGGAGCTTGGTGGCATCGGCCACGGATTCTTTGATTACACTGACAGCGGCGCCGCTGGTGCTGTCGAGCATGTTTCCATCTTCACGGGCCGCGCCCACCAGGGCGTCAATTTTGGCCTCGGTGTCTTCAAGACCTCGGCCGGGCGCGTAAATGTGTCGTGCCATTGGTTTTACCTCGTTGCTGAATAAGGGCTGCGCCCGTAGTGGTGGCGTTTCAGCAACGATGGTAAGTGTCAAAAAAACCCCGAATTTCGGGGGGTTTGCGCCGATTTTGCTATTTGCGGAGCACGATCAAGCGGGCGTTTGCGCTGGTTTGCGCCAGCAGTGCGTTGTCATTGAATGTGCCCGCCTCCAGGGGCTCAACATCGGCGCTGTGCTGCTCCAGCCATTCCCGGAAAGCCACCGCTTTCTGGTCCTTGCCGAAAAACACGCCCTCCCCTGCGATCGCCGCCAGGGTGCCGCCGCCGGCCAGCATCCCGAACGCTCGCATGATGTGAGCGGCGTCCTGGCGGTTGCTGAATGGCGGGTTCATCACGATGGCGTCATACGGCTTATCAGGCGTGAAGCCGTCAAAGTCATGGTCAACCACGGTGTATCCCTTGGCGGTCAGAATGTCGCGCAGCTGGCTCGATATCTCGATCACGTCGACCTGGCCACCCTCGGCCTTTGCGGCGTCAGCCAGGTTGCCGTTGCCGGCGCTCGGCTCGAGGACGCGCATACCCTCCCGGATGTTGGCCAGTCTCGCCATGCGCTGGGCGACGTGTGCCGGCGTTGGGAAGAAGTCGATGCCAACCTTCTGCCCAACAATGGCCCGCTCGGCCTTTTTCACCGGGTCTTCTTGCGCTTTCTCCACCAGGTGGGGAATCAGCGCCTCGACCGCGGCCACCAGGCTCGGCTGGTCAGTGATGCCCATGCGCGCCAGGCGCTCAGCCCGGGCGATGCTCTCCATGGGATCTGCCAAGTCCCAGTTCTCTTTCACAGCCTTGAGCACGGCTGCGCCCTTGCGTGTGAGGGCAATGGCGGCCGCATCCAGGTCGAAACGCTCAGGGCCATTGCCAAGCTTGGCCAGCGCGGCGATCAACCGGCTGTTGCCTGTGGGCGCCTTCTTGGCCATGGTTTCGGCGGCGCGGCTGTAACGGTTGCTCCACGACCAGGGGCGCGGGAATACCAGGTACTTGAGGTCATTGTCTTCAAATGGGCGCCCGCGGCGTGCATACGCTTGCTGGCCGGCCAGCTTGCTATCTGCGTCCGACATGGCGCGGCGCATGATCCGCTGCAGCTCGTCGAGCTGGGCCCGACTGGATAGCCTGGCCAGCGCGCCGCCGGCGCCAGCCTCAATCGCGTCCGCCACGCGGTGCAGGGTCTTCGCCACGGCCTTGTTCGCCTCGGCGTTCTCGATCGCGTAGCCAGCCTCTCGCGCCCGCTTGGCGGTGTTGGTCTTACGGTCGGCGTTGAGGCTGGAATCAGCCTTTTCCAGCGCGCTATTGGCCACCTGGCGCAGTTTCTCCACCTGGGTGGCCAGCGCCTGCTTGGCACGTTCCTCGGCCTGGCGCTGTGCGGTGGCCACCGCCTCGGCTTGCTGCTCGGGCGTCATCACCACCGGCGCCGGCGCGGCCTGGATGTGCGAGGTGTCGCCACCCAGGTGCTTTTCCCGGATGAAGTAGCCGCCGTTCATCTTCCAGGTGTACGGGTCGATCGCCTTGGCGTCAGCCAGGCTCAGGTCCGTGCGGATGATGCCGCGTAGCACTTTGCCCCGCTTGGTGGTGTACTCGACGATATCCGGTACCGGCGCTGGGTCAGGGGCCGCTGCAGGGGTCCGCTGGGCGCGCACACGCTCCGACAGGTGCGTCTCGGCATACTCACGCAGGTACGCCAGATACTCGTCCCGGTTGTTGGACACGCGCCCGCCCACCTTGACCTCAAACTCACCGGCGCGCATGCCGGCCCAGCCCAGAAACGCGCTGTTGCCGGCCTCGAAGGTTGGTAGTTCCTCCAGAGTGTCGAGATAGGCCTGATACACGGGGTTTTCAGCCACACCGGCGCCGATGGTCTTGGCGAACTCGGCGCGCTGCTCGGCTTCGCGTTCATCGCGGATGCGCTCCACCTCTGCTGCCTCGGCCGCGGCCTGCTGGGCAGCTTCCTGGCGCTCTCGCTCCGGTGCTGCAGCGCGTTCAGCGGCGTCCGCTTCGTTCTGGGCCCTGCGGTCAGCGATTGCCTGTTGCTCGTCCTGGTACGCCTGCACGTCATCCGCGCCAGCGTCCTCACCGAACACAGCCCGGAACTTCTCGGGGCCCCACTCCCGCGCCATGATCCCCTTGAGGTCCTCGAGGTCGCGCGCCACCCCCGATGCCTTGCCTTCATAGGTCACAGAGGCGCCACCGCCCATGGCGCCGTGCTCGTAGACGACGGCGCCGCTGGCCAGCTGGTGCGCGCTGGTGGGCACGAACTCGGCCAGGCGCGCCTTGGCCTTGGGGAACACGACTCCATCGGCGGTCTGGGTGACCTTGAGCCCGTCGAACGTGGCCGCGGCATAGGCTGCCAGCGCCACCGGGTCACCGGTAACCAGGACAGAACCGTTTTTCTGCACCAGCAGGCCGGTGGCCATCGCCAGGGGCCCAAGGGGAACCGGTGCGGCCGGTACCGCGGCCGGCGCCGGCGACTGCAGGAGGATGCTGCGAATCTCCAAGGCCCGGGCGCTGGCCTGGACCTGCGCCAGCGGCGCCAGCGCGCCCGACTCGAGTTGTGCGCGCACGGTCAGGAGCTCGGCGCTCAGGCGCACACGCTCGATCGACGACAGCGCGGCCGATGGGAGTTGCTCAGTCATGTTTCACCCCAAAAATGGAATCCAGCAAGGCGGTATTGCTCATTGCCTTCTCGAAGGCCTTTTCATCGCGCAGCGCCTTGAACACCTGGTCAAAGGCGGCATTGATGCGGGTACGTTCTTCACCCTCGGGATAGGGCTTAAATGGGGCGCCCAGCTCGGGCTGGTAGTGGTGCTTGTTGTCGGCAAGGCTGCTCAGGTAGTCGTTTTTGCGGCCCATTTCGGCCAGGCGGTCTTCCAGATAGCTCTGGAACGCCCGGGCGGCCATTTCAAAGGGTTCTGACCAGTATTTACCCGTCACCCCGTCATCGAGCTTTTGCGCCTCCAGGTAGAAGTTCGAGACGCTGGCGCCCGACTTCACCTGCACCTCTGTGGCGCCCTCTGGGGAGTAGTAAGCCGCGGCAATCTCGCGCCATTGCTTCTTCTGCTTGAGGTAGGGCTTCGACTGCAGGTTCCTGAATGCCGCGTCGACCGCCAGCACCGCGTCGTGGACGTTGCCGGCGTTCTTGATATCCAGCGCCACACCGCGCAGGGCTCGGCCGTCCAGGTTGAACTGGGCTTTCTCAAGGGCCCGGGGCGGCAGCTTGATCGTCTCCACCAGGCGCACGCCGCCGGTGGTCAGGGTGTCCTTGAGTGTCTTGAAGGCTTCGCGAATCGCACCTGGTGGCATCAGGTCGGGGTTTGCACTGGCGTACTCGTTCCATTCCCCCTCTTCACCGCGCAGCACGCCCGGCAGGATGTTGTCCAGAGCGTGGTAATGCTCATGCCCCAGCGCCCCGCCGCCGTTCATCTTGGTCATGTTGATCACGCGCTCGATCGGCTCATAGTGCGCCATCGCCGCGCCCTTCCCGCCTACGCCCCGGGCGCCAAACGCCATGGCCAGGCGCCCGCCGAAGCTCAGGTGGTTCTCGTCGATGCCCAGCACGTCGGCCATGTCCTGCATGGCGCCAGCGGTCTGTTCTACGTGCCACTTAGCGCTAACAAAGTCACCCAGCACCCAGTTACCGGACTGCACCGCCCGGAATCCGCACAGGCGCTCCAGGTCCTTGGTCGAGGCCACCGCGACCGGCCGGCCGCCAATCCGCTCGAACTGCTCAACCACCTTGAGCGTGAAGCTGATCTTCTTTTTGCTGGCGCGCTTGGGGGCGGACTTCTCTTTGGTGGTCCACTCCCAGGAAGCGGGCTCGCCGTTCTTGGCGTTGGCCACATGGCCGGCGAAGCTGTCCGAGCCTTCGCCCGTGCGCCGGTGCCGGTACAGGGTGGCCTTGATGAAGCGTTCGCCCAGGGCCTGCCAGGCCTTCGACTCGGTAGTCTGCAGGTTGCGGGCCTTGGCCACGTCGACGATATCGCCCATGTCGGCCGATGTGGTGCTGCGCTGCTGGCGAATGGACTCGTCTTCGTCCTTGGTGGCGGCGATTTCGTCGCCCCATGCCTTGTGGGCGGCGTCATAGGCGGCGCCAGCGTCGGTCACGGCCTGCTCGTGGGCGGGCTCGATCTTCCAGCCGCGCCGGGTGCGGTTCGCCAGGGCATGCTTGGCGGCGTTGTGGGCGGCACCGGCGGCCGTCATGGCGTCATACAGCACCTGGCGCCCTTCACTGATCGCCCGGGCCCGGGTGCGCAAGTCCTCGAGCTGGGCAGCCAGGGCGCGGTAGCGCTCGGATTCGTCGGCGTCCAGACGGGTACCCAGCAGTTCCTCACCGATTTCCGTCAGGGTGCTGGTGACCTCGGCAACGGTCTTGGCGCTCTCCAGGCGCGTCCTGATCGTTTCAATGCCCAAGGCGTAGCTCTTACGGGCCTCGGGGCTGTTCTCGCCTGGCATGGCGCCAATGGAGGCGTACAGCCGGTCAATGAGGTAGCCGGCCTGTGGCTGCATGCCGCCGGCCTGCAGGGCCTCCCAATCGACCTGGCCGAATAGGTTCGACTTCTTGATCAGCTCGCGCGCCTGGCGCGGGTTTTCCTCGATAGCCTTAAAGTCGATATCGCTGATGCGCAGCAGCTGGCCAGCATCACGGGCGGCCTTGATCGATGCTGCAGCCTGCTCCTTTCGGGAGCCGGAGATATAGCCGGTGTCCTTGTAGCGGTAGTTTTCGCTGTTCGGGTCGTCGCTCAGGCCATCATCGGCCGCGGCTTGGGCGGCCTGCTCGGCGTCGATCGTCGCTGGAGCCTGGCGCACCACGCCGCCCAGCTGGGTATACAGCGCCAGCGCTTCGGTGGTCACGCGGGCTTGTTGAATGGGGTTTAACGTACCGGATTGCAGCTGGCCACGCAGGTCAAGCAGCTTGGTAGTCAATCGGGCTTGTTCGAGGGGATGTAGAGCCATGAAAAAGGGCCTGCAATGGAGTGCAAGCCCTTATTTTGAAGCGCTGAAACAGGCGATTTAGGCGGCGCTTTCCGCCGCTGGCGCCGGCTCAGCTGACGGTGCCGGCGGGAAGTCGTCGACGCGATCAGACAGCACGTTGCCCACCAGGCTCATGCCGCTCAGCTGAATTTCCAGGCGCTGGCGGTCCAGCGAATTCAGGCCGCGGAATCGCTCGGTACCGACGAATGCGGTCAGCTTGGTAACGCGGTCATCGTTCTGGGCCTTCTCGGCCACCACACGGCGCTCATGCGGCGCCAGGTGACCGGTGTGGCCCATGGCGATATACGAGGCCTCAAACGAGGCCTTGTCGCGCCAGGTGATGTTGCCGGCCTCGTCCTTGATGGAATAGCCGGGTTCGCCGTCTTGCTCGCTGGCCCAGGCGGTAACGATTTGGGTGGTGACGTACTCTTGAGTCATGGCTTCATTTCCAGGTAATGGGGTGTCCGTGCCGATAGTTTGCAGGCGCTGAAACGCCCTACTCCGCCGGGGTTTCCGCCCGGCGCACGAACACATAGCGGCGCATGAACTGCTCGATGGTCATCAGCTCCGTCTGGTGGGCGTTGACTCGCTCGATTTCAATATCTACGCCCTGCAGGGTTGCCTTGTCGCTCACGTCCATGGACTTTAGGAACCATTCGCGGCGCTGGTGCGGCAAGCTAAACTTGGGGTTCTCGGTGAAGATATCGCCCAGCACCCAGTTGATTGGCTTGCCCATGTCCAGCTTTTGTACTTTGGGCTGTGGCGGCTCCTGCACCGGCGCCGGTTCGGGCTCAGGCAAAGGATCTGCCACCAGCTGCGGGTCATCGGCAAAGTAAGCCACGGGCGGCAGTGCTGGCGCTTGCTCCCACACTTCCGCTTCTTTGTTCAGAACCCGCACCGGATCGGCGCCGACACCCTCCGGGATGGGGTCACGCATCAGGGGCGCCAGCTCGGGACTGGCCAGCAGCTCGGCAAACGACTGGATCGACACGCGCTGCGCTTCGGGCAAGCCGTCGAAGTACTCCTGCTGACCAAGCGGCTCCACTTCTACGCAGTCAATCCCGATCGGCACCAGCGCTTTGCGCAAATGCGCCAGCAGCACGGGCCGCGCCGAACCGGTCACTACCAGCACTTTGCGGGCCTGGGCGGCGTGCTGCTCGATCCTGGTCAGCTCCTGTACCACTTCCGCTACGCCCATGCTTTCCACCTGCTGTCCGCTCATTGCCCGAATTCCTTGAGTTGGTTGAACCTGAATTATTGCGCCCGCTGCAGGCGCCACTCGCCGGCACCTTTGCGCCCCTGAGCCACAAAAAAGCCCGCGATCGGCGGGCTTCTTCTGGCGCTGTGGGAGCGCGCTACGCGGCACGCTTGAGGCGGCGCGAAACGGTGCCGTCCTTGTTCAGGGTGGCCTGGTAGGCCTCGACCTGGCGCGCGATCGCCAGCAGTTGGTCACCATCGAATGCCATTTCTACGCGGGAGGTGGTCATTAGGAAGCTGACCATGGGCTTATCGTGGCGACGGTTATGGCCGTGCACCCGGATTCGCGGCCCTTCTACCTCGATCTTGTTGATGACGCTGGCCACCTTCTTGTAGCCGTAGTTGAACCACATCATGTCGCCTACCTTGAGGTCGGCGGCCGATTGGGTCAGCAGGGTGATCATGTGCTTGCGGGCGGCCATGCCCCGGCGAGTCAGCTTCACGCCGGTGTGCTTGCATGCGTAGCAACGAGCGGTCGCGCCCTTGCAGTACGCACAGGCCTTCACTTCAAAGTCAGGGGTGTACGGGTTGGTCATCGTTACGTTCTCTGGCTGAGTTTGTCCTTGAAGTGCCGATAGTAATGGCCACTTGCAGTCACGTAAACCTGTTTTCGCGCGTTCGCGCTTTGGTGCTTACGCGCGTTCGCATCTTGTCAGGCACAAAAAAACCCGCAACGAGGCGGGCTGTCTGGGCTACCTGCTGGGTAGCTCATAGATACTTTCAGCTACTTCTAGCTACTCGTTAGCTAGCTATTAGCTACCTGAAAGTAGCTGATAGGTATCTGAGAGTATCTTTTAGGTATCTGTCTGGTAGCGGTGAGTACTTGGTAGATACCTGCGCGGTACCTACCTGGTAGCGCTGGCTACCAATTAGTATCCATCAGGCATAGAAAAGCCCGCACTGGGCGGGCCTCTCCATGCAAGGGTGTCCCCTTACTTTTTCTTGCTGTCGCGTTCTTCCAGGGCATCCAGGGCGATGGAGAGCAGGTCGCTCAGCATCCGAATGCCGCGGTCCTCCGCCATCTTGTAGAAGCGCTCGGCTTCTTCCTCGGTGGCCTTGATGTTCAGCTGAATGCGCGGCTTGGCGGCGCCGAAACGCCGGCGCTTCTTCACCGGCTTCGCTTCTGCAGGGGCAGCTGGTCGAGCTTCGCGGGAGTGGAACCCGTTCGCCTCCGCCAGCTGGTCGATGGCGTCCTGTGGCAGGCCGGCCACTGCACCTTGCTCGCCTTCGGCTTTAGCCTTGAACTTGCCAAGGTTGGCAAAGGGTTTCACCACCTCGGCAGTTTTCTTGGGTTCATCCGCTGCGGGCAGATTGTTGGCCTGGGGAGTTCGTTCTGGGTCGCTCATGCGGCAGCCTCTGTAATTTCATTGAGTCGAGTAACAACCTCTGCCGCGAAGGCCTCGGCGTTCTCGATCGCGTTGGGAATGCCTGGCACCTCTGCCGGGTCCAGCTGCTCTAGCGAGCACTTGAACTTGAACATGGCCTTGAAGGCGTCTCGGTCCTTCAATTCGACCTCAAACAGCGGCAGCTCAGCTTCTTCCAGGTCCTCACGCAGACCGCGCGTAATACGAGTCTCGTAGGCCGCGGCGGTACGGGTCAGCAGGATTGCGTAGGGCAGCCTGTAGTCTGGCTTGAAGCGCTGAATAGCCATTTCCTGATCGGTGACCAGCTTGATCGCCTTACCGGCTTCGTCAGCGTCCAGGTGAGAGCCCTGCATAGGGATGATCACATAGTCGGTGTACTGCAGCGCGTTGACGACGATCTTGGCAGCCGTACCTTCCAGGTCCACCAGCACGAACGGGTGAACCTTGGCCGCCTCGCGGATGGTGTCCGCAATGTTGTTCTCGTTTACGTCTGGAATGACCACCAGGCCAGCGGGGCAATTTCCGGCCACTGCCCAGTTTTTCAACGGGGTGTTCGGGTCAGCGTCAAGCAGCGCAACGTCAGCACCTTGCTTAACCAGCTGCAGTGCCAGGTTGAGCATGGAAGTGGTTTTGCCGGCGCCGCCCTTCGGGCTGACTGCGGAAATAGTAGGCATTCGGGGTATCTCCTGATAGGTACAAGTATCTGGCTGGTAGTTGTAAGTAGCTGAGAGTAGCCACAAGTAGCCAAATTACCACGCTAGCTCTGGCTATCAAATAGGTATCTGTGGCTATCCAAAGATACTTATCAGATATCTAGAAGGTAGCTATAGGTACTTGATCGCTACCAATCAGATATCTTTTAGGTTTCTTTCGCTATCCAAAAGGTACTTTACGCTACCTAAAAGCTACTTTCAGGTAGCTAATAAGCATAGAAAAGCCCGCAAAAGCGGGCTTTTTTGTGAGCAGTAAGGGGAGGGCGCTACAGCGCTTCGGCAGTCTTGCGCAGGGCGTAATCGCGGTATGCGTTGGATGCCTCGCCAAACAGGTCTTTCAGTTCGGCCTCGCCCCACTTGGCGTAGATATCTTCGAGTCGCGCCAGCACCTCAGAAGGGCTGCCCAGGTCGGCGGTACCTTCAATCAGGCTATCGAGAAACGCCTTCGCTGCTTTCAATTGATCATCCTCGTCTGGCTCCGGGGGTGTCGGTTGCGGGGCAGCGGCTGGCGCCGGTGCAGGGGCTGAGAACATATCCCCTTGCTCGATGGCAAACAAGCCCTCGCCGTACTCCTGCTCAAGCTTGCGGTTGGCCGCTCCCACGATATCGGTGAAGCTGGCCGGGGCATCGCCAAACAGTCCGGCTGTCTGCTTGCGGGCGTTCTCGCTCTCCACGAACTGCGCCATGGCCTTGAACGCGGTACCCATGCGCTTGGCGCTGCGGTTGTTCTGGTGGATGAACATGGCCATGGCCGCGACGGCAGGGTCGGTACCGCCGAACATATCGCCCTGGCGCAGGAACTCGTCCAGGCCCAGCCCGGAGTCCTTCGCCTGGCGCAGCACGTTGGTGGCGCCGATGATGGCGTTTACCGCTTCCTGGTTAAGGGACAGCTCCACAGAGTCGGTGACCTTGCCGCCGGCTTCCTCGGTGCCCACCAGGTCGTGTTCCTTGGCCCGCATGAAGTCGGGCGCTGCACTGTTGAGCGCAGCCACGATGTTGGCAATCTCGGGCTTGGCCACGTCGGCCGTCATTTCCAGCAGGCGGTCGTCCGAGTAGGCGCCAGCAAACAGCGCGGCCTGCAGGCGGCTGATCAGGCTGCTGGTGGGCTTGCCCTCAGTGGTCAGGTACTGCGCCGCCTCGGCATCGCCCAGGGACTGCAGGAACGCCGCCACAAAGTCACGGTTAGCCGCGCTGTTGAGGTCACCGTCTGCCAGCTTGGCCAGCATGGCGGCATCAAGGCGCCGGGCATCGCTACGGGCCTTTTCGGTGGCCGTCTGCGCCAGCTTGTCGTCCTGGTTGGCCTCCACAGCGAACGCCACGCGGTCCACGGCGGTTTTACGCACCCGCACCAGCACCGGCGCTTTCAGGCGCTGGATCTTGGCCACGTCGACGCCGAAGTACTCCGCGTTTTCCACCAGCCATTCGCGGTACTCGTCGGCGGCGCCAATGCGATAGGCCTCACGCACGGCCATGGCGCGCCCGTTGCCCGACTCCACCACCCGGTCAGGGCCGACAATGGGAGCGCCGCTATCGGCGCGCTGGGTGCGTCCCAGGCTGTCAGGATCAAGGTTGCGGGCGGTCTTCTGCACCCAGGCCTGCGACGTGCTGCGGGCGCGATCGCGCGGCTGAATCTCCGCTGGGTAGTCCGGGTTCGCGGTGCCGTCCGTTTCGTGGCTGATTACCAGGTTGCTGGCGTCGATGATCTTGAACCCGGTGACCAGCTTGGTGCCCTTGGCCGTCTTGACGGTGTTGTCGCGGCCTTCTGGCGCGATTTCGCCGGTGTCGTCATCACCAGCTGGCGCATTGCGTAGCGCCGCCTCAGCGTCTGCCTGGGCCTTTTGCTCTGCCAGCTCGGCCAGATGCGCCGCCAGCATGGCTTCCTCTTCTGGGGTCTGCGGCTGTACAGCGGATGCCGCCTGCACCGCGGCTGCGGCCTCTTGGGCGGTCTTGCCCTCGGCGTGCATCTTGCCCAGCAGGCCCTCGTGGGGCATGGCGATCGCGTCAGCGTCACCGCGGCCGATATCCAGCAACGCCGCCAAGGCATCGAGCACGTCGCCTTCCCATTCCTGATACGGCTGCTGGCCTGGCGGCTCAGCTGCAGCAGGTTGAGGTTTCGGTACCCGCGCAGGATCGGCCTTCGCCGCCGCCAGTTGGGCGGTCAGGCTCTCGATCTGCTTGTCCAGGTCGGCCAGCTCGCCGGTTTTCTCGGCCTCGGCCGCCTTCAAGGCCTCGACCTGGGCGTCACGCTCGGCCTTGTTGGTGTTGGCCTGGATAAACTTGGCGCTGTTCTTCTCCACCAGTTTCATGACCCGTCGCGCCACCTCACGCGGGTTCAGGTCCTGGCCCTTTTCGGGCGCCACCGTAATGGTGATGTCCTTTTTGTTCAGCACCCACTTCCAGCTCACCATCTCATCGGTAGGGGTCAGCTTGTTCGGCGTGGTGTCGGGGTTATGGAAGAACACGCTGACGCTCTGGCCATCGTCCATCAGGAACAGCATGGCCAGCTGGGTGGTGCCGCGGTTCTTGAAGGGCTTGCTGACCTCGACGCTCTCGGCCTTCACGCCGGTGGCGGCCATCTGCATCACGCGCAGCAGCTGATTGGCCTTGCGCTCGAACTGTTGCACCTCGATCACCATGGCATCGAGCATGGCGCCGTCGTCAGTACTCAAGTACTCCACCAGGTCGGCCATGTTGGCAGCGTCCATCATCTGGCCGCCCTGGTCGTTGCGGCGCAGGCCGGCGATCACGTCGCCCAGGGTGTCGCCTACTGGCATGCGCTTGTCATCCCAGCGCACGAATACGTCGGAGGTGTTCAAATCTTCGTCCTTCTTCCACAGGTCCACAGGCTCAAGGCGCACGCTCAGGTCGCCATGTTTCAGCCAGAACTTGAATTGCTTGATGCTGCAGGGCGTCAGGCTGCCCAGCCCGGTCCAGCCCTTTTCGTAGCTGTTCATGTAGGCGTCACGCGCCGATTGCTCGTCGGCAAAGCCCAGCAGCACCTTGTGTTCGTCAAAGGTGCCGTCGCGCTTCACCTGGTTGACGACAAACACGCGCAGGCTCTCGGGCACGGGCCCCACAAACACGTCTACCGCGTCACCGTCGGCGCCTACGGTGCCGTTGATATAGCCGTAGTGCGCCATGCACAGAACTGACCAGGGCGCGCCATCGGTCTTGCCGCGGCGAGGCTGGAACATGGGCGTTTCAATGGTGATGGGCATGCCATGCAGGCGCGTGGCGCCCTTGGCATAGTTCCCGGCGCGGATTTGCTCGGGGGTGGGGGTGGCGCGGGAGCCGGCGCCGAACGCGCCAGCGTGGGCCGCGCTCTGTAGTGCTGCAAACGTGTCTGCCATGGCTGTCGCCTCGGATGAAAGCACACACGATATAGCGCCAGCACGGGCGCTCCTGGGCGCGCTTTCCGCCGATCGGCGGGCACAAAAAAGGCGCCTGGTTGGCGCCTTGTGCTCAGACCTGTTCTGTCGAGCTCCACGAAATTGTTTTACCCCGGAATGGTACTTCCAAATCGTTACCAACCACCTGCTGGGGTCTCAAAGGGTTGGTAGGCATATTGCCAATGATTTTGCCAACGATCTGGCTGGTTATCTCAAGCTCGCCATGGTTCACGATGTTGCGGCATACCTGGCCAGACACCACTGCCTTGCCGCCAGGCTCAATGATTAACCCGCCAGCCAACTGGTCATTAGCGATCAGCAAGCCGCCAGCTTTCACGTAGGTGGTTCCAGTGACTTGGCCAGAAGTCTCATGCCGGCCGGTGACAATCAAATCGCCTTTATGCTGCATACCAGGTTCTCGTCCAGAGGTGCGGAAAGCCTCTCCACGCACAAAAAAGGCGCCTCCGCGGGGCGCCTTCACCAATGTCAGTTGCCTTTGGCGGCCCTGGCGGCTTCCCGGCGGTCGATCTTGCGTTGCCGGTGGCGCTCAAGGGCTTCGTCAAAGTACTGGTCTGCCTTGCCGTCCAGGTCACGCATGCGGTGAGCCTCCAGCAGCAGGTTGAGCAGGTCAGACGGACGGGAAAGCCCCAGCTCGGCAGTAGCAGTGCGCAGCGTCAGGTTGTTGCTGTGCAGCAGGTGCGCGTTAAAGCGGATGATTTCCTCACCCTGCTGGTCATTGGCTGTCTTGGAGGTCATTGCTCACCTGAAAACTTGTATGGGCTGCGCATCGGCGCTTTCGCAGGATCATAAAGCAAAAGGCGCGTTCGCGCCAATGCGCGTTAGCAGCTTTCGCGCCCACAAAAAAGCCCAGCAGGTGCTGGGCTCTGTATCTGCCGCGCTGCTTACAGGCCGGCGATCTGCTGGGGCACTACGGGTTCTCGCATGCCGTTGGCGTCCACGATCACTTCCTCGCGTGCCTGGGTATTAGCGCCAGGCCACGAACCTTCCTCAATCATCATCCGGGTGAACTCGGCGTCTGCGACTTCTTGCTCATAGTCGTCGACGCCAAGGAGGCCGACAACGATGGCGAATGCGGCGCCGAGAAGCAAAGTCCTGACCGGGCCGAAGTACTGCGGGGCGTTACGATCTTGCGGGCTCATGGGGTGGTCCTTATCTGGCTGATAGGTACTACGGAAAGGACATTAGCATTACGTTTATTTTATGTAAACGGATTCAATATCAAATAATGTATTAACCAGCGAAATAAGGGGCAAGAATGAAGATCATGGTAACGGTCGCAGGCTACGGCGGCGCGGGCTCAGCCCCTATTACATTGGCTGCAACGCTCGATGACGCCACCGCCGTGATGACGGTGCTCAAGGAAATTAAGTACAGGGATAAACCAGACAAGGGGTATGCCTTCGTGACCAACCTCAAGCTTCCGGCCTATGACTGCTTGTTCACTGAGGAACACCTGCAGGGCGCAATCCTGTCGTACCGGGAATCCGAAGGCCTGGGCAGCTTTGTGATGCACGACAACATGATGCGACACCGCCCGCGCATCGAAACGGACGGCATCGATCCAAAGGGCCAGAAGTACCGGCTACCTGGTGATATCAACAACGGGGAGATAGCGGTGCTGGCGCTGGCCTACTTCCAGTCGCGCCAGCGCTCTGTGGGTGCTCTCGCAGGCCAAATAGACCGCGTTACTAGCATGTACGACATTCTGTCGTTTTAGTCGTCGCTGGTGGCGTAGGGCTCGCCCATTGAGTCGTACCCGGCATCATCCAGCGCGTTGATGCCCTTGCCGGTTATCAGGTATAGCCCTGACTCTGCCTCCACCATTCCCAGCGCCAGCAGCTCGGCCAGTGCTTCCTGGTCTGCAATCTCGCTAGTTTCAGCCGCGGATACCGCCGCGATCGCCACCAGCTGCGCCAGGCCGGAATCACTGATAGCCACAGGCGCACTGTCCAGCATGGCGATCGCCCGACGGTAGGCGTCAGCATTGCGCTTCTGCAGGGCGGCCTGATCGAAGTTGCCCGCCTCGATGTTGATCGGGTAATTCGTCTCCATCACATCCAGCGCCATGCGCAGCACCGCCACAGCCTCAGCGTTGGCCGAGCTGTCGAGCATGGCCGGGTCAGTCCCCACCACATCGCGCGCATCCACGTAGGCAACCGCCAGCGACATGGCCGGCCATTCTGGCTGGGGCTCTTTGAAGGCTTCGAGCGAATCCACCAGCAACTGTTGCTTGGTGCTGTCGAGCAGGTCCTCTGCGGTGGCCACCGACACCGAATCAACGTCGTGCAGGACCGCATACATTTGCTGATCGCCCACAACCTCAGTGGGCACCGCCAGCGTGTAGTGCACCTTCGCAGCCCGGAAGCTGGCGCCGATGACCTTGGCTGCAATGTCCATCTTGTCGCCATCCTGGCCAAGCCCCAGGAACACGTCGGCGCCGATCTGGAAGCGAGACGGCACCTCCATTGGGCCTACCTGGTCGACATACGCCTGATTGACCAGCTTGAAACCCAGCCAAGACATTGGCTCAGGGCCTGCAGGCATGGCTGGCGCCGGCACGCTGTCGAGCATGGCCAGGGCCTCGCGACCCTTGTCGGTCAGAACGTTGTCGCGCTGGTCTTCGGGCATGCCCTCCACATAGCGATCGACATAGCCCAGCCCCACCAGCACGTCACGGGCGTCCTTGCTCGATACCTGGCCGTCTTCAAGGTAGCCCTTCTTGCCCAGGGCGCGGAGCACATCGCGCTCCCATTCGCCAAGCTCTGGCGCGCTGCTGGCGCCGCCCGTGCTGTCGGTCATGGCACCCAGTTGTTGCTGCAGGTCGGCCACGGTCGCTTTGCGCTCAGCGATCTGCCCGTCCAGCTCGGCCACGCGCTGCTGCAGCGCCTCGGCCATCTTCGGCTTGGGAGTGCTCATGCCCGGCGGGAGCGCCACCTTGACCCGCGCCAGCGACTTCTGGAACGCGGCCTGGTTCTTCTCCGCCGCGCTCGCCAGCTCGGCCACGGCCTTGGCCATGTCGTCATGGTTCTTAATGGGCACCACAGACTTGTTCAGCACGGCCTGGTAAATATCGCCGGTGCTGATGACGCGCAGGGTGATCAGCTGCCCGCTGGCCAGCGTCAGGGTGGCCTCGCGGTAGGTGATGCTGTTGCTGCGCCGTGGCTTGTCGATGAACTCGGTGGCCACCACCGGCTGACCGGCGCGCACCATCCACTGCTTGACCTTTTTCAGCGCGCCTTCGGCGGCCGATGCGCTGGAAAAGTCCAGCGCGTTCGTAACTGGCATGGTCTGCCCCCGTTGTTGGTGAATGGGGGTCATTGTGCGCCGGCGGGAAGGGGCGCACGGTAGGGCGTTTGCGTTACTGGGGCTCGCTTGGCGGACCAGGCGGGGCCGATGGGTGGGTGTGGTGCTGGGCGCTTTTACCGTCACTGGTCATATCGCCGCCGGTCTGGGTTACCGGGCCTTTGATGCCGATGGCCGCAGCCGCTTGCTGGATATCACTGGCCGTCAGCTTGATGGAGGTTCCACCCACTACCAGGTTGATGGACTCGCCAGCGGTGATGTTGATGACCTTGCCTGAATCGAGGTTGATCGTCTCGCCAGCGTCGACGTGGGCCTCTTTGTCAGCGTTCAACTCAATATTGTCGTGGTTCCACCTGCGCCAGCCCACCTCGTTGCCTACGTGCGGGTTACGGAAACCCATGATGACGGGATACCGCGGGTCACCGTTGTGGAAGCTGATATTCACTGGCAAGCCTTCGACAATGCGAATCTCGGTGTCTTTCGAGTCATCGCCGATCGGGTAATTGATATCCGCTTTGGGCCAGATGCTGGCGCCATCGGTAAGCGGGGGAATCTCCACCCGTACTTCGCGCCGCGCCCGGTCCACAACGCGGACAAACCCCGGGTATAGGTCACATGGCATTGAAAAGCTTCCCCAGCCAAAGCCGGCTGCGGTCCTCCACAGCCCCTTCGTTATTTTCCATGCAATGGGCGGCAGTCAGCACCACCAGGTTTTCGCCAGCAACGCGCAGGACGTTACCGGCCATAATGTGCTGGCAGATCATGCTGTCGACGGTATTCGTGCGCACCAGCACGCTGCTGGCGTTACGCAGCTGGCGCACGTCGAGCCCGGGCTGAAAGTGCATCCGCCGAGTCTGGCCCATGGCGCCATTGACGATATCGGCCTTGTCGTTGGTCGAAAAGTAGGACGGCACCTGCTGGAACTGGTGCATTTCGCTTTGTATCTTGGCGCTACTGTCCACCTGGCCGATATCGTCAATCGGCGTCTGCGCCATGAGGTCGACCAAACGCATGGCGCTGACCTGGCCGTTCTGCAGCACCAGGGCGGCGCCTTCCTCCTGCAGCACCTGCACCAGGTATTGGCTTGGCTCGAAGCCACGGAAGCAAGTGAACCGAGGCACTATGAAGTCGTTGGCGATCGAGGTGTAAGCCCCACAGGCACGGTACGCCGCCCCGAACGTCTGACCTTCCTGCACCACGGCTGTTTGCCGAGGCTTCGCCACGTTGGCGCAGCTTTGAAGCAACGCGATGACGTTCATGGACTGCTGCTGGCTTCTGCCCTGCACCTGGCCCAGTGGTTGCGCTTTGTCGGTGAAAACAATCTCGTAAGCCAGGTTTTCCCGGCCCGTCCAGATGGTCGCTCCTTTGACCAGGCTGTCTTCAACGCCGTCGATCAACTTGACGCGGAACTCCACCGTACGCGGCACCGGCGCCAGGTCCGAGCGCAGCACCCAGCTCAGCATTACGTCGTTGGGCAGCTGCTCGCCGTTTTCCTTGAGCAGGATATTCACCGGCTACTGCTCCACTTCACGCCGTCGGCCGTGCCGCTGGCGCGGTTGCCGGTTGTCTCGTCGGCCAGCTCCACCTCACTGAGAAGCGTGTAGCCCGGTGGCGTGTTGGCACTGCCGTCATTGGGCTCGCCCTCGCGCGGCGCGTCGAAGAACGGAATGGTGCACTTGAGCGTAATGTCGGCAGCCAGAATCTTGAGGTTCTTGGCGTCACCTGGTGGCGCCACGTTCATCCAGTCGATGCGGTTGGTTTCCAGGGTGACCGGCATGGGCACCTGGTACTGACCAAACACATAGGGCGCGTCAAACCAGCGGTTCTTCGGTTCAATGATGAACGATGCCAGTTGCGCGGCCAGGCTCTGCGCCGATCCGCCCTCGCTGGCGATGATGACCACCTGTACGCGGCGATCCTGTTGGACATGCTTGTAACCGTACCAGGAACCGCCTTCCTCGATCTGCAGCAAGCGGCGCGGCGAGTGCTGACCACCCCAGTCGGCGCCAGTAGCCAGAAAGTTGTCATCCATCGCCAGCAGAATGACTGGGAGCATGCCAGCTGGACCGTGATCGCCGTTTGAGGCTTTGCGGTACAGCTCCAGCATCTGCTCAGCGGCATCGATCATGCGCGCGGGCGCCCACTGGATGGCCTCTGACATGGGCTTGGCCAGGAAGGCCTGAACGGCCGCGGTGTCGGCATAGTCGGGATAGATACCCTTGCGCCAGCGGCCCAGATATCGACCAAAGCCCTTTTTGATCTGGTCGAAACTGCCATTGAGTTTCGGCGCAGTTGCGCCTGCAGGCGTTGCCATATTGCCCCCTAACAGGGGGCTCAGCGCCTTTCAGCGCGGCCCCCATGGATGCTCGAGATTAAGCGGCGTTGCCGACACCGGCCACGCTTGCACTGATCGCGGCAATAGCCTCGTCAGCAATGGCCTCGGCCTCGTCGTGGCTGGCTGCATCGAGCGTCTGCTGCTTGCCCTTCAAGCGAGCAGCGCGAATGGCATACAGCGCACCTTTCCACTTGGCAGCCTCTGCCAGGATGTTTTCAGTAGCTTCTTGCGGCGACAGGCCAGCCGCGTCGACCCAGGCCTGTACGGTGGCGGGCACTGCGCCCTCGAAGCCAGCAGCCTGGAAGGCTTGAGCTTCCTGCTCGGTCAGTTGGTATTCAACCACGCGCAGCGAGTTGCCGACGACGGCCACACGGGCATTGTCGGCAGCCTCGTCAATCTGCTGGCCGGCGCACAGCCGTGCAGCCCCAATCGGCAGCAGCGCGAAATCGAAGCCGTTGTAGTTGTTGCCGTTGAACGTAACGTTCAGGTTGTCTTTACGCATGATGACCTCGGGTTCAGAAGGGTTAGAGCTTGGTAATGTTGGTGAGCAGGTGAGGGAGCGTGTTCGGATCCTTACCGGCTGTAACACCACTGATCAAATACCCTTCCAATGCAGCAGGAATGGTGCAGTTAACGGCGGTCAGCGAAAGGCTAGGGAAGCCCGGACCAACGATCTTTCCGGTGAAGTTACCGCGCAAGGCGAAAGCAACGTTGTAGAGCTTGATCGGCATGAAACCTGGCATTTTGGTGCCGCCGGCAAACATCATTGCGTAGTAAACATCTTGAGCCGCCGACAGCCCACCGGCTGTGTCCGGGAGCGAGATAGTCAGGTCACCGAAGTCGACCGAGCTGGCCCGGTTGAACTGGAAGCTACCAAATTGCTTAGTACCTTTGGCGTTCAGAAACTCATTCAGAATGAGTTTTCGGGTGTTGCTCGACTCAGTCCCGCCGCGAATCATAATTCGACGACTACCGACCGAAATGGGGGAAGCCAAGGTGTAGTCCTCAGCCAGGATGATGTCAGCCACCCCACCACTCGGTGTAGATGCAACAGCTCGTTCAATAGTCTTGAGGGGACTGTCGATCTTGCCCAACGCGTTGTCATCGCCGGTCAGCGTGTTGACGTAGAAGGTGCGCGAGATTTCCGGCGCAGCCGCCACCGCTTCTGCAATTGCACTGGCGGCATTGGTTTTGAAGGTGGTGAGGTAGTCGAGCAGCGCCGTGGCCTTGCCAGTAAACGCTGCAACTTCAGTTTCGAGACTCATAGGGTCTTATGCTCCGTGGATGTGTTTGGCTAACATGGTCTGCAGGGAAATAACTGCCGTTGCGTTGGCTACCGCGACGCTCAAAATGCCTTCGCGGTCAGTGTCTTGCCGGGCTTCGGCTGACTTCATTCGCGCAATCAGATCTTCCTGCTTGACGCCGGACTGGGCCTGCATTGCGGCCTGCTGATCGAGCTGGTCCTGCTGCTGCGCATCGCGCAGCTGTCCCGCGAGCAGGGCCGTAGAATTGGTAATCACCGCGCCCAGCAAGCCCTCATGGTCGACTTCCTGGCGCAGCTCAACAGCACCCAGGCGGTCCGAGATATCGCCTTGCTTCACGCCATGAATGCGCTGTGCTTCGGCCTGCTGGTCGACTTGGTCCTGCAAGAGCAATTCGCGCAGCTGCACGTCACACATCGCCGCGGCCAGCGCCACGCTGCTTTCGCGCCCGCCGTTCAGCGCCTGCACCAAGCGGCGCACGGAAACCCAGCTGGTGCTGTTGGATTCGTCGGTACCGTTCACCTCGGCCTCAGTGGCCTCAGCGCTGGCAAAGCCGGCGCCAGCGGTCAGCTGGAACTTCGAGCCGTCGTGGTACACGTCATACACGCCACCGGCCTGAATGCTGCCCGCGGTGCACGGCACGCCGCCGGTCTTGAGCACTTCAACCGCACCAACCCCGTTGATGTTGATGGTCACGGCGCCGGTATTGGTCGATTTGGCTTTGAAGGTGAAACGGTTGCCCTTGATGTACTGGGTCAGCTCAACGACCGCCGGTAGCGTTACCGTGATGGCGTTGGCCGTGCCCCCGGTTTCGCCCCACAGGTGCCCCTGGTAGTCCGGGAACCGGGCACGCAGGATGTACTGAGGGTGGGCGTTGTACGCGCCTTCGTGCGCAGCCAGAGCGGCCAGCGCCACGCTTTCGTTCGGATCGACCTTGAAGCTGATGCTATTCGGCGGTACCGCGGCGAACTGCAGGTCGTTGAACAGCACATACGCCACGCCATCGGTCTTGTAGGCCGCAACGGTGCCGTCGGCCTTCGACCAGATGAACACCAGCACGTCATCGGCCCACCAGGCAATCTCACCAATGCCCACGTAACCAACGTCTTCACGCCAGGTACTGACCATGCGGATTTGGTTCGGCGTAGGACGGCTGGCGCCAGCCACGACAACTTTGCTGCCGATCGGCTGTTTCAGCGCAACTTCGGAGCCCGTCGGGTTGTAATGGCCCAGGCCGAACGAAACATGCGTGATTTTGAGGGCGAGCCCGTTGTTATCCGCATTGAAAGCAGCTGCCTGACCACCCGTCGTCAGCTTGGGATTGATGATTACTGGATCTGCCATAGGACCCCCTCGGCGCTATTTGGCAGAAATTGTAAGAGGGGGTCAGAGGGTCAAATTAGGTGACTTTGCGCGTCTGAACCGGTGGCGTAGGTGAAGCCCGATCCCCCCGTTGCCGAGGCGACCCCCACTGCCGTTTCGGCCTCAACATTGGGCTGCGAGAACGTCGCGGAGCCCGATGTGCGCCATACGCCGACCGCCGTGCCATCGGCTAACGTGGCGACCCCCACAGTCACGGCCGCTTCAACGTTGGGCTGGCTGAATGTCGATGAACCGGAGGTGCGGCACACGGTGACGCCGCTATTGATCATCGCGATTCCGTAGCTGAACAGAATCCTTTGCGCCGCGCGCAGCTCCAGGACGAACTTGGCCGCCACCGCGGTGCGGGCTGCCCGCAGGATGCGCTCGGGTACCAGGTTCGTCTCAATATCCACCCGCAGCCGGCTGGTCAGGTAGTAATCATTGAAGTTGCCGCCCTTGGACTTGACCTCATATTCAGCCAGGCACTCTTCGGGGTAGATCGCGTTCTTGTGGCACCACAGCTGCGAGATGGTGAATACGGGCCCGAACAGCACATTCAGGTAGGTGGACAGGAACGCGGTACCGCGCTGGGGGTTGTTGTAGCGCCAGGCGTGGAACAGGTAGCGGATCTGCTCCACCGTGGTGGTGCGCAGAACGGCCAGGCCATCGGCCGAGATATAGCGCTCGATGTTGGCGATAGAGCCGATGTGGGGCATGCCATACATGGCCAGGTCGTTCACGCTGTCGCCCAGGCGATCCTTGAACAGCTTCATGAACAGGGCTTTGAATTCAGCCTCTACGTCATCGGCCGCGGCGCTGCGCTGCAGCGGGATCAGTTCCATTGCTCAGCCTCCACCGGCACGATGGTCAGGCTGGCGTCGGTCAGGTAACGGTGATGCTCGGGCAGCATGGTGGCGTGTTGGCTACTGATGGAGTTGATCACGGGGTTTGGGGAGCAATGGAACAGAAAGTGCACTTAAGCCCTACCAGCGCCGTTCAGAGCCTTCTTCCCAGGCATCGGCTTCGATAAAGCAGTTGCGCATGTCGGCTTCCTGGCTGATCTCGGTCAGCAAGTCATGCACGGTCTTGTCCAGCTCATCGTCGCTCCGATACGGAATGGCCAGTTCGTAGTTGCCCGACTCCAGCCGTTTCATACTGTAGGGCTCCAAGCAGTAGCGCTCGATATTTTCCTTGGCCCGTTTCCGGCCGCGAACGAACTTGCTGTTGTTCACCACCGCCAGGCGCAGCGTGACGGTGGCCACCTGCTCGGCGGCGGGCTCTGCCGGCGACGCGACATTGCGTTGCTGACCTCGCGGCTGGGCGCTCTTCTGGTGTGCGCCGATCTCAACACCACGATGGCGCAGGTAGCTGTACAGCGTGCTCTTGGAGATGTGTAACTTCTCGCCGATGGCGCTGACGCTCAGGCGGCCCTCGCGGTACAGCGTCTCGGCCGCCATGGAGGTGGCCTCGGCCTTGGCTGGGAGGCCCTTGGGACGGCCACCGATCCGGCCCCGCGCCCGCGCGGCCGACAAACCCGCCTGAGTCCGCTCGCGGATCAGCTCGCGCTCGAACTCGGCCAGCGAGGCAAACAGGTTGAACACCAAGCGACCTTGGGCGTGGGTGGTGTCGATTGGGTCATTCAGGCTCTGCAAGCCGACCTTGCGCTCTGCCAGCTCGCCGACCAGCTCGACCAGGTGTTTGAGGGAGCGCCCGAGGCGATCCAGCTTCCAGATCACCACGGTGTCGCCCGCTCGAACATGGGCTAGCAACTTGTCCAACTCCGGCCGGGCGCTTTTCGCGCCGCTGGCGATGTCTTGATAGATGCGTTCGCACCCGGCCTGTTTCAGGGCATCGACCTGGAGGTCGGCGTTCTGATCCCGAGTGCTCACCCGCGCATAACCGATCTTCATCAAAAGTACCGTTTACTCGACTACGTTAGTAATAGTTGAACTTTGATTAAGCGTACCAGTTATTTGAACCGTAGCGCAGGTAGGTTAACCAGCCGATTCCTGTCCACTTAAAGTTCGGCAAAACGAAGGTTTTTTTGAACCATTGCATAGCCCTTTGTGATTGGCGTATAAACACACAAACACCTACTAGCGGGGAACGCCATGAATACGATTCGCTGGAATGTCGCCGTCTCGGCCGACACCGACCAGTCGCTTCGGATGTTTCTGGCCAGCCAGGGCGGTGGCCGGAAAGGCGACCTGTCGCGCTTCATTGAAGAGGCGGTGCGGGCCCACATCCTGGAACTGACGGCCGAACAGGCCAAGGCCGCTAATGCCCATCTGAGCGAGGCAGAGCTGACCGAAGCGGTTGACGAAGCGCTCGACTGGGCACGTAAGCGCTGATGCGGGTCGTGTTGGATACCAACATCCTGTTCAGCGCACTGATCTCGCCGCATGGCGCGCCCGATGCGATCTACCGTGCCTGGCGGGCGGCGCGTTTCGAGGTAGTGACCTCGCGGATGCAGCTCGATGAAATCCGCCGAGCCAGCCGCTACCCCAAGCTCCAGGCCATCCTTCAGCCCGCCAAAGTGGGAGCCATGATCAATAACCTGCAACGGGCTGTGGTACTGGAGCGTCTGACCATCGAGGTCGAAGCCGATGATCCGGATGACTCGTTTCTGCTGGCCATGGCCCTGGCAGGCGATGCGGACTACCTGGTGACCGGTGATCGCCGCGCCGGCCTGCTGCAACGCGGGCACATCGAACGCACGCGGATTGTCACGCCCGCCGTGTTCTGCGCCGAGGTGCTGTGATCGATGCCGGTCGGTTTTCTGACCCAGGAGCAACGCGACGGTTTTGGCCGCTATGTCGATGCCCCCAGTCGTGAGGAGCTGGAACGCTACTTCCACCTGAGCGACGACGACCACAAAATCCTCCTACCGCTGCGCGGCGAGCACAACCGCCTTGGCTACGCCACCCAACTGACCAGCATCCGCTACCTGGGCACTTTTCCCGACGACTTTTCAGCCGTCCCCCAAGAGGTGCTGCAAGCGCTCAGTCGCCAGTTAGGCATTACCGATCCAACTTGTATCCTGGCCTATGCCGAAACCCGCCAACGTCAACGTCATGCCGCCGAGATTCAGGAGCGTTACGGCTATCGGGTGTTTGCTGATTCCAGCGTCGGCTTTCGACTTGCCCGCTGGCTGTATGCGCTCTGTTGGACAGGGACAGATCGTCCTGGCGAGTTGTTCAATCGGGCGACGACCTGGTTGCTGACGCACAAGGTTTTACTGCCCGGCGTCACCGTTCTGGAACGGTTCATCGCCCAACTGCGCAGCCGGGTCGAAGAACGCCTCTGGCTAACCCTTGGCCGCAGTGTGAGCGAGGCGCAACGGCAGCAGCTACAGGACTTGCTGCTGGTCGCCGAAGGCAACCGCAGTTCCCGGCTGGATCAACTGCGCTCCGGCCCGGTGATGGTCAGTGGCCCCGCACTGATTCGGGCGCTGCGCCGGCTTGATGACGTGCGCGGCATCGGCATCGCCTTGCCAGCGGCGGCGCACATCCCGCCCAGCCGTATCGCGGCCCTGGCTCGCTTCGCCAACACCGCCAAGGTCACGGCGATCAACCGGCTGCCGGCGTCGCGGCGGATGGCGACACTGGTGGCGTTCGCCCTGTGCCTGGAGGCCACCGCGCACGACGACGCCCTGGAGGTCCTGGAAGCGCTGTTACGCGACCTGTTCAGCAACGCGGAGAAGGCCGACAAGAAAGCCCGCATGCGCAGCCTGAAAGACCTGGATCGCTCGGCGGCGACGCTCGCCGCCGCGTGCAAGGTCGTGCTGGACAGCTCAATCAGCGATGACAACGTGCGCGCCCGGCTGTTCAACGACCTGCCGAGGGCCTCGCTGGAGAAAGCCCTGGAAGATGTCAATGCGCTGATCCGCCCGGTTGACGATGTGTATTTTCTCGCCCTGGAGGCGCGCTACCGCAGTGTGCGCCGTTTCCTGCCCGACCTGCTCAAGCACATCCGCTTCGGCTTCAGCCCGGCCGGCAAAGGCGTGGTCGCCGGCCTGGATTGGTTGCAGCTGAACCTGCCCCGCCGGAAACCGGAGGATGACGCGCCGCAGGAGATCGTGGCCAAGGCTTGGCAGAAGCACATTACCCGCGAGGATGGCTCCCTCGACATGGGCGCCTATGTGTTCTGCACGCTCGATGCGCTGCGCACGGCCCTGCGCCGGCGCGACGTGTTCGTCTCGCCCAGTTGGCGCTATGCCGACCCGCGTCTCGGCCTGCTCGACGGTGCCGAATGGCTGGCGGCGCGGCCGATCATCTGCCGCTCGCTGGGCCTGACCATTGACGCCGGCACCACCTTGGATGCGCTGAGCGCCGAGTTGGATGCGACCTGGCAGGCGGTCGCGGCCCGCCTACCCGACAACCCCGCGATCCAGCTGAGCGAGAACGCCGAGGGCAAGACCGAGCTCTCGCTCGGCACACTGGACAAGCTGGAGGAGCCGAACTCGCTGCTGCAACTGCGAGCAGCCGTGGCTGATCTGATGCCGCGTGTCGATCTGCCGGAAATCCTCTTGGAAATCGCCGCTCGCACCGGCTTCGCCGAGGCCTTCACCCATGTGTCCGAGCGCAATGCGCGGGCCGACAACCTGGTCACCAGCCTCTGCGCGGTGCTGCTGGGTGGGGCCTGCAACACCGGCCTGGAGCCGCTGATCCGCACCGACAATCAGGCGCTACGCCGCGACCGGCTGTCCTGGGTCAGCCAGAACTATATCCGTGACGACACGCTGTCAGTGGCAAACGCCATTCTGGTGGGGGCGCAGAGCCAACTGGAGCTGGCCCAGGTCTGGGGCGGCGGCGAGGTCGCCTCCGCCGATGGCATGCGCTTCGTGGTACCGGTGCGCACCGTGCATGCTGGCCCCAACCCGAAGTATTTCGGCACCGGCCGGGGCGTCACCTGGTACAACTTGATTTCCGATCAGTTCTCCGGCCTCAACGCCATCACCGTGCCCGGCACCCTGCGCGACAGCCTGGTGCTGCTGGCCGTGGTGCTGGAACAGCAGACCGAGTTGCAGCCGACGCAGATCATGACCGACACCGGGGCCTACAGCGATGTGGTGTTTGGGCTGTTCCGCCTGCTCGGCTACCACTTCAGCCCGCGCCTGGCCGACGTCGGCGGTACCCGTTTCTGGCGCACGCGCCCGGAGGCGGATTACGGCAAACTCAACGGCCTGGCCCGGCAGTCGGTCAAGCTCGATCTGATCGCCGAGCACTGGGACGACCTGCTACGCCTGGCCGGCTCGCTCAAGCTCGGCCGAGTGCCGGCCACCGGCATCATGCGCACCCTGCAAACAGGGGATCGTCCCACCCGCCTGGCCCAGGCGCTGGCTGAGTTCGGTCGCATCGAGAAGACCTTGCACACCCTGACCTACATCGACGACGAGTCCAAGCGCCGCGCCACCCTGACCCAGCTGAACCGGGGCGAAGGCCGCCACAGCCTGGCCCGCGCCGTGTTCCACGGCAAACGCGGCGAGCTGCGCCAGCGCTACCGCGAAGGCCAGGAGGACCAGCTCGGCGCCCTCGGCCTGGTGGTGAACATCATCGTGCTGTGGAACACCCTCTACATGACGGCGGCCGTAGAACGGCTCAGGCAGCACGGCTACCCGGTGCTGGAGGAGGATGTCGCGCGGCTCTCGCCACTGATCCACGAGCACATCAACATGCTGGGCCGTTACTCCTTCGCGGTGCCGGAAGAGGTTACCCGCGGCGAACTGCGGCCGCTGCGCAATCCGGACGACGACCAGTAGGTGTAACGGCCTGGGTTCGAAATCGGCCGGGCACCGCACTCGATGCCACTTCCAGCTCAGACGGATTGCGACTGACGGAGTCCTCGGGCTCACGCTTTCTGCGACCAGCAAGAGCCACTTTTCCGGTGCAGCGCGAATTAGCCGTCCTGACGGGTACTGACCTTTTGTGTGCAGGGGTGATCAGGCTCGGATGCCGCCCTCTTATCTGCTCGCGACATGAAACGCTGATAGCACTCCAGGCCACAGAAGTGCACGACATACTCGGAACCTTCCGGCGTCAGTGCGGCGTCAAGGGGAATGTCCTTGCAGCATTCGCAGCAGCTGATGGTGGAGGTGTTGTTTGTGTTCATGATGGGGGTTCCTCCATCGTCCAAGAAAACCTAGCAACGCTTTCCCCCCGTGACTGAGCGCCGATCGACCTGCAGCCTCCCTGCCCAACTCGGCAGTGGTGGTCGCGCCGTGCTCCGAGCGGGTCACGGTCGCTTCCGAAAGGCCTGCAATGCCGCTCGCAGGAAGAGGATGAAGAAAACCGCCAGCACGAGCGTCGCGAGGCTCCACTGCTCGCTGACGAACGCGCCGGCCGCTGTCCCCGAAAGCAGCAATGCCAGCACCGGCAGATGGCAAGGGCAGGTGAGCGCGGCGAGCACGCCCCAGGTGTAAGCACGCCAGCGGAAGACCTTGCTTGACTCAACGTGATCGGCGTTACGCATAGGCAGAACCTTCGCCGGCGCAATGAGTCAGCCCGGCCAGCTGGGTTGCCACTGCGGCTAAGGCCGCCTGCCGTGCCGTGACTAGCCGGAGCAGGCACTCGACGCAGCCGATCAAGTCGGCGCCATCGTCCGCATCGAGCGCCCGGCAGAGCCGTGCCAATTCGTCGAGCCCGATACCAGACTCGAAGGCGGCGCGCACGAAGCGCAGACGCGCCAGGGACCGCTCATCGAAAATGCCGTAACCGCTCTCCGTGCGCCGCGCGGGGTGCAGCAAGCCACGCAGCACATAGTCGCGCACCACATGCACGCTGACGCCCGCGTCCTCGGCCAGTCTGGATATGGTGTAGGCATTCATCACCGACACTCCCGGTCTTCCCCGCAAACTAGGGCGCTCAGATATTTCCTTCCGGCTAGGCGTTCAGGTAGCCAGATGAGCAATGGCGTAACCCCTAGTGCCAGGAGCAACCACAGCCGGGAGTGATACTCGCCGTTTGGGGCAAACCCATAAGCCAGCAGCGCACCCAGCGCGAGCATCAGGAAATACGGCCCGGTGATGTAGCAGTGAAGGCGGCGACAGCGCGCGGCGTTGACCAGGCAGGCGCCGCCCATCACGAGTAGCGCGGCGCTCGCTGCCAGGAACAACGCAGGGCGTCGATCCGCCAGAACAAGCGCTATGGTCGCCACGACGGCAGGCAGCCCCCATAAGCTGATTACCTGCCAGGTCTTGCGCAGGCTGTCGCGACTGCCGAGATCGCTTGCCGTGTCGTTCATGCTTCAACCTCGCGCGCTCATTACCCGGCGCAGCAGGACAGCTGCTTGACGTCCTTGGCGAAGGTTTGCGCCGCGAGCTTCAGCCCCTCGACCATCGTCAGGTAGGGGAACAACTGGTCGGCCAGTTCCTGCACCGTCATCCGCGCCCGGATGGCGATGGCGGCGGTCTGGATCAGTTCGCCCGCCTCCGGGGCCACCGCCTGCACGCCGATGAGCCGTCCGCTACCTTCCTCGATGACCAGCTTGATGAAACCCCGCGTGTCGAAGTTGGCCAGTGCGCGTGGCACGTTATCCAGGGTCAAGGTGCGGCTGTCGGTCTCGATGCCGGCGTGGTGCGCCTCCGCTTCGCTGTAGCCCACGGTGGCCACCTGCGGATCGGTGAACACCACGGCCGGCATGGCGTCGAGATTGAGCTTCGCCTCGCCGCCGGTCATGTTGAGCGCCGCACGGGTGCCTGCGGCCGCCGCCACGTAGACGAACTGCGGCTGGTCGGTACAGTCGCCGGCCGCATAGATATCCGGGGCACTGGTGCGCATGCCCGAGTCGATCTGGATGGCACCGCGTTCGTCCAGCTTCACGCCGGCGCCTTGCAGATTCATGCCTTGGGTGTTGGGCGTGCGGCCGGTGGCGACGAGTAGTCGGTCGGCATGCAGCTCGCCATGATTGGTGCTCAGGATGAACTCGCCGTCGACGTGGGACACCTGGCTGGCTTGCGTGTGTTCCAGCACTTCGATGCCCTCCATACGGAAGGCTGCCGTCAGCGCTTCACCGATGGCCGGATCTTCGCGGAAGAACAACGTGCTGCGTGCCAGGACCGTGACCTTGCTGCCCAGCCGGGCAAAGGCCTGCGCCAGTTCCACCGCCACCACCGAGGAGCCGATCACGGCGAGCCGCTTAGGAATGGTGTCGCTCGCCAGCGCCTCGTCCGAGGTCCAGTACGGGGTGTCCTTGAGTCCGGGAATCGGTAGAACGGCCGGGCTCGCGCCGGTGGCGATCAGGCAGCGGTCGAAGGCGACGATGCGCTCGCCGCCCTCGGCCAGTTCCACGCTGAGCGTGCGGCCGTCCTGGAAACGGGCGGTGCCGCGTACCAGGGTGATCGCCGGCGTGCTCTCCAGAATGCCTTCGTACTTGGCGTGGCGCAGTTCGTCGACACGACCCTGTTGCTGGGCGAGCAACCGCTCGCGCAGGACGGTCAGGCTCGTGGTGGACAGTCCGGCGTCGAACGGGCTCTCGCGCCGCAGATGGGCCACATGCGCGGCGCGAATCATGATCTTGGAGGGCACGCAGCCAACGTTGACGCAGGTGCCGCCGATGATGCCGCGCTCGATCAGGGTGACGCGCGCACCGCCTTCCACCGCCTTGAGCGCGGCCGCCATGGCGGCGCCACCGCTGCCGATGACCGCCACGTGGAGCCTGTCGCCATCTTTCCCGGCGCCAATGCTGCCGCTCAACCAGCCCCGCGCCTTGTCGAGCAGGCCTGAGCGGGTAGGTGCCGTGGCGTCTTCGAACGCCGCTCGATACCCCAGGGCCTCGACGGCGGCCTGCATCTGTTCACGGCTTACGCCCTCGTCGACCTTCAGTTCGGCCTTCCCGCTGGCGTAGGAAACATCCGCCCGATGCACGCCGGGGATCTTCTCCAAGGCCTCTTTCACATGCTCGACACAGGAGGCGCAGGTCATGCCGACGATTTGTAGTTTGGTCATAGTGTTATTCCTTCATTTTGGCGGAGTCGGACAGGACGTCGGGGAGCAACGGCGGTGGGCGGGCGACACGAGATCCCAGATGGACACCCCAAACATGAGGGCCAGGCCGATATAGAGCAGCCAGCCGCTCCGCCAGCCGTGAGCCAGCATCAAATACACCGCTATCAGCACCAGGGCCGGGCCGATCAGGCCAGGCGCAGCGCGTCGCCACTGCCGGTGACTGAACCCGCCGAGGGCATTGACGAGCAGGGCCAGCCCGGCAAATAACGGCAGCAGCGTGGTGATGAACAGGCCTTCCCACTGGCTCAGAAAGCCCAGACCGATCGCGGCCCCCAGACCGGCAAGGGCGGGGAAACACGAGGCACAGCCTATGGCAGAAATCAGCACGCCAACGGACCCGGCTTTGTCACCGATCCGCGTGAACAAATTGAAAGGGTTTGCCATCGGAATGCCCGCCTACTGCTTGACGCTGGACGGGTAGCCGGCGTCCTCGGTCGCCTTAGTCAGCGCCTGGACATTGGTCTTGGCATCATCGAAGGTGACGATGGCCTCGCGGTTCTCATAGCTCACCTCGGCCTTGGTCACGCCCTCGACCTTGGTCAGCGCCTTCTTCACCGTGATCGGGCAAGCGGCGCAGGTCATGCCCGGCACCGCCAGAGTGACGGTCTGCGTGGCCGCCCAGGCAGGTGCGGCGACTAGGGTGGCGAGGGCGAAGGATGCAAGCAGTTTTTTCATGGCGGACTCCTGATCAGTAGAACAAGGGAAGGATGTAGGGGAAGCCGAGCGCGACCAGCACCAAGGCCGTTACCAGCCCGAACAGCAGCTTGTAGGTGGTGCGTACCTGGGGCACGGCGCAGACCTCACCCGGTTTGCAGACTTGAGCCGGGCGGAAAATGCGTCGCCAGGCGAAGAACAGCGCGACTAACGCCGCACCGATGAAGAGCGGGCGGTAAGGTTCCAGCACGGTCAGGTTGCCGATCCAGGCCCCGCTGAATCCCAGTGCGATCAGAACCAGCGGCCCAAGACAGCAAGTCGAGGCGAGAATCGCCGCAAGCCCCCCGGCGACAAGAGGGGCGCGCCCGTTTGATGGTTCAGACATGCATTTCTCCTTTCGAGCATGTGAGCGATGGTTTAAGGTTACTTCCGTAGTCAAGTACGGAGTCAAGCAGTATGGAAAACACTGTGGAAAGCCTGACCATCGGCGCCTTCGCCAAGGCGGCCGGGGTCAACGTGGAAACCATCCGGTTCTATCAACGCAAGGGGCTGTTGCCCGAACCGGACAAGCCCTACGGCAGCATTCGCCGCTACGGCGAGGCGGACGTGGCCCGGGTGAAATTCGTCAAATCCGCGCAACGACTGGGCTTCAGCCTCGATGAGGTGGCCGGGCTGTTGCGATTGGATGACGGCGCTCACTGCGACGAAGCGCGCGTGCTCGCCGAGCAGAAGCTCGAGGATGTGCGGGGGAAACTCGCGGATCTGCGGCGGATCGAGTCGGTGTTGGCGCGGCTGGTTCACGATTGTTGTGCGAGCCACGGGACGGTTTCCTGTCCGCTGATCGTTTCGCTGCAGGGGGAAAAGGAACTGCGCTGACTCCGCGCGTTAACCGAGGATTTCCCGATGCGTGAGGCACCTCCGGGGTCGGCTTGCGCTTGGCAAAACAGCGGCGCTCATTGAGCGCCGCTGAATGGCCAAAGGAGCACTTGCATAGGCCACAGGTTAGTACTGCATCAGCAGCTCATGTTCTACTTTGCAGGCGGACAGCCGGGCTGCGCCTCGACCCGGCCAGCCGCCGTGGCCCCCAGTTGCTCAATCTTCTTGGCGGTTTCCGCCACCAAGGCCGCCTCAGCCTTGTCGCGCATAGCGGCGATTCGCTCGATTGAACGGTCGCTCCCGCTCTCGGCCCATACGGTGGATGACAGCAGAGTCGCACCAACTATCAGCAGTAGTCTTAGGTATTTCATAACAGCCTCCTCTCGGGTTTTCTACCCACGAGCCGACTCTATCTCCGTAGTTAAGTACGGAATCAAGGAGAGATGGAGATGAAGGTCCTGGATTATGGCGCTGAGAGGAAATGGCAGGGCTTAAGTGCACTTTCTGTTCCGTTGCTCCCCAAACCCCATCACCAGGTTGCCGAAGCGCGGATTGAGCGCGTCCACCTGGTTGCGCAGAAGGTCGTAAATGTCCTTCTCCAGCATTTTGGCCTCGCCACGCTGCGACCAGGGCGAGCCTTGCCCGTATTTGCCCAGCATCAACGTCCGCACCTGCTGGACTACCGCGGCGCTGTCGTACACCGATGGGATTTCAAGGGTCAGCTTGACCGACATGACCGAAGGCACGACCTCGCGCCGGCGATAGCGCAATGCGCTGTCAGCGCGCTTGATGACCTGCTCGATCATCTTATGCAACGTGTCGTTGCTACCGCCCGAGCTGGTGGCGGCCACGAAAATGGAGTTGATATTGGCATAGCTGCCGCCGCGCACCGCTTCTTCGCGGGCCTCGTTCCACACACTCAGGAACCGCACCGGCGCCACCCGCTTGCGCACTAGGTAGTCGAAGTTCGACAGGTAGACCGCGCTGTCACCGTAAATGGCCGGATAGGAGCCGATTTCACGCATGGTGTTGATATCCATGGGGTCGGCGCCGGGCTGCGTTACCTGCGCCAGCTCCAGCACCGTCTGCGCTTCCTGGTTGGCCACACCGGCGCCAGCGTAGCGGAACGCGAAATTCATGTTTTCCGACAGGGTAATCTCGCCCTCGGTGTCCTGGACCTGCACGGTGATGCTTTCGCCCACCGCCGGCTGGTAGCCCGCCAGGTTGGAAATACCGAACTGCACGCTGATTACGCCGACTTCATCGCTTTTGATGTTGAACACCTTATCGCCGGGCAGCACGTTGGCGAACGCATAGGACTGCTCAAAGTCCGCTACTGCCACGTCAGCGATGTAACCCAGCTCCGCGCCTGGTACCGGAATGCTGTAGAACGGCATGGATTGGGTCACGGTGTGCGTCAGGGTGCGCGCCTTGACTTGTTTGCCGACCACATAGCCCACCGCCCCCGCCGGCACCGTGGCGCCGCTTGTCACCAGCCAGTAGCGGCCCTGCTGGTCGAGCAGCTCGCGCCCTACCAGGACGCGCAGCGCCGAACTTGAGCCGTTGGTGACCTTGATGCTGGCGATGGTGGGCGTGCCGAACGGCAGAATGCCCTTCACAGCGCCATCGGCGCGCACGGTAACGTCGCGGGCCCTTGTGAAGGGCTCGGCCCCAGTCACGTCAATTTGCGCGCTGAGGCTGGCCAGCTGGGCCGCGTTGGCGGCGATCATCTGCATGATCATCGGGTCACCGATCGCATAGCGGGCCGCAATGGTCGGGTAGTTCGCGATTTCGTTGACCGCGTCCTGAATGAATTGGTCTTTAGTAATTGCCACGGTCAACCACTCCCACAAGGGCATCAACGCTGATCGAGCTGCCGTTGATGTTGATATACAGGTTCTTTCGATCGATGCCGTTGCTGGTGGCTTCCAGGTTGATCGTGCCCACCGGCAGGGCCGCCAGCACGGGAATGTCGATCTTCATCTTGGCCAGGAAGGCGTCAGCGATCGGAGAACTGAGAGGCTTCTGCAGCCAGTCCTCGAGCGGCGCGCCATAGGTGGAGCCGTAGTAGGAATTCGGCTTGGTCCGCAGCCAGTGCGCGATCATCCGAAACAGCAGGTCCACGTTGAAAACATCATTCGCCACGTCAGCCATGGGCCACCCAATAACGGTTTATTGAGGGGAATGGTGACAAAGAAAAACCGCCACATTGCGCGGCGGTTTGCATGGTTGGCGGGTTAGAGCGACCGGGCAAAGCCTCCCATACCAATCCCCCCTGTGGCCGCGTGGGCAATCGCCCGATCGGACACGTTCTGTGTCAGCGGCAAGGCGATCGGCGCCGACGGTGCAGCTGGTGCCTTGCTTGCTGGCGCCATTGGCTTGGGCACCTGTGGCGTTGGCGGAATCCGCGACTGTCCCGCATCCGGCGCCGGGGCGCTGTAGTTGGGCACCTTCAACGGCGGGATACTGGCCGGCGCCGATGTGCTGGCCATGATAGCTGGCGCCCCCGCCTGCACACTGCCCGGGTTAGCGGGCGGCGATACCGGCGCCATCGAGGCCGCGGGGATCGGCATCACCCCCACCGGCTGGGCGGTGTTGAGCTTGGTGGCGCTGGCCAGTGCCGGCGTGGACGTTGCCGGCACTCCTGCGCTACCTGGTGCAGCGGGAGCGGCCGCAACCGGCGCCGGTGTGCTTGCCCCATCACCACCCTTGCCACCTTCACCAGGTGCGCCGGTACCGCCGACCACCACAGGCTGCAGCACCAGGGGAGTAACGCCCGGAATGGCAGCCTTGCCGGCGGCCGCAGCCGCGTCTGGTACCGCTGTCAGCAGGCTGGCCGTTGTTGCCGCGCCCGGCGCACCCGCAGCACCGGCACCGTCCGCGCCAGCAGCGCCTGGCTGCCCTGTTGCTGCAGCGGCGGCCAATGGCGTGACCAGGGGAGTGATCCCCGGGATAGCAGCCTTCCCGGCCGACGGCGCCGGCGCAGCACCAGGCGCAACCGCGAATGGGCCCGCGGGCTGGGTAGCGCCTGCCTTGCCCTTCACTGCAGCCATGGTGCTGTTGATCGCCTCCATGGCAGGCTCCGGCGCCGCTACCCGCACCTCATTGGCCTGGCGGGTCGGCGTCAGGTCGCCCACCTTGGCCTGGGCCAGGTACTTGTCATACTTCGTTTCAACATCGGCCAGGCCATTGGTACCGCCGTTGGTGCGCACCCGGGCGCCCCTGATATCTCCCTTCTCGGCCAGGGCGTTGGCCCCGGAATCTTTCCAGTGCTGTACCGCGATCTGGGCGGAGTACTTCGGATCGCTGGCCAGCTCGGGGTTGTTCACCAGGTCAATGCCCAGCTTTTTGCCCATGCGCTCATACTGGTCACGGCCGGTCAGCTGGATATCGCCACGCCCGCGGAATTTGAAGCCGTCCCCCGGGTCCTTGTTGCCCATGCGGCCGCCATACACCCGGTTGGCGATCGCTTCGGGGTTGTTGGCGTCGGCGCGGGCGCTCTCGGCGTCCTTGTAGTACTTGGGGAACACCTGCTGCAGGCGCTTGGCGCTGTAGTTCAGGTTTTCCTCTTTCGACTTGAACCCGCCCGACTCGTGGTCGACGTTGGCCATAAGCGCGGCCTTGGATTTCGGGTCAGTGATGCCCCCGGCGTCCATCGCCTTGATCAGCTCGTCTTTACGGGCATTGGAGCCGCCCGTGTAGCGCCCGCCGGTTACCGTGTTGAGGACGTTCTGCCCGGCATCCTTGACCGTGGCGGCCTTCTCGCCAACGTAGTCCTTGGCGGTCTGAACCTTGTCCCGGATGGTGTCGCGGGTGTCCTGGAAGGTTTCGACAACCTTGGTCTTTACCGCGCTGAACGTGTCGGCGACCTTGGCCCAGGACTCTTTCGCCCACTCGCCAATATTGGCGAAGGTGCTGGCGCCCACGGCGAGAACGCTATTCCAGCCTTCCTTCACCGCGCCAAACGCATCGCTGGCCATCTTGGTGGCGCCGTCGGCAACCGCCGTCCAGGCACCGGTAACGCTGGCCATCATGCCGGTCATGTCGACCTTGCTTAGCCACTCCCCGACGGTGGTACCGAGCTGGTCACCCAGTACCCCGCCCAGGACGGCGCCAGCAGGCCCGCCGAACATACCCAGCGCGCCACCCACCACGCCGCCGACCACACCACCCATGGTGCCCCAGCGATCGGTCTTGTTGGCCTGGCGTTCCTCGGCCGTGGCGCTCGGGTCATCCTTGGCCATCGCCGCGCTGGCGAACAGGCCGGCCCCCAGCAGGGCGCCAACCACTGGCAGCTTGGTCAGGAGGCCCTTACCGGCCTTGGCCAGGCCTGAGAATCTGCCAGCGCGCCCGGTACCGGCACCCCGGCCTGCTCTACTGGCCCCGGCCGCGTCTTCCCCTGCATCAGCTGCACCAGCGCCAGCACGGTTACGAGTGGCGCCCGATCGGCGGGCTTGGCCATCACGACCAGGACCAGGCCCGGTACCGGCGCGCGACTCGAAGCGGCCAGTCTCAGGGTTGCGGTGCACACTACGGGCCTCAGCGGTACGCCGCCCGCGCTCGGACAACGCATCCCGCCGGCTACCTCGCCCGTCGCCCCCGCGCCGCCCATCGCGACCTGGTGCGCCACGTCGACCACGCCCACCCAGCAGGCCACCCACACCCTTGGCCAAGCCGCCCAAGGCGCCAGCCATGCGCATAAGGCCGGTAATGCGAGCCAGGGCACGCAATGGCGCCATCAGCATGCCCAGCATGGACAGCAGGCCGGTCAGCAGCAGCCCCATACCGCGGCCACCGCTGCGCTTGTTGCCCTCACGTAACTCGCCCCAGATACGGCGGTACCACCGGACGCTCTCGCGCTGGCGCTTGTCGTCAGGCGATCGCCCCATGCCGAACAAGCGGCCCAGTGGCTTGATTGCGCCCATCACTGGGGAAACGATGCCCCCAATTTCCTTGACCGCGGTTACCGCTGGGTCAACGTTGTCGGCGCCGCTGGCCAGGCCGTCGGCTGCGCTTTTGAGGGACTCGGAAGCCGCCCCCATGGCCTTGGCCGATCGGGACTCGCCTTTGTCGCCGTTATCACCAGGTGAAGCACTGCCAAACCGGCCGTCTGCGCCCCGCTGGCGCTCACCTGGTGCGTTTGTGGTGCTGCCCGGGGAGCCAGCAGCCTCGCGGCGTGCACGGTCCTTGCGGCGGCGCTCGCTGCGTTCGCGCTGAATTCGTTCTTCACGCGGATCGGCCACGGCTGGCGCTGGTGTGGCCAACGATGCAGGTGCGGGCGTGCCTGTAGCGGTGAAACGCCCCTGGTCATCGCGGGTCCGAGGTGAGGACGGCGGCAATCCAGGTGCTGCAGGAGCGGGAGCCGGGCCAGCCGCGGTCGGCGCCGGTACCGCATCCACCGACGGCGCCGAAGCGGGCGCGCTGACGGGTTCCCGCGCGGACGCTGGCACAGGAGCAACTGCAGGAGGCGCATTGCCGGGTGCTGGTGCCGCTGATTCAGGCGCTGCAGGGTTATGCGGCAGCGCGCCCGGCGCCACCTCGAGCGGGGGAATGTCCACGCCTACGGTAACGTTGATCGGCGCCAGCGGCGCGCCATCAGCTGCACCAGGTACTGCAGGGGTAACAGCATCACGCCCCGGGCCGGTGTCGCCTTCACGAGGCGGCATAGGCGGGCGGTTCGGCTCGGCGGGGGTGACGGAATCCAGGTTGCTCAGCGCGTCAGCCAGTTTGCCGAGCTGCTCGACCGTCTCCTGAGTGTCGCCACGGATTTCCCGCAGCAGTTCCAGTTCACGGCTGATCTTGTCCAGGTCATCGGTCAGGCGGGGGCCGACCAGGAAGCCCCCTGCGTCGTGATTGAGTTCAGCCATCAGATGAACCCAACCACTCTCTGCACCAGCTCGCGCCCACGCTGCAGAATGCCCTGGTCCTGCTTGGTTTTGGTGTCGGCCGGGCTGTCTTCATAGCCTGGCAGCGGCACTTCCATGTAGTGCCTGGCGCTGTCGAGCATCTGCGCGGTCTTGTCAGGATCGAACGTGTAACCGCGCTCGAGCACGGCGGCCGGGACGCTATCGAGCATGGCGCCAGGCGTCTGCCCCTTGTTGAGTGCCGAAATGCGCTCGAGCAGCTTGGCGTTCTGCTCATTCAGCTCGTCATTGATCTCGCACTGGCGCAGATATTCCTTACTGATGCCCTCGGCCAGGCCGTTCACTTCCTCCATGGCTTTCTCATTGGCCGCCAGGATACTGTCCACGCTGTCGAGCATGGCGCTGTATTCCTCGGCAAAACTCGACCCCTGCAGGGCGCCAGCGCTGGTGCTGTCCAGCATGGCGTCATAGCCGCGGTTGGTGTCGTAGTTCGGGCTCTTGACGAAGTCCATGCCGAAATAGTTCTTCGGGGTGCGCTTGCCGCTGATCAGCGGGGCGTAGAACACAGAGCTGAACCCGTAGGTTTTGCCCTGGTACAGACGCTGGGCGATGCGCCCGGACGCGGTTGGCAGGAACTCCTGCTGGTGCTCGACCGTGCCGTCTGGGTACGCCTTGATCATCACCGTCTTCACAGCCGGCTCAAGGGTGACGGTCTTGCCCGTCACTGGGTCAATGATCGCCTCGGGCAGGTCCAGGCCGTACTTTTCGCGGAACCCATGGCCCATGTAGCCGAAAATATCACCCTTGCGCACAGATTCCTGCACCACAGGGCCGTTCACGAGCAGGCACAGTGCGGGAATGTCGACCTCGCGGTCTACGCCAGTGAAGTCGCGCCCCCGTTCGTTTACGTTGTAGCGGATTACCTCGGTACGGTTGCGCATCACTCGGCCTCGTCTTTCGTGTTCTGGGTAATGGCGCGCTCGGGCTCCATCGGTTCAAAGTCGTCTTCACCACCCCCGCCGAATCCGGGCATGCCAGGCGGCTCTGGGGGCTTGGCGTTCTTGAGGCCGTCGGCCAGGATCTTGGCGAAGTCGTGATCCAGCTCGACCTTGATGAACATTTGTTCGTTGGTTTCAGGCGGCAGGCCCATTTCACGCATCTGCGCCATCATCTGCACCAGCATCAAACCGCCGTTGATTGCCCGCTCACGGGAGGCCTGTTTCTCGGCCTCCAGCGCTGCGATCGAGCCGTAGAAGTTGATGACATACGGGCGCTCGTCGTCTGACCAGGTGCGGCCGTGCTTGGCGATCATGTGGCGGTCGATCGCGTCATTGCAGAAGGCAGTGAAGGCCGTGCGGATGATTCGGGAACCCTCGGCCCCCTGGCTGCTGGTGCGGTTGAACCCGCCTTCGCCCAGGCCGCCGGTCAGCTGATCGGCAAAGCCCACCATGGACAGGTCAATGCCCGCGGTACCGGCCAGCTTGCGGGCGTGAAACATCACGTCCTCGATGTTGGTACCGGCGCCGGAATTGGATGTGCCCGTGAACGAGCTGACTTGTGTCAGCTGCTTTTCGTTGAAGGTGGGCATGATGTGGAAGTGGCGCGAAGTCGAGTAGCGGCCAGTGCGTACCGCATCCTCGGCGCGTTGCTTCATGGTCTTGAGCATCTTTTCCAGGGAGCGCATGAAGCTCTCCTGCTGCTCGACCGTCATGTCGCTCATGTTGGCGCCGATCATCGTTTCATCGATCGAGCCGGCGATTCGCTGCCCCACCAGGCCGCGCAGGGCGGCTTCCAGGTTGTCGAAGTCTTCTTCGCAGGCCTCCAGCAGGGAACCGCCGATCAGCGCCGGCAGCGGCTGCATTTCTGCCGGGTCGTTCGTCTCCAGGTTGATCTTCTGGGCATTCTCCACAGCGCGCATCTGGGGCAGGTAGCCCATGCGCGGCATCTTCATGCGGATCATGTCCATGTGGCTGATACGGCTGGTCACCTTCTCGCCCAGCGCCACCACGTAGGTCACTGTCTGCCCCAGCACCTCATAGGGCTGCACCATGAACGGGAAGATATCCGCGCTCATGGCGTGGATGCCGTGCCCCTTGCGCGTATACAGCCGGGCGAAGGCATCGCCATAGCCTGCAGCGTTGAAGCACACCTGGTGGGCGTTCTGGTTGAAGAACTTGGCCAGCTCCTGCAGCTCAGCGACCATTTTCTTTTCGCCGGCAGTGGCGCCGGGCTTGGGCTCGATGAATACCGTTTCACCGGTCGTCTCGTGCCCACCCAGCGCCATCTGCACTTTCAGGCGCAGGATGGTGTGCATCAGGCCGGACTGCACCATGTGGTGCCATTTGCGGTAGATATCGACGCGGGAGCGGGCTGGGCGGTCAGTGTTGCCCAGCAGCATTTCAACGCCCACGTAGTCGGCGTCAAAGGTGGATACAGAGCCTTGAATCTGGGGTTCAGCCACTTCGCCGAGCAGCAACTGCGCCGCGCTTCTGGTAGCGCTCGCCAGGCTGCTCAGTAGCTTGCGTTTGGGTTTCTGTTCGTCTGCCATGGTGGGTACGCGGTAGGCCTATTTGGGCACCAGCGTACCGGCGCCAAAACGCCCAAAATCCGGGCGCTTTGCGCGCTTTTCACCCCACTTAAAGCCCCTGCGTGGCGGCCTCGTCGGGGCGCGGATTGAGCAGGTATTTGCGGGTGTATGGCGAGATGTTCAGGTGACCGGTCACCCCGACAATCTCGAAGTTGACGATGACGCCACCGCCCACCAGTACCGCCACCAGCATGCGCTTGTCGGGCAGCACGTACTTGTCGGTACCGGGATCGGCCACTGGCTCGATCGAGGCCTCTAACACGCCCTCGGAATAGTCCAGGTACGCGCCATCGTCGGAGGTGTTGCCCAGCGGGGCCGCGTAGCCCTGCGAGAAGTGAATGACGGCCTCACAGGCCTCCACCCAGGTGTAATTCACCTCGTCCTCGTCGGACAGCACCTTTGCGCCGCCCAGGGTGCCCGGCTCGTCCTCGTCGTCGTAGGGGTCCGGCGTGGCGTTGGTGCGCTCCACCTGCTTGGTGAACAGCACACAGTCCAGTCGATTGGGCTCGCGCAGGGTGCGCTGGCGGTTGGCGCGATTTACGGTAATCGCCACTCTATTCAGCATGGTTACCTCTGGGCCTGGTCAGCTGCAGCAATAGCGGCCATGGCAGCTTCCCGCCCGTAACCCATCGCCATCAGCGTCTTGATTTTCTGGTCAAACGACACGGTTTTGTTGACCTTGTCCTTGTGTTTCTGGCGCACCTGGTCGTTTGCTGCCTTGATCCGCTCAGCTGCTCGGCGCTGCTGTGCGGGCTGCGCCTGCCGCGCGTTGCGGCGTTCTTCCGAACTGGTGATGTTCCTATCGCGTTTGCGCGCTTTAAGCGCCTGATCGAGGAACTTCTGCTGGTCGGCCACCGACACGTTCTGGGCTTTGTTGCTCAGCGTTTTGCGGCCGTTCTCGATCATGCGCTGGGCAAACATCTGGAACGTTGGGCCGTGGGTAATAACCGCCATCACGCGCAGGACGTGCTTACACGCCAGCCCGAACAGCTTGGGGTTTCGGACCTTGGGGAAACCGTCCTCGGCGCGGCCGTAGTTGAAGTTGCCGATCGTAGCGATGTAGCGGAACCAGAACGTATGCCGGCCACAGTCGCAGTCAAACTTCACCTTGCCGGCGGCCATCTGCTTGGCCGCTTCCTTGACCGGTAGACCGCCCGCCAGCGCCGCGTCGTAGCCCATGAACTGGACGTGAACGTGGTGGCGCTGTACGTCGGAGTTGGGGCCGGCATTGGTCTGGAAGTGCACCACGCCCGCGCGGTTGACCACCGGCACGGCCATGTGAATTTCCTTGGTACCGCGCTGGCGGTCCTCCGGCCGGGACAGGTCAATCACCTGCTTGGGCAGGATGCCGCCAGCGGCGCCGGTGGGCTTACCGCCCTTGTACTGGCCATGCTTGTGCTGGATATCCCGCACTGCAGCCTTGAACGCCAGAATGTCGTCGGCGGTAAGCATCCGGGGCTTGCCGTCGATGGTGGTGAACAGTCCGCGGCTGGGGTCATACAGCCCCGACAGGTCGTCGGCACTGAGGATGACGTCTTGATCACTCAGGCGCCGATTCAGGTCGTATTCAAAGGCCTTACGCGCTTCCTTGCCCGACTTGGCGGCACTCTGGATGAAGTCGGGGCGCAGGGGCTTCTTCGCAGCCATCAGCGCACCGTCCTGGTCACTGAGCTGAGCCCGCATTTCTCTTTGAGGTAGCGCAGGTGCTCCAGGGTGGGCAGCACCAGGTCTTGCTCAATCAGCTCAGAATTGACGGTGGCCAGCCCAGCGGCTGCCATGATGGCCAGCGTTTCCTCGGGATCGCCGTACACACGGCGCGCCACCAGGGTCAGGTCATAGCGCTCGCTGGGGAATGTCCGCACCACCTGGCGCAGGCTCGAATAGGACGGCTCTGTTACGGCGAACAGGCGCACCTCTCGATAGAACCTCGATACCTCGATCACAGAAAACCCCCGTCACGTTATCGCACGGGGGAATTGTCACAGCAGCGGCGAGGTTGACCTGGTGAGGGTTTGCGCGGCTGGGCGCGTCATTCGACCTCGGGCGGGGTCGGATTCGCCCACTTGAGGGCGACATTGCGGTGCACCATGCTGAGCACGGGCCCTTCTACGCCGTCCTCTTCGGCAAGGTGGTACTCGGGCAGGGTGTTGCTGGCGATGATTTCGCGCAGCATGCGGGTGAACTCTTTGTACTTGGAGGTGCTGCCGCTGCGGGCGTAAATGGTCTTGAAGCCCCAGCGGGCGCTGTCCTTGCCCGCAGCCTTGCGCGCCAGCCGGTACAGGAAGCGCTCAATGCCGGATTCCATCAGGAAGTAGTCCGGGTGCACGGTCAGTACGTCAGGCTTGGCGCCACTGGTGATTTCGTCATACATCCAGTTGGCCAGACGGAACTCTACGTACTCGACCTTTTTGGTCGCGGCGTTACTGATCACGCGGGTACCGTGGATCAGCGGGTCGCCGTTGTTGACTATCTTCGACTCGCCAGCACGGGTAATCGTCCGCTCGACAGCGACGTGCGTAGTGCCCAAGCGGTTGAGCGCGTCTACCACGAAGTCTTTCTGGTTGCCGCCGTTGTTCTTCCGGCAGAACTTGAGCACCTCGGTGACGTGGGGCCGGAAGGTCTGTGGGGGGATTTCGTCGAGCTGGCCGTCTGCGAACTTGTTCATGGCCTCGGTGAGGTGCGATATCGCCATCAGCACCAGGTCGTAGTCCCATACCGATGCCATGCCATACGGGCCAGATGTGACCTGCACGTAACCGTCGGGCAGCTCGTAGCGCATCACCTCGTTGGCGCGCTTCTCCCGCTTCGATAGGCGATATACAGCCACGTCCATGATCCCGCGGTTATCTTTCGCCCCCACGTCGTACAGCATGGGTGCAAAGAAGTCGGGCTGTTCTGCCCCGCGCGCTTTCTTCTTCGCGGCTGGGCGCTTGGGCGTGACGGTGACAGATTTGCTCTCAGGTGGCGCTGGTGGCTTGCTCTGGGGCTGCCCCATACCTTCCAGCAGGTCGCCCTGGGTGGCGCGCTCGCGCTTCCTGGTCGCCTGCTTTTCCTGCAGCGCCTTCACCGCCTTCGCGCGGGCGTTGGGTTCCATGGTGGCTGACATTGGCAATCTCTATATCTGGCTGTGCATGGATGATAGGTGCTTGTATTGGCTCAGAAAAGCCGGCGGACAAATTGGTGGTGGTGTGTAAATTACGGATTTAGCAGTGGCGCCATGCTGGCAGGCCCAGCAATTACGGGGACTTGGTGGTGTTTTTGGGGTACCAAAAACGGTCCAACAACCGCCAATTCCGTAATTTACCCACCCGCACGGACAAAAATGGGCTGGGCCGGCGTAATTTACCCACCAAACCCAGTAATTCACCCACCCGAAAAAGTAATTTACCCACCGAAAACGTAATTTACCCACCCACCCACAGGGTTGCGCACAAGCCGCGCGCCCCGTGGGCTATAGCCTGTAACCACTTATTCACAATGCCCAAAACATATATAAAACGGTGGTTAAAACTACAAAGCTTTTATATAGGGCTTGGAGGTTGAATTTCTCAGCCCTCGCCAGCCTGCTCGAAGGCGTCAGTCATCATCACTTTCCCGCTGTGTAATGGTCATGGTGAGGGGAAACTTGTTGAAGACCGTTTGTGCCGCCAGCAGGCCAAGGCGCATACCCTTGGCCATGTCCTCATTGAGCTGCACAGAAGCGTCTTCCCCCTGCAGCTGAATGAGCGTACCCGCCTTGGCGCACGGCATCATGTCGGCCAACTGCTTCACCCGCACATCAAACCAACGCTCCAGGAAACGAACACCTTCAACGGAGTCAGGCAGGTGCATCACGCGCCCCACCAGGTTAACCAGCTCCTGCTCTAACCGCTCGTGCTCAAGCTGGGCTTCTTCGCTGGCGCTGGGGAAGTCTGCTTTGCTCCAGGCATCGGCCACGTCACGGTGCATTTCCATGACTTCTTCCAAGATCGCCTGGCGGCCGGCCTCGGTCAGTTGCCTGGGGTCAGTACCAGGAAGGCGTCCAAAGTCGATTACCTGGGCATTGGTATTGTTTTCCATGCTCATACAGCCTCTGGCTCAGCGCGCTTGAGCTGGTCGCTCAGGGCGGTAGGCAGGTTACGGATGGTCAGGGCATTGGCTTCGCGGTCGAACTCGACACGATCGCCCAGCAGGTGCTGCTCGAAGCTGATCGACAGGCCCTCAGCACGGCCGGTGAAGCGGCGGAACTGGTTGAGTGTGCGCTTATCCGCGGGAATCTCGGCCGACAGGCCGTAGTCGGCGTTACGGATGAACTCCGCGAAGTTCTGCGGGCGATCCTCGTCGAGCAGCTCGGACAGCTCTTTGACGGTCACAGGCTCGCCCACCTTGATCTGGTTGGCGGTGTACTCGACCAGGGCGGCCGTCTTCTCGCGCGCCGAATCCTCGGGCAGGTCTTCCTGCTCCACGTAGTCGCTGAACGCCTTGAGCAGGGTGCGCGTCTCACCCGGGCCGTCTACGCCTTCCTGGCAGCCGATGAAGTCACGGAAGTAGTCCGACAGCTTGCGGCCGTTCTTGCCCTTGATGAACGAAATGTACTGGCGCGATGCCGGGTTGTTCTTCCATTCGCTCAGGTTGATACGGGCCGCCAGGTGGATCTTGGACAGGTCCAGGTGGCGCGAAGGTACGACCTTGAGGTCATGCGTCACCACAACGCTGTCAGCCTGCTGCAGGAGCGCGATCGTCAGGTAGTCGGTCATGCCCACCTGCTGGTGCGCAAAGACGACGTGGCCACCGCTCGACAGATTCGATTCCTCCATCAGCTTGGTCAAATGCTCGGCCGCCTCACGGGTGAACGCCACGAAGTCGCTCTGGCCGTCCAGGTAGGCATTGAGCCAGCGGGTCAGCGGGTAGGCGCCAGACTCAGGGTGGAAGAAGCCCCACGCCTTGCCCTGCTTGCTGTTGTAGGTGTCGCCCAGGTCGAACAGCATGTTTTCGATGGCATCAGTGGCAGGCAGTACCTGGTCGCTCAGGTGAAGCGCTGCAGGGCTGCCGTCTGGTTTCTTGTCCACCAGGTGGATGATCAGGTTTTTGATAGGCATTGCGGTGTCCTCAGTGCGTAGCGGGGGCAGTACCGCCCGCAAGAATGGTTGCTACCCGTGCCAGCGCTTGGCGCTTCTGGGCGTCTCGGCGTTGTTTCACGTCCTGGCGCAGCGCTTCCAGGCCTACCAGGTGCGCATAGGCCTGGTCGGAGGTTTCAGGCGTCACGTAGGCGATCAGGAAGCTGTTGATCAGGCTCTTGAGCAAGCCGGCGGTGTCGTGGTTCTTGACGGCAGACACCACGCACAGCTGCTCCAGCGATACGGCTGGGGTCATCTGCAGGAAGTGCAAGCCGACACGCTGGCCAATGTCGATCATGGCCTTACGGACGTATTCGGCATTCGCCACGGTGTCGCCGCCCAGCTCAAGGCGGCGGCCGGTCAGCACGCCCATTGGCATGGCGGCCAGCTCGGCCAGCTTGGCGTCTACGGCAGCTTCAATCTCGGCGGTGTAGTCGCTGGCGCTGGTCATTCCTGGCTGTCCTCAGCCACACCAAACACAGGACGCGCCAGCAGCGCTTCCAGGGCCAGCTCCAGGGTTACCCCGGAGCCCTTGCCGCGCCCCTCGCAGTAGTTACTCAACGTTTGGCGGGTGACGCCCACGCGATCGGCCACAGACGCCTGGGTCATATCGAACTTCGACATGATCTGACGGACCAGGCGCGAAATACGCTGGGGCTGGGTAGGACGCGGGGCAAACGCGAGCCGCTCCTCCCACCACTGGTAATCCTCGGGGGCAAGGCGCTTGGCCTCTTCTTCTACCCACTGCAACAGTGCCGGTTCTTCTTCGTAGTAAATCTCTACGGTGCTCCAGGCGCCATCGGCGAAGCGCTCAAGCTGCAGCTTGTCGCTACGGGCGGCTATCCGGGACAGCTCGACCTTGTACAGGATCGTCTCAAAGAGAGGCTGGATTACGAGGGCGCTACCCATGAGTTCCACGGTGCCCATTGGTTCTTTATCTGACATGGCTGATTCCTTGTGTAGGCCGGGTGCAATCCCCGGCACTGGCAAACCCCCAGTGAAGGGGGTTGCGGGTTAGGGATGGCGCTCAGTCGCCTGGCGACAGGCTGCTGCCGGATGCCTTGCGCAACTCTTCGGCACAAAGCTCGCGAATCTCGAAGTACGCGTCTCCGCCCAGTGGCGCGCCTGCGGCAAAGATCAACGCATTTATCTTGATCAGCTTGGCGCGCAACCGCTCAACCTCGCCCAACTGCTCAAGATGCCGGCGAGCGTACTCAGTGTTTGCAGCGACAAGCTGTTCAACTACTGCGGCGCCGTAAAGCGGAAGCGTTACAACCTTGAAATCTTCGCTGTGGTCCACGCCGGGCTTACCGAACACTGGGCCGTCATGGTCGGCAATGATGGTGTTTACCACCTGGCCGAAATCGTTGTGCAGGTTGTGTTCGTACCATGCAGGTTTCTGGGTGCCTGGGAGGCTCATGCTTGCTTCTCCGGGTGCGGTTCGATCGCTGGCGGCAACTGCTCCAGCAGGTCATTGATGAAGGTTTCTTGCGTTTTGACGTGCTCGAGCAGCTCGAGCAGCCGTGTGTTGGCTTCCTGCAGGAGGACACCAGCTTTCGCCAGCGCAGCCTTGGCGCCAGCCAGGCGCATGGCCTGGTAGACGATCACGGCGAGCAGGACCAAATTCATTACGGTTGCTGGCTCTATGCTCATGCTGCCACCGCCTCAAGCTCGCGCGCCTTCCAGGGATCGTTGGCGCGGGCCAGGGCTGCCATCGGTGGCGGGCTGACGCTGTTGCCGCACATATGCACCTGTTCGGTCTTGGTGAATGGCACTCCATCCGCGCCAACGTCAATGATGTAGTTGGCAGGGAAGCCCTGGGCGCGATACAGCTCGTGGGGCTGCAGCATGCGCAGGCAGATATCGACAATGACGTATGGCGTGCCCTTCACATACACGGTCACCAGCGCCAGGCGGTCCTTGGTGGTGATGGTCGACATGGGCTCGTCGCAGGCGCTCATGTTCTCGGTGCCGTAGTAACGGATCAGGAACGCAGCGACCTGCAGGGCGCCCTGCTCGTGCTCCGGCGACAGCGTGTACTCAACCAGGCCGTGGTGCGTGCCGCCGGCACTGACGGTGTGCAGTGGCTCGTCGACGGCGCGGGAGTCGCAGTTACCGCGCAGGTGCAGTAGGTTCGCGGCTACCAGGGCGTGGTGATCGCCAGCAGTAACAGTGCTCAGGGGGGCTTCGGCCTGCTGGCCAGTGCTGCCATTGCGCAGGGTGGCCAGCTGGGCCGTTACCAGGCGCTGCTGACTGCCGGTGTTGGTCACCGTGCTCATTGGGTCATTCATGCTACGGGCCGGGGTTGTGTTGAAACCGCCGTTCGCCTGCTCCACGAATGCCGACGCTATGCTGCTGGCGCTGACCATAACCGGGTTCGCCATCATCAGTTCGCCGCGATTGGCCGCTGTGACCGTTGGCAGGGGCTCTGCGGGGTCGTTCACCCGATCGGAACCCTGGTGGGTGGCCGGAAGGATTACCGCGCTCGTGAGGGCGTGTTTCACGCCGCCAGCGACGATAGTGCCCAGTGGCTGATCCAGACCAGGCACACGAGGCTGCTGGCCTTCGCGCTCGCCGTAGCCGGTCTGCACCAAGGTCGGGCTGGCCACGGCAAAGGTACCGCCGCGTGGCCAGGCGGTGATGGTGCGCAGCGGATCATTCAGCGACTGGACGCTCTCGCCCGACCAGTTGGCGATCGGCACGATGAAGGGTTGCGGGTTGTCCAGGACAAACTTCTTCATGCCCTTGGCCACCCGGCGCAGGGTAGCCTCTGCCAGCGCCTTCTTGCGGCCGAAAATGCTGTTGCTCGGCACGGTCCAGTCGATGCAGTCGGCAGCGGTGCGCCACTTCTGCTGGCCCTTGGCGGGGTTCTTGGCGTGGGTAGGCTCAGGCCATACGATTGGCTGGCCATCACAGCGGGCGATCATAAACAGGCGCTCGCGGCTGGTCGGCGCACCGTAGTCGCAAGCCTTGATGATGCGCCATTCGACCTGGTAGCCCATACCTTCCAGCAGCTGGACGAAACGGCGCCAGGTGATGCCACGGCGCTTGGGGTTCGGTACCAGGAACTGATTGGATACCGGCACCTGCTCGCCAGGCTCGGCCACACGGTTTACGGTCTTCTTCGGATTGGTTGGGTGCGGTACCAGGTCCAGGGTAATGACGCGCCCGGTGGCCTTGTCGCGCTTAGCAATCAGCGGGCCCCACTGCAAAATCTGCTTAACGTTCTCGAGGCTGATGACGCGCGGCTTCTTCTTGCCGCCCCACTTGAGGCCGATCCACGACAGGTTGCGGATTTCACGTTTGCGCGGCTGCCCGCCAGCGGCCTGGCTGTGATGGGTGCAATCCGGGCTCATGTGGAACCAGCCCACTGGGCGACCCTGGCACTCGGCGTCGGGGTCACCCTCGAACACGTCGGTGGTGAAGTGCCGGGCGTGCGGGTGGTTGGCGGTGTGCATGCTGATCGCCGCCGGGCTGTGGTTCTTGGCCACGTCGACCTTGCGGCCCAAGCCCATTTCCAGCCCGGTACCGGCGCCGCCGCCCCCACAGAAGAAATCGACCACCAGTTCATCGTCCTGGCTGCTCAGGGCCAGGCTGAACTGGGTCTTGAAGTCCAGCGGGTTGTTTTTGAGTGCTGCTGTCACAGTCCTGCCTCCTGCTCGCTGGATGCTTGAGCGGCAGGTGCCGGCAGGAAGCGCGCCACCAGGGGCATACACAGGCGTACTGCACCAATGGTGTGGAAGAAGGTAGGCGCGCCAGCCATGCGGCCCAGCAGCCAAAGCCATGCGGCAACCAAGCGACCTTCCGGCGGCTGGGTGGCTTCGATTTCGCCGGCAAACTCGTCTACCTGGCCCTTGGCGCGCAGGTAGATGCGCGTGCGCTCGCAGGCATCGGCAATGGCGCGGATCTTGTCGCTTTGCGCCAGCAAGGCCGCGTGAAGGGCCTCATTGGTCACGTCCTCGGGCAGTCCTTCCAGGGCGTCGAACAACTCGCCTACCTGGTCCTCAATGTCGGGCGCTTGAGCTGGCGCTGTGTTGGATTGGTCTTGCATATCTGGCTTCCATCTTGTGTAGGTGGTACCGAAAAAGCCCGCAGATGCGGGCTTGTTGGCTTACTTCCAGTAGCGGAGGGTCAATCCGATCGAGAGGTACCGGTATCCGAGCCCGGCCACTTCGGCCTTGTTTTGGAGCAGCTCGAACGGCGTGTTGCAGTCCAGGGTGTATGTCATGGGGTGGGTTCTGGCTGAATTAAGTGAGATTTGATCTTATGCGCCTCAGATTACTTTTTCAAGAGAAAATGCAATCTGAGATGACGTACAAAGATAAAAATGGATTCTCACGCTACGTTTAAGCCATGATTTGTCATCTGGGCATTACCCGTGGTTGATAGGATCAGGCAGCGCAGTGGCTTGCGATGTGGGAGCACGCCAGTCGACGGGCGCAGCGGGCGGCCAGGCGCTCGGCCTCACGCTTCTGTGCGTTGCGGGCACACGCCAGCTCGAATGGGCGCACGTCCTGCCGGCGGGACAGGCTGTATACGCCTGCAGTGGTGTGCACCTGGCGCTGGTAGCCCTTGCCGATCAGCGCCAGGGCGGCGGTACCGACCACCAGCACGTCACGGCTGGCGCGCAGCACGCCGGGCAGCTCTGTCTCAATGGCTTTGAGGGTGACGCGCTGGCTGGTGCGGCGACCGGCGCCAGCGCCTTCGTTGATTGGGCTGAGCAGCAGGCGCTCGTGGCCATTGGGCAGAACGCCCATCACGAATTTGTTATCTGCCCGGAAGGCCACGAACGCGGACGCATCAATGACTTCGTTGTCTGGATAGGCGTAGCACTTGAACTGCATGACTCGTTCCCTCGGTTGACGATGCTCAAGTGGGCAATTTGCCATTAAAAAACTATCCGCGTACATAATTCAGACGAAAAACGTGCCCTTTTTCGTTTGTTTACGCATATCCGCCCGTTTGGATGGTCTTTTGCTGGTGCTCACCCGTATGAATGGCCACCAGTGCCGCGCCTATTTCCTGACTTTCTAGTCGGATTGTGGCCGTGCCCTTGCGTGCTCCTGAGCGACCTGGCGCGCCAGCTCGGCGCGAGTGCTGTGGTAGCTGGTGCCACCATACTGTGCGTGCTCGATCGGCGCTGGGTTCGCCTGCAGGGTGCGTTGAGCGGTAAGGGTCATGGGTGTTGCTCCTATGAGTTGAGCGCCAGCACGGCGCAGGGTTTGTTATTCCAGGTCGGCCAGTTCTTCGGCGGCCCTCTCCAGCGCCTGTTCGCGCTTGTCGACCACCAGGCTTTCGCTTTCGGCCTTCGCTGGCACGTAGTCCACGCCTTCCAAGAAGACCATACACACGGTGTCGAAGAAGTCCGGCGACGGCAGGTTCTCGGACGCCATGTCTTGCTTACGGGCGATGTGGTACCGCCCCAGCTCGTCCAGGTGGTACGGCATACGGCTGGCCTGGTCGAGCAGGTCCTTCTTGTACTTGTTGGTGAAGCGAATGGCGCCGTCCTTGATGGCCTCGATGGCGTGCACCGTGGACTGCGCCCGCAGGTTGAGGAAGCGCTTGCGGTATTCGTTGGAGAACGGCAGTTCGCCCCAGCGCACGCCCTTGCAGTGGATACCGCCCTGGGACAGCTCCACCAGGCGCTTGAGGAACTGGTTACCCATGGCGTTCACGTCGACCACGATGGTGACGTTGCTGAATCGTGCGGCGTAGTCGATGACCTGGCGCGCCACCGGCGTCCAGTCCTCGGTGCTGGTGTAGACCGGCACGTCGACCACCTCCACACGGCGCCGATCGGCTGACATGCGATCGCCGTTACCGACCACCTTGAAGTGGGTGGCCACCGTCTTGTCTCGGCCCACGCCAGCAGATACGTCGACCACGATGACGTGACCATAGGCCTCGCCTTCCAGGATGACGCGCGGGCCCTCGATGACGCGCTCGACCGCCACACGGCTGACCAGGTACTTGCTGGAGTTGGTCGGGAACATGCCCCGGACCTTGATCTGGTACTCAGGCTCGTCGCGCCCGCCGTACTGGATGATCTTGGCCTTGATGAACGGCAGGTCTACCAGCGGGCTGTCTTCGGAGTTGAACGTTAGCGCCGTCCACTCGCCACCCTGGGCCTTGCTCAGGTTGTGGTGGGTGTCACGGAAGAAACCACTGTCCCGGGTTGGCTGTGACGCCATGATGAAGCGGTTGCGCTTGTCGGTCAGTGCGCCGCCGATCACGCCAAAGTTCGCGTCAGGGATACCAGACGCCTCGTCCGCCATCCACAGCAGGTACCGTTCGTGGGTACCGGCCAAGTTCTCAGGCGAGCCGCGGGGCGCTGTACGGGTGGTGATGAACCAGGTGGCCGACCGGGTGTTGATATACACCTTCTCGGCCTGAATGGTGATGTAGTCGGCAATCCATGCGTGCGGGCCTTTCTTGATTTCCGCCAGCAGGTTGGTCATTTCCTTCCACACACCCTCTCGCACCGTCTTGAGCTTGGGCGCGGTGATGTAGGTGTTGGAGTTGGGGTAGCAGAACAGGTGCCAGAAGCCGATCACGCCAAACGAACGGGTCTTACCGGTACCGTGGCCCGAGGCTACCGATACACGGGCGCCGAAGATGCTCGTTTCGTCGAACAGCTCCTTTTGCTGGTGGGTAACGTCCATGCCGCAGACTTCCACCGCAAACCCGTAGATGTTGGCCGCATATCGCTCCATGAACGCGAGGTAGCGCGGGTCAGCGTCAATCGCTGCCCGTTCCACCTTCTGTTTTGACGATCTGGCCATGCCTTCCCTTAACGCCCCCGTTGCGGGGAATACTCAGCGCCCCACTGTACGGGGCGCCCGGCAAGGCTTTAGGCGGGGGTTTGCGCCGCTGGGAGGTCCTGCAGGAGGTCGGTAAGGCATGCGGCCTGGCTGGGTGTAAGCGGCTTGCCCGCCACCAGCTCAATGAACTCTCTTACCTCGACCTGGTACCGCTCGTGTTGCTGTGCTGGCGCCGGCCTCGAGGACTGCGCCATGTCGACCAGTGACCAGGGCGTGGCGCTACGGGCGCGCACCATGGCCGTGAGGCTGCGCGGCACGTACCAGTCACAGGCAACCACCAGGCCGTTGCCCGGGCGTGCCATGGTGTCCAGGATGGCGCTGAGGCACACGGTGGGGAGGTGGTCGCCATCCTCCACAAGCCACATCAGGTTCTCTAGGTAGCAGCCGTGCACGGATTCTGCGTCCTTGGCCGTCACCCGGCGCAGATCGATGGTGCTGCGCAGCCCTCCGCCGGCGAACCACCCGCCAGGCCGGTGCTTGATGCCCCGTGCCAGCCAGTAGTGGCTGCCTGTCCTGATATGCGCCAGCAGCTGGCCTATGGCTTGATTGGTCTGGCAGGCGGTGCCCAAGGGGTAGCCCAGCACCGTGGTCGATGCCGGCCGTGTTGCAATGTGCCACAGCGCCAGCACGGCCAGCACCACGCCTTGGCGCTCCCTGGTGCCGGCGTTGTGGATCACCAGGCGATGATCGACAGCGCCAGCGGCCTCGGCCATGCGCTCGCCCAGGTCGATACTGCACACGTCACGCGCGAAGGCGCTGAGGTCGTTGGTGTAGCGCTCGGCAAAGGCTGGCCAGCGTAGATCGGCGTACAGGTTCATGCAGGGCTCCCCTGGTGGCCGTGGCGCTCTCGATCGGCAATCAGCAGCGCCGCAGCCTTGGTAATGGACTCGTTCGCGTCACAGCGTTTCATTGGGTGGTTTGGCCACGGCCAGAAGCGTTGGAATGCAATGGCCTGGATGCCGGCCGCCTGGAACACGTAGCAGCCTGCAGCGCGCACCAGCTCGGATTTCTGGTACTGCTGATCCCAGTTCAGGGTGAACCCCTCCACGGCTTGCTGGCGCTGGCGCTCCATCACCATGGCCATGGCGATCGGGCTGGCGCCTGGCACGTTGACGAACAGCGGCATGGGCGCCTGCCACCCCTGACGGACTTTCACGTCCCAGCCGGCGCTGCCAGGGCCTGCTGGGCGGGTATAAGCCAGGGAGTGGACCTTGTTGGCACGGCGGTTGGCCCACACGACCGGTTGGGCGCCAGCATCGCCCAGCGGCTTGGCAGCGCTCAGCCACACCTGGTACGTCGCCTGGGTGCCCGGGTTGCTGTAGCCGTCGCCATCGCGCTCGAGGTCAGTGATACCGGCCTGGGTGCAGGCGTGCTCGAAGTCGTCGCGCTCCAGGAACATCATGCGACACCTACCGCGGGCGATGCCTCGATGACTTCCCAGCGCTCAGGGGGCAGGTGCTGGCGCTCTACCCGCTGAATCGAGCCGGCCGGGCAGCGCACATACAGCGTTTCGCCTATCTCCAGCTCCACCCGCATGCGTTCCTGGGTCTTGAGGTCGACCACGGCAATGGATGGCCGGGTGCGGGTGCTGCCTGCATTGGTCAGTGCGGGGTTGTTGTACATGGTCACTACATCTTCAAAGGTAATTGAGCGCGGGCGCACTCGTTAAAGCCGTGTGGCAGGGCCCTGGTGGCCCTCTCACAGTTACGGCGCCCGCAGTCTTGGCAGTAGGTGTAGGCGGTTGGGCGGCCCTGCTGGCGCCACACCACACGCGCACCGTCGCAATAACGGCACTGCAAAATGGGTGGTCCCTATTTATCCGCGGACATGGGGAAACGCTTGCTGATCATCAAATCCGCGTAAGCCCACCGGCGATCAGCGTAATCGCCCAGGTCTTCGCCCTCGAGCTGGGGCAGCGGGCAGTGAATGGCGAAGTCGTCGCGCAGGTCTTCCAGGTGCTGCAGGTCGATGGCGTGGGGCGCCTCTACGATCGCAATGGCACCCTTGGCCGCCAGTTCGCGCAGTCGTGGGGGCAGGATGATCGTCGACCCAGTGCACTGGCGCAGCGCCTCTTCGGCAGTGGCGGCCAGCCGGTGGAACTCCCGCCAGTTCTCTGCGCGACAGCCCGCAGCTGGCGCTGGCTCACCCAACGGCAGCGCCTGGACGCTCGACGTAGCTTCACTCCCTTCGCCGGTGTTCTGACCCAGCCCGGCGCAGTTATCGCCAGCTGACATTTGACCGGGCTGATCGCCTTCCAATGGCCAATCGCTCGCAGCGACAGGCGCCACTACGGGGGTTGTCAGCTGCAGAGCCAGGTCATGCGCATCAACCGGCACCTGGGCAGCCTGGGCGATGCGCTGGGCCAGTGACACACAGCGCGCAGCTGGCGACTTGAGGTAGTCGTGAATCACCGCGCGCAGGGCGATCGGCGATTTGACGGTACCGCCGGCGCCACGCTGCAGCGCAGCCCAGCCTGCAGAGGTTTCGACGAACAGGAACTGACCCTTGCCGTTGCCCTTGCGGGTTTTGCATTTCTGGCTGACCAGGTAGTGACGGAAGCCCTCCACCTGGTGCGGCTTGATCAGGTCGGTATCGTTCTGCTTGAGAATGTCGTGGGCGATGGCGGTCATTGGCATTGCTCCTGCTGGTTTTTGGCCTTGAATGGCTTGAGGTTGGCGCTCCGGCCCTGACGGCGGGTCGGTTTCTTCTCGTCTTTGAGCGCTATGGGCTTCACCCACAGCTGCCCGGTCTTGAATAGGTACAGCTCCCACAGCCCCAGCTTGATTTCGGCCTTGCCGTCCTCGTAGCACTGCCAGGAACGGCGGCTGACGTGTATCAGGGTGGCGCTCTCGCGTTGGCTCAGGCCGGCCAGCTGGCGCGATGCACGAATATCGGCGGGCGCCGGTATCAAGGTGGCCACAGCGGCTATAGCGGTCATTCCAGTTGTCCTTGTTCAATCATCCGCAGGCGCTCCGCCATTTCCAGGCGCTGAGCCTCAGTCTTCGCGTGGGCGCGCTCGATCGCTGCATCCAGCACTTCGGTGCTCGGCCCGGTGTTGACGACAATGGCCGGCTCGACCTTGAGATCGAAGATTTTGGCCACCAGCTCGCGGTAGGCCTTCTGCGAGCCCGCGCGCACCTTGATGCCGTCTTTGGTTTCCTCCACGCCCTCAAACAGCGCCAGCGCGGCCGGGCCGTAGGTGCGGGAATCATGGAAGTAGGTGTACTGGTAGCCCTCGCCGGCGCACTCAGGGCAGTCCGGGTGGGGTTCCTTGCGCTTGTCGTAGCCGACACCGCCCAGCTCGTCGAACGGGGGCAGCGTCTTGTTGTTGGCTTCGGCTTCGGCCAGGGCTGCGTCGTACTCGGCCCGGCGGTCTTCCATTTCCCGTGGGGTGTGCTGGTACCGATGCCCGATGCCGTGGCAGTAGTGGCAGCAAGCACGGCGCAGTTCGGAGATTTCGCGGGCGTCAGCGAAGGCCGCGGCGTGGATCACGCCAATGGTGGCGTTCTGCACGTCAGCCGTGCGCTTGAACATCTCGGCCTGTCGGGCGGCGTAGTACGGGTGGCACTTAACCTTCTTTAACAGCCTGCTGGCTGCTGCAGCGGCCACGTTGTCGTTCTTCGCTGTGTACCCAGCAGCACGGTACGCATGGGCGCCGTTGTAGGTGACCAGGTACAGGTCCACGAACTTGGCCATCTTGGGGCTAAGACCGTGCAACTCCGCGAGCGCTAAGGCCTCCAGCTCATTTTCGGTGAGCGGGATTGGGTTCTTGATCTTGGTGGTGCCCTGCTTGGCAGGCTTGTCGCTGTCAGGCTTAGCCGCGGCTTTGGCGGTCCTTTTTGGGGCTGAATTCTTAGCCTTTGCGGGGGGCTTCCCGGGGGCCTTGGGAGGGGCTGCCTTCTTGTTAACCTTAACAGACGCGGTGGTACGGGTGGACTTAGTACCACGCTTACCCGTGGACGCGGATAGTTGGTCCGCGTCTTCGTTGGTACCGGCTGGCTTGGTTGGTCTTGGCATGGCTACCTCAAGGCACACTTTCTTCATTGCTGAACGTGGTCAGGCGGCCAACTTGCTGCGCCTCCTGCACACTTGTAAAAAAGCCCGCATGAGCGGGCCCCTTCACTTCCTTCTACCGCTGGCGTCACAGGCTGGTACCTGGATACCGTTACCAGACTCGGGCACGTCTCTGGCCAGGCGCGCATGGTGATCAGACCTGCCCTACGCGGTTATCCATGCCGCTGGTGTTTTTTCACATACCCTCTTTCGCAAGGCATGCCGCGCGATCGGCTAACGCTCCGACCGGCCACCAACAACGAGCGACCACGCAACAAACCCATTAGGTGGGCCAGTCCTACCCCGTACAGCACTCACAAACACACTAGGCGCAGCGGGCGGCGCTTTGAAACCAGGTCCGCAGACATATCCCATAAGGGTACTGGCGCACCTCCCACTGCATAAAACAGCGCTCTCTAACCCCAGAACGCTCTTTTATGCGGTGGTCACACGAACAGCAGCTGCTGTACGCGCTCCTTAATTTCCGTCGGGTTAATGGTCACCGGCTCTACTTCGTCGTGTGCCAGCTTTTCCAGTCGCACCCGATTGCAGTGCTCTTGCATGGTCACATGCAGCTCACCCATCAAACGGAGCACCTTTGCACCGTTTCGCAGCTCGTCGAACCCTGGCTGCCGGCTGAGCACTTCAACGGCGCCTACCAGGTCGTCGACCGTGGCGGCCACCTGGCGCAGCAGGTCGCGGTCAGCGCTGAACCCCTCCAGCATGATTGCGCTCTGGCGGGCCATGGCTCCCACCATGCTCTGGAACTGGTGTCCAACTGCCTCGGCCATCACACCCACCAGCACGGCCTGGTTGCCTTCTTCCGGCGCACGGGTCACGTCGTCATGGGCGCCCAGCAGGTAATCGGTGGTCACGCAGTACAGGTTCGCCATCAGTCGCAGATTGTTGAGGCTCGGCGCGCGGCGGCCGTTCTCAAACAGGCTGATCTGGGTGACGCCCTTGTGGGCCAGCGCCAGCCCGGCAGCGCTTTCGGAAAAACCGGCCAGCTTGCGAGCTTTGCGCAGGCGTGGACCCACAATCGCCATCAGCTCAGCTTCGGCCAGGCGGTACTGCTCGGAGGGGCTCGCACCGGCACCTAGATCCTCGGTTTCGGCAAAAAGAGACTCTGCAGGGCTCAAAACACCCTTTTCGGCCTCGTTTTGCCCCTTCGTAGGCTCTAAAAAAGTATCCGCGTACATTTCCACCGATTTTACCCCTCCTTTGGTGCGAGTCGGGCGGAGTAAAAACTATCCGCGTACATCTTTCAAGGTTTTGGCGCATTTCCTTCGCTGCCCATGTGGGAGCATGGCCAACATCCTGCGCCCCACATAGCACGCGGCTCACAGGTGAAATCGGCATTTGACAGGCACCAGCATGCGCCCGTGGTAGCCAGCAAAGCGCCAGCACGGGGCCAAAATAGGGGTTCGTAGATATCAAAGCGCCATCTATGGCGGGGATTTCGACGCTAGATTGGGGAGTAGTCCCACACTTTCACGACATTTTCACAGGAAAGCCGCCCAGCCATTGCAGCGGGCGGCGTGTGGGACTACTCGGCGCGGCCAACCCGCTCGATGTTCCAGCCGCCCCCGTCGGCCTTCTTCACGGGGAACACGACACGGAACACAAACGGGAACTCGCTGGCCGCCACCTTCATTTTGACCTTCGCGTCATCGGCATAGATGGCCTTGGCGCCCTTCACGTCGTGCATTTCGAGCGTACCGTCTGCCAGCAGCACCACGAAGTCGACCGTCAGCGTGGTGTCGGGCGCCAGCTGCAGCTTGATGGCCTCGAACTTCCACCACAGCACATCACCCGCCAGCCGCAGCTGGTCCAGGTGCGCGGCATATTTGGTTTCGGTGGCGTTCATCGTCCCTTTGGCCAGGCGGCCCTTAGCCTGCATCAGCTGCATGCCCGTCGGCGCCGGCTTCGTGGCGATCGCACCTGGAGGCAACGCGGCCGGTGTGGCGCTCTGGGCGCGCTTGGCTGGTGCTTTGGGCCTGGCGCCAGCCTGACCCATTTCCCGCACCCTGTAGCCTGCTGGCAGCGAATTTAGCCGCTCTTCGGTTATCCAGCGTTTGCTCATGCCGATCGCCTCCACTTGCGCCAGCGCCGGCGGCCTTCCAGGAACCACACCACCGGCCAGAGAAACACCAGCGGCGTCAACACCAGGGCGATAAGGAAACCCATCACCGGCCCCGTCAGGGACTTGGAATGCTTGTGGTACAGGTCCTGTATGTCATCCCACGTTTCCGCTGGCAACAGGCTACGGAACGCCAGCAGGGTGAACGTATAGGCGCAACCGCCCCAGTAGAACTCACACAGCGAGCGCAGCACTTGGTCAGCAGTAATCATTGCGCACCCCGCAGCCGGTACCGGATATGCCTTACCAGGATCGCAGGCCAGCGCAGCACCGTGTAGATAATGGCATTGATCACCATAACGGCAGTTAGCCCAGGGCTCAGCCCGCTCTGCTGCTGAATCTCCCTCACCTGGTGCCAGTGCTCTGCAGTGAACACTCGCCGCAACATCAGCCAGGCCAAGGCAATCGCACAGCCTCCCAGGTACAGCACCATGATCGAATCAATGACTTGGCTTGCAGTGACCATCACAGCAGCTCCCCTTGAAGCGTTGGAACGGGCGCCCTGGCGCGTATTGGTGTCGGTACCGGATCGGCCGGCAGGCTCTCGCCCTGCTCCTGCAGGAACTGCTTGGCCAGCAGCCGCAGCTGGTTCTCGCCCACGTCGCGCCGCTCAATCAGGTTGTCACCCGGGTTGCGCACCCCTTCAATCTGCTCACGCTTCACGCCTAGCACGTCGGACACGATCGGGTCGCTACCCTGGTCGGAAACCAAGAAGTACGCCTGTACGGGCTCCTGCTGGCCGTCACGGTGCACCCGGCCTATGCACTGCTCATGCACACCAGGTGACCAGTCGATTTCACCAAACACGGCCGTGCTGCAAACGTGCTGGGCGCCATCGAAGCCCGCACCAGCGCGCAGGCTGACAATCATCACCCGGCTTTCACCGGACATGAATGAATCGAAGCTGGCCTGTTTCTGGTTCGGTGACTCGGTGCCGGTGTACATGGTCGGATTGAAGTCGGCCAGCTTCTCGCGCCATATGTTGTAGACCTCACGGTGCCAGCCAAACAGCAGCACTCGCTCGCCACTCTCCAGCAGCAGGCGAACGAACTCGGCCACATAAGGCGCCTTGGCCACGCCGGTAGCCTGGCGCACCAGCTGGTCGAACTCCCCCGCCGCCTGCATCTTCTGCCCCTTGAAGGCCTCATTGGCGGAAAGGATCGTCCTGGCCAGCGCCATCGCGTCACCGGTGATCTTGCTGAGCACCGAGGCGTCCGATTCAATCTCGTGCGATATCTTGGACAGCGCCGGCAGTTCGCGCCCTACCTCACGCCTGGTACGGCGCAGCATGATGCCCTCACGCCGCAGGTACGCACCGAACTGCTCGGAATCCTTGAGCTTGGGCTTCTCACCTGGTGAGCCTATGCACCACTCCCGCAGGAACTCGTCATAGCCGCCCAAGCTGTCAGGCAGTAGCGGGTTGACGACGTGGTAGAACTCGGCGCCGTAGTTGTAGATCGGGGTAGCGGTCAGCCCCATGCGCAGCCGTGCGCGCTCGGCCAGGTACTTACAGGCGGTGTAGATCGCACTGTCAGGGTTGCGCAGCTGCTGGCATTCCTCGAACACAGCGTACTGGACGATTTCGCCCAGCGTCTCAGCCCACCCGCGCAGCTTGTGGTAACTGATCAGGATTACGTCAGGCAAGGTGTCCCACAGGTCTTTGGTGCGCTGGCGTGGCTGCTTGGTCAGCGGGTACGGCTGCCCCTTGCGGATATGGTGCACGCGCAGGCCTGGGGCGAACTCAGCGAGCTTTTCCGGCCAGTGGTTGGGCAGTGCCGCCGGGTAGACCACAACGGCCGGCAGGTTGCCCGGCACGGTCATCGGGCACATGGCGGTTACGGTCTTGCCCAGGCCCAAGTCATCGGCCAGCAGAAGGCCGCACCGTATCCCCAGCTGAGCGCCAGCAAAGCGCTGGTACTCCCGGGCAGGCTTGGCCAGCTCGAACGGAGGGATATCCATGCGCCCCGCCACCAGCTGGGCCAGGCTCTGCTCCATTTGGATATGCTCGGCGGCGCTTTGCTCGAGCGCGCTGCGCGTGTCGGCGTCCATGGTCATCGGATACCGCTCCAGGAACCACAGCAGCTCTCGGCTGTTCTCTGGGCTGGCCACCAGGTCGATATCGGGGGAAGGCTGTTGCGGCACACGGGGGAATACCCGCTTGAGGCGCGATCGCACCTGGGGTTCGCAGCTGATAACCCAGTGCCGGCCCCTACGCTTGATGCTCCCATACGTCATCTGGCTCACAGGCACTGCCTCCCCAGGCGGATCATGGCAAAGGGCTTACCCTTCCACGCCGGCCGATCGGCCATAGGTGTATCCGCCCAGCGCTGGGTGCTGGCCAGGATCACGCCCTTGACCTGCTCCAGGTTGATATACCGGTCGACCTGGCGCAGTGCCTCGCTGAGGGTGCCGTCTACCTTCACCTCGATCACAATGCCGCCCTCCACCAGGAAGTCAGCACGGTTGCGCGCATCGAGCACGAATTCACGGGTGTGCTTGTAGCCGGCGTCATCGAGCACCTTGGCCAGGCTTTCGTGCAGCTGAATCTCGCTCCCATAGCGGTACAGGTAGCTACCCAGGCAACGGGTCAAATGCGACAGCACCAGGTGCGATTCGTGTGGGTCGCCGGTCTTGAGGGTTGCCGGCGCGCTGTTTTCGGACATGACAGTCTCCGGCCCGCTGGCGATCAGCGGGCTTGTTTAAGGGGTATGGCTATTCTGGGTGCCGGTGTCGGCCGGCTACGGGCTTGCTTTGCGCAGGCCCGGGGTTACGCGCCTGGTGCGCTTTCCTGCTCGGCAGCCGCTTGGGCGATCGGCTCGCCCTTGTACAGCGGCATAACCTCGATATCGCCTGGGTCACCGGAGAAACATGGCTTCACCATGCTGACCCGCCAGGAAGTCGGCTTGGCGCCCAGCTTCACCCGGTAGGCCCACGCTACAGGCTGCCCATTCACTGGGCCCGTATACAGCGCGGTGGCCGTGTAGCCCGGGTAGTCCTGTTTCGTCAGCTCGATTTGAACGTCAAGCGTTCCAAGGGCAGTGCCGGGCTTGGTGTACAGCCAAGCGAATGCCTGGAAAGCGAACGCTCCCGCACCAGGCTGGTCCGCTTTCCCTGCATCAGCCAGCAGGGCCTTGGCAAAGGCGCGCTGTTCCTCGATCACGGCATCAGTGCGCCGGTCCAGGTCCTCACCATTGATAACCAGGTTGTCCGGTGTCAGGCCGGCGAATAGCCCACCGTTCTGGATGGTGTCCACGTCGGCCTGGCGCAGCACCAGGTAACGGTCGGCATTCTTGGCCAGCGCCTTATTCTCGTTGCTCAGCTGCAGCACCTGGTCAAGCAGCTCGTCATTTGCCTCTGACTGCTGGTAAACCTCGCTCCAGGCCGTCGGCAGCTTGCGTAGGCGCTCGCACTCGGCCTTGAGCTCGTAAAAGGCCTCGTCAAAGGGCTTGTTGCGAGAATGGCCCAGCTCCACGGTGGTCTGCTCCATCCAGCTGGAAACCCGGCGCTTGTAGTCGACCAGTTCCTGCTTAGTGCGCGCGGCCTCGCCCGCAAGCCGGTCGGCTTCGTCGCGCTCCTGCGTCACCCGCTTCAATTCGGCAATCAGGGCAAGCAAGGTTGCTGGGTTGGCCGCAAGGGAGTACTCCGTATGGGTCTTGCCCAGTTTCGCATCCTCGATAAGCCCCACCCAGTCCAATGCGTTGGCCTGGTTCACCTCAATCAGCGCCTTGCCCAGCGCTTCGAGCTTTTGAATATCAACCTTCATGGCTTCACCTGGCCGCCAACGGCTTCAATGGCTTGCTTGAACGCGGCCTGCAGGTCGCGCTCCATGCTTGCGGGGTAGTCTTCAAAGGTGGGCATGGGGACAGTGAATGGCAGCGCCTGGCTTGGGGATGCCTGCCAGGCCCACCAGAGCATTTCTACCCAATATGAGTCATACAGCCCTCGTTCACGCCGAGCCAGTTCGTAGTGGCTTGGCGGATTCTCAAATTCGCCGTCGCGCTTGAGCATGTGAACCGCGGTCGATCGGTAGCCTTCGCCGTGAATGCCTACCAGATGCTCAACAAACGCCGTCTCGAAGGCATCACGACCACTACCGGCGTTGCGCTCGTCTGCCTTGCACCAGAACGCAATCACCTTGCGGCCGTCACCCTTGTAATCGCTCAGGAAGCGGCCTGTAACCCGCTCGTATGAGGAACTGAGGTGTACGGCAGCCACCTGCCGGCCGTCTCGGAAGTCCGCCGGCATCCGGTGCATGGCGAAGACTTCCAGATCCGGGTCCAGGGTAGCCATCTGGCGCATCAGATCCCGCACAGTGCGCGGCGCTCCCCAACGGATAGGGTCAACTGGCGCCGCCAGCACGTCTTTGAGCTCGTATTGAGCCTGCTGGGCCTCGGGGTCTATGGCCTCATGCTTTACAAGCGCCTCAACATGGCAGCGCGCCACCAGCACCAGCTTGCGTTCGTCTTCGAGGCGCTGGGCCTTTTCTTGGTCAGTCACGGTTCACCTCGGACACGTTGAGCACTACCAGACGGGGCTCACCTGGCGGAACACCCTCGCCCAGGGACTTGAAGCGGGTTTCCACGGTCTTGTCTCCTGCAGGGCTGGCAGGATCGAGCACGAGCTGCAGCCGCCTGGTGTCGTTCTTGCAGAGCTCGAGCAGCTGAGCTTCGGTCGAGTCGCTTTTCTGCGCCAGCGCCAGCACCATCAGTTCTAGGGCCTCGTGGTAGTCCAGCACAGCGCCAGCACGCAACGCCTGCAGGTACTGGTGAACAATCACGTTGGTAGCCGCAATCGCTTCAATACGGTCACGGTTGGTGGCTTGCTTGTCCTGGCCGCGCAGAACGCGGTCGGCCTCGGTTTCCGCCATCTGCGCCAGGCGCTGCAGGCGGCCGACCATCTGGTCAGCCAGCTCGCAATGGTCGTCAGCGCTCAGAATTGGCAGCGGCACGAACTCTACGCCGGCCTTGGCCATGCCCTGCGCCGCTTCCATGGAACTCTGTACCAGGTATGGGTGAGCGCGTTTCATGCCTGCTCTCCCGGCTTAGACGACTCACTCGGACGGACGGACAGGCCATGCGTAGGCTCCACCTGGCCAGACTCAACCAGGGCTTTCAATTCCTGTTGGCCATAAATCTGCTTGGCTACCGCCGCCGGCGTCTCGAAATGGTCACGCTGCTCACGGTAGGCAGCGGCTGCGGCCACGTCTTCGGCGGTGACGGTGTACGGCTGGATATCAACCACCTCGTAAAAACGCACATCGCAGTGGCGATCAACCCATGCGCGCAGTGGCGCCATCAGGCTCTCCAGCTCGGTTTCCTGCTCTTTGTTTAGGTCGGGGAACCCGTCGGCATATTCGCTTTCATCGCTCGCGCGGTTGGCCATGTGGTTGATCACGTCGTCAACGTCAGGCAGGAAGCTGCTCGGGAGGTCTTTTTTCGCGGTGCCCCGGTAGATCACCGCACCCTCTGCCAGCTCATAGTCGCTCACATAGGAGGCAAGGCTGTCACTGCTCCACTGTTCGGACTGCTGCGTCTTGGCATAGGCATATTCAACGGGTTTGGCACGCTCCATCAGGGCAAGCTGGCGCTGGCTGGCCAACACCTTGTCGATTCCCGCCACGGTTTCAATAGCGGCCGCGTTGTTCTCCCAGGCGTGGGCGGCAACGATGAAGCCGCGGGCGTTCATAAGCTCCACCTGATGCACTGCCACAGTCTCGGCGTGCTCCATCATCCGCTGCACTGATTCCTTGCCACGGGTGGTCAGGTCAGCCTGCAGGCGTTGCGCCACTGCCTTCCAGTGCTCTACGGGATTCCAAGGTGTCGGGACGACCTCGACGGCCTTCCGCATTGCCGACAGATTGACCACACCGGCGTGCATATCGGCCTGGTCCTCAGTGGCGAAGGCCAGGTATTCACCTGTTTCCAGGTCTTTTACGGCATACAGGCCCCGGGTGACAAACTGGCGCATTTCTTCGCCAATTTCGTTCAGGTGCGAATTCTCGGCCTCGGTCATCAGCGCCAGGCCACTCTTGGCAGCCTCAGCCAGCTCTTTCTGGGCCAGGATCTGCCGAGCCGCATGGCGCGCGAAGTAGATACGGCGCATCACGCTGTTGGTAGGCTTGCCCAGGTCGTAGTCCAGGTCATCGGACAGCTCGAGCAGCTCCTGATGATCCTCCAGCCACTTGAAGGCACCGGAAATGCTCTTGTCTTCAAGGTCTGGCACTTCGTTTAAGGCGACCGCCAGCGCTCCGTACTCGGGATCAACCGCCGCGTTCTCGAGCAGCCAATCGCGTTGCTGCTTGAACCGGTCGGCCTTCGGCGCTGTATCTGGCAGCCACTCGGGCAGGTTCTTGATGTTGCGCAGGCCCAGCAGTTCCTCGATCGCGTCAAAGACAATCCAGTCCAGGTAGTCTTCGTCCAGGTCCTTTTCCTGACAGTTCGCGTCCAGCTTCGTGAACACGTAATCGTCATCGTCGCCTTCGTTCGCTAGGAACTTGAGCCCGTAGGACGCACCGACCTTCCACACCAGGTTGCCGGTATCACCGTACATGGCAATGCCATAGCGCGACATAACCAGGTCGAAGGCATAGGCGCTGCTGCCCGGCTTCTGGGCGCGCCAGGCCTCCAGGTCGTCAGTCTTGGCCAGCAGCGTGTACTGGTGGTCCTTGATCAGTTCGGCGCAGTTGTCCGGGGTGGGCTTGTGTCGCTGTATCATGCGGGCGTTCCTTCTGAAATTCTTGGTTATCTGGCTGATTGGGTGCTTCGGGGTGTTGCTACTTCAATCCGCGGCCTTGGCCGCTTGAATCGTTGCCAGCTCCTGCTCCAGCTGGGCTTTGAGCAGCGCCAGCGATTCCAGCAGCAGCGCCTGTTCCTTCCGGCCGGCCAGCTCGTTGCGCAAGGCGGTGATCACAAAGCTGTTCATGCTGCGTTCATCGGCCTGGGACACGTCAGTAATCTGCGATCGCATGCCGTCGGGCAGGCGCACCACGAACTTGTCAGCATCGCGGGAAGACTTCCGGGCGGGCTTGCGGACGGGATTCGACTTGGCGGCAGCAACTGGCGCCGGCGGCTGCTCGATCGGCGCCGGTACCGGGGCAGGCGCTGGCTTGCTCTTGGCCTGGATCGCCTGCACGCGCTGAGCCATCGGCGTCAAAACGGCAGCCGGGTCTGGGCTGATGGCCATACGGGCAATGGTGGCGCGCTTGAGTGCATCTTTTGCGATCGGGTTCATGCTTGGTTCACCATCTTCTGGGTTTCTGCAATGTCGTGGCCATGGAGCACAGAGACGATCAGCCCACGGGGGACGCCCTTCTCTTTGGCAGCCTTGACCGCCTCGACAATCGCCGCATCCATGGCTTCAAGGGCCGCCAACTGCTCTCGGGTGACCAGGCCACCCGGGGCAAATGGGAAAACGTTGCTCATTGAGCTGTACCTTGTGATTGTTCGGCCCGTGGGCGCTTTTGCTTGATTGGAGCGCCATCAGCTGACGCAGGGGACGTGCCGGCGAAGGCCGTTTGGCCGCCGCTCTCGTATTTGGATTGGTAGACGCCAGGCACCAGGAAGGGCTCCACCAGGTGCCATGTCCATTTGCCGTCGGCAGCCTGGGTCAGCCACTCAGCCCACGCGGGGGCGTTCTCCCAGCTTGGGGCTGGCTTCACCTTGGAGCGGCGCTTGGCGGGGGATTTGGTGGGCTTGAGCGCGCCAGGCGCCAGCTTCACCGGACGGGCAAGGCCATTTTCCTTGGCGTCTGCCGCCTCACGCACGCGCAGGCCTTGCTCGAAGACCTTGCTGACGGTGCGGGTGCCCAGGCCATCGGCCGGATCGATCCCGCGGGCGCAGTGTGGACAGCACGGCAGCTGATTGCGCGATCGCCAGACGCTTTCGACCTTCTTGGCGGCCAGCAGGTGCAGGTTCACCTCGGTGGCGGCCTTGGCCTCGCTCTTTTGATGCTCCAGGCTGCGAACCTGGCTTTTCCAGCTCGCCGCCAGCATGCCCAGGGCCCAGTAGGCCGAAATCTGCTTGTCGCAGTCCAGGCACTTGACCACCTGGCCCACGTCATCGAGCTGGATACGCCGGTGCTGGCAGCCTTCGTGCCGGCGCCTTACATCATCTTTCAGCCTGGCAATTTGCAGGTCTGAGAACTGTACAACGTTGGTCAAGTCAGTCATGCCAAGCTCCGGGGTATCGCTTGGCCATCATCATACCTATCCGCGTACAATCGCAATAGCATTTTGTTTATACAATCGAATTCTCTGCAGCTGACGGGCACAAAAAAGCCCCTGCGATCGGGGCTTGGGTCAGGCCGGCATGCTTACTGCTCTTGCCGCTTTATCGTCTGGGTGAACGACACGCATTTGATCGTGCCAGGAAGCTCGAAGAATAGCGGGTTGTCGGCGCGGCCCAGTGCATCCTGGGCGGCACTGGTCAGCGTTTCATCAATGTATGCCGCCAGCTCGGCGACTGCAGCGAGTTTCTCGGGCGGGACCGGCCGCGGGGTGTCGCTCATGTCATGGCTCCTTTGTGTGGCCGCAGTGCTTGCACTGGTAGCCGCTGTAGCTGGGGTTAGAGTCGCAGTCGTGCCACTCCATCCGGGTGAAGTGGCACTTGGGCCAGTTGCGCAAATGCTCGGCATCGGCCGCCGCACCTGCCGCCATAATCCGCTGATACTCAGCCTCTGACATTTCAATCAACGGCATGGCTGTATCTCCATCCCGTCCCAGCCGTGCCGGGTGGTCACGCTGATCAGGTTCATGGCCGTGGTCAGCCGGTCATACTCCGGCCGATCTATCAGGCCCTCGGTGTGCAGCGCGTCCAGCCAACCCGTCGCGTGCTTCTCCAGGTCCCATAGGTCGTCACGGCTCTCGGCGCCCTTGAGGGCGTCGACGACTTCCTGCGCGCGGCTGATCGTCCTTGGGTCGTTCGGCGCTCTCATTTCTGAGGCCAGGCAGCATCGTGGATGCGCTTGACGGCTTCGTACATCTGGTTTCCGTCCCTCCCCTGGTAGCCGAACGTGTCCACAAAGGTGGAGTAGCTCAGCGCCAACCCAGCGCCCTCAGTTGCAGACCATTCGGCAAATGCGTGCGCCGTTGCAATTGCCTTTCGCTGGAACGCCTGGGCCGCTTCGCGCTGTGCCTGCTCGTTGCGGCGCTGCTGGACCAGCTCGATTTCTTCGGGTGTGAGGTCGTTCAGAGTCATCATGGTCATTCACCCTCGTCCACGGGCATCACCTTGTCATAGCAGGGGCGGCAGTGGGGGCCGTGTGGCGTCGGCGCCAGTGGCCCTTCGGCGCCGCAGTTCTCGCAAGCGTCCTTGGTAGCGGTATCAGTGGCAGTCATTGGTGCAGATCCTTGGGCGTGGTGGGTTTGGCTTTGACTGGGACTGTCTGGTCCAGGTGGAATGCTGGCATCCAGCGAGTAGGCAGCTTGATGCCATGAAACGACTGGCCGTGACCGCTGACCACAAACGCGACGGGCTCGGCTCCCTTGGGCACGCGCCGTCCGGCCTTCTTCCAGTAGCCGGCGGTTTTTATGTCCTCGGGCTGCAGCGGCCAGCACGACATATCAGCCTTGCAATCGTAGTGCGGAACCTTGGGATTCTCGGCCTGCTCGGCCTTCAACCGCTCGATCATTTGGGGAGAACGAGACATACCTACTCCAGGTGCAGTGTTGCCCCGCTCCGCGGGGCGGATTGGTCACGGATCGCAGCTGAAATTCAGCTCTCCACGAATATCCATTCCCATCACCCCGGCGGCCACGACACGCTCACAGAGCTGGTCGAAATCTTCCGGGTGCCAGGCTGCAATCTGTTCGGGTGTCCAATACACGCCCGCGCTGCTGCCCTCGGCCGCGGCGACCAGGCGCTTGGCTGCGCGGTAAATCGTGGTGCGGTGGCGCTTCGCTGGCTCCGGGTCGAGGCTGCGGCGCAGCGCCACCAGGCTGTTGAGGCTCAGGGGTTTGTCGTCAGTGCTCATGCGTGGGGTCCGTCCAGGTTACTTGAGGTTCTGCAGGTGGCTTTTGTCGGCAGGGGTCATCAGCGCATGCGCATCCCATGCCTGGGTGACCAGCTTGATGCCTGGGTGCTTCTGCATGAACCAATCGCGCTGGGGCTGGGCCAGCCCTTCCCACCATTCCAGGGCCTCGTCGTAATCCGGGTGCTGACTGTCAGCGATTTGTTCTCGCGCCGACGGCTCGCCGGGCTCACGGTTCAGGTCGACAAGGTCAAGCAAGCGATCCATTGTCATCGGCTCGCTAGGCAGGTTGCTTTTGAGCGAGTAGCTGAAATGGCTGTGCTGGGTGACAGAACCGCTACCTTTCCCGGATAGCCACAGGTTGTCGATGATGCCCTGCAGCACGCCGGAAATGCGGTCCTGATCGGCCTTGGCAAAGTCCAGGTCAATGGTGAGGGTTGCTTTAATGCGGTCTGGCTGTTCTTGTTTGTCCATCTGTGAGGTTCCTTTCACTTGCTCGGGTATGCGTAGGTGGTTAGAGGTTGAAGGCTTTCACCAAGCGGGCGTTTACCTGGTCATAGTCAGCGTCCGGCAGCACGCCGGACGCATACAGCCCCTGCAGGTAGCCCCGAAAGCGCTGCAGGTTGAAGCGGCCGGCCGTGGCGCCGTACTTGGCGTCGTGCTCGTAGTCGGCCAGGTAGTCTTCCAGGATTTCGCTGGCCAAGCCGCTGTCAGCAATGGCGCGCTGCACCTGGTTGAATACGGCCTCCAAGGCGTCAGCTTCTGGGGTAAGGGTGGCGGTACTCATCGCGCGAACCTCCAGTTACTGCTCCAGCTCGACCATGCGAGCCGTAGCAACGTTGTCGATCAGCACATACAGGCGCTCAACGTCCGCCGCCGGTATGGCCTTGAGCAGCTCCAGGGCTTTCACCAACGCCTCGGTACCGGCCTGCAGGATCATGCAGTTGACCGGGGTGTCAGCCTTTTCAAGCCGCGCCAGTTCCTTGCGCAGCTCGACTTCGATAACGCCCGGCATCACCAGGCCGGGTACCAGCGCACCACCGTCGCGCCAGCTCATTTCGGGGTATGCCTGATCAGGTCGGGCAGGCGCTCGAGGGTGCGGCGCAGTTCATCCCACGGGTGGCGGGCAAAGTCACGGTGGTTGCTGCAGCCCGCATAGGCATGCGCAAACGGCTGGCCAGCATCAATGACGGACTGGTACGCACCACAGTCGCGGCAATGAATGTCGGTGCGCACGACTTCCCAGGCCTCATTGAACTTGCTCAACTCTTCGGCCAGGCAGTCCTGGGCAAACTTGAAATCGCGCTCGCTCACCGGCCCAGCCTCCGACGATATGACGCCGCCTTTCGTGCAAGCAGGTCGATCAGTTGCTGGCAGGTCGTCGCGCTCGCCTCCTGGCTGTTCTGCAGCGTGGCCACGTAGTCGACGGCGCGACGCTTGGCAGTATTCAGCACCCCGATCGGCGCCCCGCTCTGGACCTTCACAGCGGCCTCTTGCATTCCCTGCAGCTGATCAACGACAGAAACCTTCACCTCTGGGGGCAGCCCCATAGCGCTGATCTGAACAATGGCGCCGGCCAATTCGGCCATGTTTCGCTGAATCATTGGTAGTCCTTATCGTTGATAGCGGGCAGTGGCGAACCTTGCGGAGCCATCATTACATAGGGTGGAACGTTGGTCATTTTGCGGCTGACCGCCTGGGCATGGCGCACCAGCTGATAACCGGTGGCCAGCCCGCTGGTGAATAGCGCGCCTGCAGCGATCAAGCGTAGCCAGAACCCATCGGCCAGCACGGCCACCGGCAGAATCACCGCCAGTGCAAGCATGCCCAGCTGGGCGCGGAAAAGGTGGCGGTGCACGGGAGCTCCTGCTGCAGAAACGCGAAGGCCCCGACCGGGGTGGGCGGGGCCTTCGCATTATAGGCGCGAACGCGCGTTCGCGCCATAGCGCTACTGGATGCGAGCGCCTTCAATTTCCTCGACATGCGCCACCAGGTCAGGTACCGCGGCCGCTATCAGCATCAGCGCCCCTACCTTGCGTGGGTGGCCACCGCAGACAATACCCGTCACGTCCTGCAGCTCGTGCGCCAGCTCTTTGATATGGCTCAAAGGCTCTTGCCCATAGGTGCGCAGCGGCGCGTCTGGATCGAAGGTCAGCCGCACCTTGGCGAGCTCGTCCTGCAGCGCCTTGACGTGCACCTCTAAGGCTACGTCGAGACGGCCGGCAGGCTGGCTGTAACCGTCCTGCTCTGCCAGCACGTCGTTGAGGCTGATCACGCTGGCCTGCAGCGCCTCCAGGTCGTCGATCGCCGGTAGAGCTTCACGGCGCAGCGCCGTGGACAGCTGGCGCAAGGTCATGGTGCCCTCGCCCGGTACCGGTACCGTCACCCGGGGCGATTCGAGCAAGGCCTCAATGGCCAGGCCCACCAGCAGCGTCAGCCGGCTTTCTCCCGATTGGGGTGGTTTTTTTCTAGCCATTGTCTTCCTCCTGGTTCAACCAGGCCGGGGGTAGCGGCACCAGATTTCCTTCTTTTAGCTCACGCACTGCCTGTTCCAGGCGGTACATGACATGCCAGGTGGCCAAGTCCTGTTCCGACATGCCCGACGTACCTGGTGCAGGTTCAGGTTCTGAATGTTCTTCCCTGAACTGGTCCATGATGGAGCGGATTGTTAACACTGCAGCGGTCACGCCAGCTACATAGGTCAGGGCTTCACCGCCAACATGGTCCAATGGCCAGGCATTCAAAAGGCGATCGCCAGCGTACTCGAGCACAGGCGCGCCGTTCTCGTCATACCGCCACTTACCGTCCTTATCGTAGGTGGCCAGGCTTGTTCTCACGTCCCGTTCACCGCACCAGTTGTCGATATGGCGAATGGCGTACAGGCCTGACTTCACGGCCTCTGGCTCTGGCGCAGCGGCAGCTATCACGCCGAATCGTGCCTCCCACAACTCCCAAAGCTCCTGCACATCAGGCCAGTAGCGGTTGTCATCGTCAGGGTTCCGCTTGAGAAGCCCCAGCATGGTTTCTTCGCTCATTGCCTCCCCATTTACGGGGTCAACGCCGCGGCTTTGGGCGTACCAAGCCTCGAAGTCTTTTCGGTCGTTGTTCATTCGGCGCTCCAAGGAATCAATGGGGTGGCGTAGGCGAGCATTTGCGGGTGCAGGGGCTGACCACCGGCAGTGACACCGAAGTGTTTTACAGGCTTTCCGCTGGCCACCAGGCGCGCCAGGACGTTGTCCAGTTCGTCGCGCAGGTGTCGCGGGATCTTGGTGCTGGCACCCCAGCAAGGCACCAGCACGTCGGCGTCAGCAATGATCTGATCGAAGTGCTCCGCCCAGTCAGGGCCCTTGGCTGTCGCCACGGTATGAGCCGCCAGGCGCTTCACGTCCTTGGAACAGAAACCGAACACGTTGCCGACGATGAATCGGCGGCCGCCGTTGCGCTGGGTGAAGCCGATCCACTTGCGCACGGTCGCGTCATTCTCGACGGCATCAGCGGTTGAGGGGTTGATACCAAAGTAGGCGTAGGTGATGCCTTCCGGCTGCACTTCACGTTCCAGGCGGTACCGGTAGAGTTCGCAGGGACTGAAAATGGCGCTCATGCTGCCACCCGCTCAGGCCGGAATACGCAATTGCCGTCCTCGTTGAAATCGGCAATCACTTTCCCCTCTTCGTCGAAGTACTTGATATTCCAGGTCGGGTGGCAGTTGACTGGCTTGGGGCCGCGGCGCATCTGGTTGGCGTAAGTCACGCCCAGGTTAGCGCCGATCATTTTGGTGATGGTGCCAATGTGCCCATTCACCTCCACCTGCATACCCAGGCGGGCGAACTCGATGCCGCGCATGCGCACCATTTCGTCGACAAAGTGCTGTTGCTTGGCTGTGAGTGCTTCTGTCTTGCTGGTCATAGTTGTAATCCGGTGCTGAATGCGTGTGTGATTAAAACCAGGTGTCGCTTTCCGGCTCAGGCTCTGGGGCCGGGGCGGCGTTGTTCTGCAGATAGTCCTGGGCCAATTTGATGCTGTAGATGGCGGCCTGACCGCCAGTGACCCAGTGATCAGTTACCCAACGGTAACGGCCAGTCTCGAAGGTGCACCAGCCCTTGCGCGCCACAAGCTTGAACGCGAATAGGGCCAGGTCACTCTCCAGGCGAAAATGAGTAGCGCCCAGGGCCATGTTTTCGGCCAAGGCCGCGGCGTGGGATTGGTTCAGGCCAGCGGGCAGTGGCTGCCCTTGATAGTCGATCGGCGCCGCCAAGTTGCGGTTGCGGGCGTCGATCTGCAGGTCTGTCAGGTTGCGTACCGGGCTACCGCAGTAGCCTTCCGGCAGCTTGTCGGCCTTTTTGGCTGGCACACGGAATGGCTTTGGCTTGGCCAGCGGCCCATTGAATTCAGCGGGGGTGCGCTTTGGGGGGCTGGCCACCGGCGCCGGGGCTGCTGGCAACTCTTTAGCAGGCTCGGGCGCTGGCTCAAAGTCGGCCGCTGGGGTTGGCGCCGGTTCCGGTACCGGCTCAGGTGCTGGTGCCTCTACCGGCTGAGCAACTGGCGCGGGCACGGTCACCAGTTGCGGCCGCGGGCGGCGGCGGGTCAGCTCCGGGCGTTCCTCCAGCGGGCGAAAATCAGGCTCGTCGGCGCCGAAGTAGATGCTTCCCACCGTGCGCCCCGAATCGCTCTGGTCTTCCGCCCAGGCCACCAGCGCCAGCCCGCGGGCCACCAGCAGGTTGAGGTTGTCCTGGCCGCAACGGGCCATCAGGGCGTCCAGCTTGCGCTTGCTCTCTTCGCCCATGGAGAAATTGAAGTCGTGACGGGTTGGCTTTTCGGCGGCGTTCATTGGGCCACCTTGCCGGGCTTGCCCGGGCATTGCAGAAGGTTCGGCATGGGGTGATTCCTGTATCTGGCTGATTGCCCGACCATCATACACGAACGCGCGTTCGCGCCAACACGTTTACGCGCGAACGCGCGTTTGATTGATGGCCGGCACCAGCTCATGGGCACCGGCCATACCCCGCCTACGGGAGATTGGTCCTCCTGCACTTGGGGCAACCGGCCCCGACTTGGTGGCGGTTGATGAATACGCCGCAGTACCCGCAGCGAAACGTCGACTGGACGCGGGCCGGCTTGGCCAGCACCACACCGGTACCCTGCAACGCTATCCCGATTTGCACCGCGCCCGACGGCACCACTTTGCGCGCCAGCTGCTCGGCTACAGCGGCCGGCACCAGGCACACATTGTGGTGCCCGGGCTTGGCCATTGACCGGGCAATGCCGATCGGGAACGCATGGGCCCGGGCAAAGTTGCTGGTGATGTTGCCGTTGTCGGTCAGCCAGTACAGGTCGTTCCCGTTCCAAGCCTTGTTCGCATACAGGTAGCCGCGCTGCGCCGTCTGCAGGCCTTCCTCGACCGCCTCCTGACGAAGGTACTGGCAATCAACCGCAGTTTCGGCGTGCTGCTCCAGATAGGCCAGCGGCCAGGGGATGTTGGTTTCGCGGCTGATGTTCCGTGCCTGGGCGGCTTCCTGCGTCCAATGCTCGGCCTTGTCCAAGTCGGTGGTGTAACCCCGCCCGTCCTTCGCCCAGAACGACATGCGATCGCCTATCAGGCTGCGCCCGTCCTGAATCACCCACACTGCAGCGCTCACAAGCCACCCCCTACCAGCACCTTGGGCACCTGGACAGTCTCGCCGCGGTGCAAGAGAACAATGGCCCGGCAGAGCGCAACCAGGATCGAATCACCGCCGGCCAGGCGCATCAACAATGGCCCATCTTTGTAGGCGAACGTCCGCCACTCACCATCCGCACCAATGTGCTTGTTGTGGCCGAATGACTTGCAGTGCCGATCCGCCAGCGGGCCGCCAAGCGCCCAGTCTTCTTGGGGGTTGTATCGCTCAATGCGGCTTACCACCTGGCCACCGCGGCGGTAGTACACGCGCCAGTCGGTAAGGTAGTCGCGCGGGCCGTCCAGGGACAGCTCCACGCCTTCAATCTCGCCCACCGCCCACGCCAGCGCCTCGCCGGCCAGGTGTGCCGCCGGCACTTCGATCAGCTCATGCACGGCAGCACCTCGTCGGGCACGTCAAAGAAGCCCAGCTGCCCCTTGAGCGGTATGAACGGCAGCGGGCGAGGATCGCGCAGCACGAACCCCTTTTCGCCCATGTACCAATCCGAATCACTGTCATCGACGCTATCGACCAGCTCGACGGAGCCGATAATGCCGCCGCGTTGCAGTTCCTCCATGGGGGGAGCGATAACGCCCAGGTGTACCGCGAAGTCGTAGGCGGTCCAGTATTCTTGCCGCGTCAGCCCCTTGGAGGCGTGCACCAGAAAGCGCCCGCGAAAGTTCGTGTGCCAGGTGCGGTTTTCCAGGTCTTTGATTTCCCCCGACGCGGTGGCGATCTTTCGCGCCATCACACCGGTCAGGTCAGGGCGAATGATCATCCAGGCCCACGGCTGTTTAATGGCCAACGCTTTCATAGCTCGATCCTTTTGAACTCAATCACCCACACCCACGGGTTCGCCGCCCACATAAAGCCGGTGCGCATCGACTCCCACAGCATGTAAAACGCTTCGCGGGCGTCGGCGGTACCGCGCCCCTTGTATTCGTCACCCTCGGTAATGACGTACTTGCGCAGCCTGGCGTCGTAGAACATGCCTTCTGCCTTGGCTTGCTCGGCGTCGATCGCCTGCAGGCGCTTGGCTTGCACGCTGACAATCTCCAGGATCAGGCGGGCGTGCTCCAGGGGCATAGCGTCTGCGTCCTCCCACTGGGGGCGACACATGCACGGCGGTACCGCAGCTTTGAAGTACTCCGCAATCCAGTCACCGTCGGCCAGATAGGTGAGCGCGCCGCCATGCTTGTTCCAGGGCTCTTGCACGAAAAGGCGATCACCAGGTACGCCGAAAGGGCACTCCCACACGGGCGGCTGCTGGCCGGCCACGGGGTAGCACCCTTGGGGATCATTCACATACCAGGTATTGGGGTGGCCACGGCCGGCGCCGTTCTCCATGGTCACCAGGCCATTGATCGGCTGGGGCAGGACCGGCACCCGGAAGGTCGTTTTGCGACCCTCCTGAGTGGCGGTAGCCATTGCAGCGGACATAACGACCGGGCGTAGGCTCAGTTCCTTCACTGGCTTACCTCGGGACTTCCGTGGGTGTGCCCCCTTGCAGCAGCCAGCGCCAGAATGCTTTCAAGGCGTTCCTCGGTACCGGTGATAGTCACCTGGTTCGCAGAAGCCTGCTCGAGCGTGTCCAGCATCAGTTCCAGTCGATCGGCGCGGGTAACCTTCTCCACGACCGCGGCCGCGATGAAGTTTTCGACCGTCCGGCTGTCGGCCGCGGCCAGGGCCTGCACCTTGGTCAGCACGTCGACCGGCAGGAAGATGCCCAGCGGGCCGGCGGTAAGCTTGGTGTTAACGGTCATTTTTGGCCTCCGCCTGGCGGGCGCGGTGCGCTGCAGCATCGGCCGGGCTGGCCAAGTCGAAGTGCGGCACAGTCTCGCCGTCCGGGGTGACGATCGACAGCGTGTGCATCTGCAGGCCGCCCAAGGTCAGGTCACAGCCCTTGCCCTGGATGAAACGGCCAATGCACGAGGTGCCCAGGCGGAACTGCAGGTCATCCATTTCGTCGCCAATGCCGGCGTCAATGAAATCGCGGCCGCTCTGCAGCGTCTTGCACTGAGGACAGACAAACACCACGTCTTCACGGGTGGCGGCCTGCGCCTTGTATTCCTCCTGGAACTGCTCCAGAGAGATTTCACGACGCCCGTTCATGCTGCACGCTCGCTTTCTTTTTCGATGGTGATGGGCAGCAGGCGCGCAGCCGCGCGGCACGCCTCCATTTGATCCTCGGGGTAGCCCCAGACATTGCCTTTGCCGAAGGTGCGCTGAATGCCGATGAAGTGCATGCCGATACGGTCACCCTTCATCACGTAATCGCGCATCATCGTCACCAGGTCACGCAGCGTGCCCCCGTGGCCGAAGCCCTCCCAGCTGCCATTGGTGCGCAGCACCACCTTGTTGCCCGACTTCTCGTCGATCAGGTACACGGTACCGTCGTACACCAGCTGGGCCACGCGGTCGTTCTTGGCGTTGAAGAAGAAGCACCGGCCGTGCTGGGAAATCACCTCAATCAGCTGGTTGGCGTAGAAGCACCGCACCTGCTTGGCGAACTCGTGTTTGCCGGTTTCGTGCAGCTTGGCGTCGGTGAAGGTCTTGGCCAGCATGCCGCACAGGGTGGACATGGTTTCCATCGAATTGACGGCAGCAGCGTCAGGGCCTACGGCCAGTTCAGCCTTGAGGCCGGTGCGCCGGTGCTCGAGCGTCAGCAAATGACCGTCGGTGGTCTTCTTTGAAGACAAGGCGAAGCGCTCGGGGTCGAGCATGCCAGTGATCCAGTCGATTCCATTAGTGTGCATAGCGTGCCTCGAACATCCGGTTGTAATTTGTCTGGTGCTGCATGTGGCCACTCAGCCCACTCACAGCATTGGCGCAGGCCAAGCGATACCCGGCCTCCCCCGTTTCAATTCCGCCCCGCCCGACCGTCATGGCGCCGGTGGGCAGGTGGTGGGCAACGGCCACAAAGTTGGTCGCTTCCTCCCCCATCAGCTCATTGCTGGTGAAGCTGACGGTGAACACCACCACCCCACAGGGGGTCTTGTCGGTCGAGCGGTTCAGTGCGGTGTCGCTGTTCCAGTTCATAGGTGCCCCAGCTCCGGCCGCACCGGCCGACCTATGTACTTCTCCAGGCGCTTGGCCACCATGTTGGCCAGTTCGATCAGGCCGCGGCGCTTTGTCGGCGGCGCCAGCTCGATCAGGTGCGTGCCCTCCAGCGATTCCACCAGCAGCTCGACATTGCGAGGCGTTGCCGGGATAGCCTGGCCAGCCTTCAAGGCCTCGGTGATGGCCTGGGCGGCATCGGCCCAACTCTCGGGCTCGAAGCCCGCCGGCGGGTTGTACTCGTAGGTGTCTGCCAGTAGTTCGGCATTCCCCAGGAAGCGCATACGGGCGGCGAGTAGCTCCGCCGCCATGGCGCTGAAAAAGATCGGTTGCATGTGCATACCTCTGGCTGATTTGCCGGGGCATGATTGCATAAACGCGCGTTCGCGCCAACCTGTTTACGCGCGTTCGCGCGTTTATCTCGTCATCAACCGTCATCCCGCTCCTACAGGTGCAGCCCATATAATCCGGGGCTTGCAGGGTTTTCTCGGGGGTAATTTGGCCGTTCCGCTCCCACAGGGTTTTGCTTGCAAGGCTCAATGGTGGGCCTCCTGGTACTGCTGACTTTGGTACCACTTCGCCAGCAGGCCGCGGACACCAGGTGGCACTGTCAGCTGCGCCCGCTCCACCAGCTGCGCGCAGGCCTCGACCAGCTCGATTTCACGGCCATACGTGGCGATGAACCGCGCCTTGTCGCCATGCACCGCCAGCAGCCCGGGGGCGCCGTGCCCGTCCTGGTGGTGGCCAGCGCACAGCGGCAGCACGTAGTAATGGGCGTGGGCCTTGGTACGGCCGTCGCAGTGGTGAATCGAGACGTGCGGGGGCAGCGTGTAATCCCGCGGCCGGCCGTCGAGCAAGCAGCAGATGCACCCGCAAATCTCGGCCACGTCGTCGTGCCAGCGCTTTTCGACCTGGGTGACTGTGCGTCCTCCGAACGTCATAGCGAGAACCTCACAGGCTGAGGGCCTGGGCGAGCGGCCAGCAGGCCGGCCAGCCCTGGGGGAATCGCCTTGCGCTTGGGTTCTGCAGGGGCGTCGTCAGTTGCAGCGGGCTCCGTTGGCGCACGAGCCGCCGCCAGTCTCATGAGTGCCTCCAGGCCGATGCCCGGGCTCTTGTCGAAAGCTGGCTGTTGCGGCTCTGGCTCAGGTACGGCGGGCGCAGGCGCTGGTACCGCTTCGGCAGCTGCTTTGGCTTCCTGGAAGCGGGCCTTCTTCTCGGCCCGGGTAGCGTAGGCCTCGCAGTTGGTCAGCAGCGCGCTGACGGGGTGCAGGGCGTCCACCAGATGCTTGGCCGTCTCGTGCTTGACGTAGTACGTCGCGATCATGGGCGCCAGGTCGCCGACGCGATCGGCGATCTGGCACATTTGCGAGAGCAGGCGCTTGTTACACAGCGGCCAGGCCTTGTGCTTGGCACGGTAGGCACGGGCATAGGCATGCCACGGGGCATAACTCTTTGCGTCAGGACTCTGGGGGTAGTTGCTTGGCTCCCCCTCCTGTGGGCTGTGTGCTTTGGATCTTGCGCCAGCAGGCGCCTTCACCCCGACCGATCCGCCGGCAGGCCGGGGGTCGTCGTAAGAAACTGCTTTTTCAATCTGTAATGAACTTTCAGTACTGTCTAATGTTTCCGGCTTTTCCGTAAACGGTGCTGCCGTAACGGGCGAATCCGTGTGTGGTGCGACCGTTTCCGGCAAATCCGTAAACGGTTGAACAGTGGCTTGCTTGCCACCGGCGCCGGGCTTCGCTTCGAGGCTGGCCACGTATGCCGCTGCCTGCACCAGGTCGGGCACCTCGGAGACTTCGTACTCCACCCCGCGGAAGTTGCCGCCTTCGCGGACGAACTCCTGATACATGTAGCCGGCGGCGCGCAGCTCGTTGATCAGCTTGTACACCTTGTCACGGCCTGACCGCCCGCCGATCGCGTCCTGGGTCTGGTTGATCAGGTACTTGAGATTGACCCGCCAGTTGTCCGGCTTGCTCAGGAGGTGCACCAGCAACCCGCGCGCAGCCCACGACAGCCGTTGATCTTCGATGATCGAGGCCGGGAGCATGTAGAAATTGCTTTTCCGTGCAGCGCGAATGATGCTCATCGAGCACCTCCTTGTGAGTTGGGTGCTGTGAGCAGGGCGAAAGGTGAAACGCAGGCGCTAGCGCAGCCGGATGGCTGTGTTTGAGGGCGCGGGAATGTGACGCAAAGGCGCGAACGTGTTAACGCGCGTACGCATGTGGTGTGGTACAATCGGGCTACTGACACGATGGACCCCCGGTACCGGGTAGGCACGGATGGCCTTGAGATCCAGGGGCTATGGGTTTTCCATAGCGGTGTGAGTAGCGCCTTAGCTTTTCGCGAGCTAATTCGCTGTATGAAATTGATTTCATATGTTGTAGGAAAAGAACCCTGAGCCTTGGTCGGTGAGTGGGTTCTTTTTTTTGCCTCCATTTCAGTACCTTGTGCCCAGAGGCGCAGGGTGTGATCCAATCTGGCGGCCTGTATACCACAGGGCCCGGCGGGCCGTCTAAGTCATTTTGTCCGCGTACAGTGCTAAGCCTTTGGTTGTTTTTTCGGCACCAGATGCGCCACAGCCCGCAAATACAGGGCTTTCGACAGCCCCCGCTCACCCGACGGAGCGCCAGAAATAATTGCCATCTTGCTGGCCGTCTTGAACTTGGGCGACAGGTCGTAAAAGCGCAGTTTCGTCGCCAGACGGGTACCGCGGGCGATCGAGCAACGCAGCTCCCGTTCAGGGTAATCCTGGTCAAACCACCCGAAAGGCAGTCCCAGAATGTCCTCAAGCCGGCGGCTCAGTCGCTCCGGGATACCGCTGCGCGCATTAACCGCCACGGCCATCTGGTTGGCGAACTTGACCTGATCCTGTTCGCTGTATGCGCTCAGGGCGCGGATGCGCACCCCGTCAAATCGCAGGTCGACGTACAGGATGAAGCGTTGGCGCCGGGCCGCCTGGGCGGCGTCTACGGCTTCCTCAACGGTCCTGCACCCCTCAAATATCTCGATGTTCATGCAGTTCTTATCGGTGGCTGTCTTGATAGCTTGATCTTACAGCACTGATAAACAAATCGCTGTTTTTTGCGGGAAAACCCCATTATCGTATGCCGCGCAATGTACGCGGATACAATTTGACGTGTACGCGGATAGTCTAAGAGGGGGCCCAGATGGCTCGCGGCGTAAACAAAGTGATCCTGGTAGGGACGTGCGGGCAAGATCCCGAGACGCGCTACCTGCCCAATGGCAACGCAGTAACCAATCTCAGCCTGGCTACCAGCGAGCAGTGGACCGACAAGCAGTCGGGCCAGAAGGTCGAGCGTACCGAGTGGCACCGTGTGTCGCTGTTCGGCAAGGTAGCCGAAATCGCCGGCGAATATCTGCGCAAAGGTTCGCAGTGCTACATCGAAGGCAAGCTGCAGACCCGCGAGTGGGAAAAGGACGGTATCAAGCGCTACACCACTGAAATCATCGTCGACATGACCGGCACCATGCAGTTGCTGGGCGGCCGGCCACAGGAAGGCGGCCAGCAGTCACCCCGCCCTCACCCGCAGGACAGCGCAGCACGCCAGGCGCCACCGCGCCGGCAGCAGAGCCAGCACCCAGCCCAGAATCAGCAAGGCGCACCTGGCCCAGACGACGATCCATTTGCAGACGACATACCGTTTGCCCCGCTTCACCACCTGGTGGGGGCCTGATCCGTGCCCCATCCAATCCAGTACCTGGGCCACCCCCTGCACACCGTAAACGCCAAGGCTGAGCTGCGCCGTCAGCTGGAAGAGGCCGTGGCCAACTTCGGCCCGGTACCGCCGGCGCCAGAGTTCCAGATCAAGCCCACCCCCGCGCAAGAGCGCGTCATCCGCTACGGCCTCCACAAGAGATAAGCCATGTTCTTCAAAAACCTGCTGACCTATCGTCTGACCCAAGACATTCCACTCGAGCCTGAGGCGCTGCAAGCCGCGCTGGCGTCCAAGCCCGCCCGCCCTTGCGCCAGCCAGGAACTGAGCACCTATGGTTTCATTGCCCCGTTCGGCAAGGGTGAGGACGCGCCCCTGGTGCACGTCAATGGCGACTTCCTGCTGATCGCCGCCCGCAAAGAAGACCGCATCCTGCCGGGCACCGTGGTCACCGAAGCGGTCAAGGAAAAGGTCGAGGAAATCGAGGCCGAGCAGATGCGCAAGGTCTACAAGAAAGAGCGCGACCAGATCAAAGACGAGATTATCCAGGCCTTCCTGCCGCGTGCGTTCATCCGCCGCTCGGTGATCTTCGCTGCGATCGACACCCGCCAGGGTCTGATCCTGGTCAACACTGCCAGCCCCGGCCGCGCCGAAGACCTGCTGTCGACCCTGCGCGAAGTGCTGGGCTCGCTGCCCGTACGCCCGGCAACCGTCAAGATCGCGCCAATGGCCACCATGACCGACTGGCTCAAGCGCCAGCAGCCGGCAGAACATTTCACCGTGCTGGACACCTGCGAGCTGCGCGACACTCACGAGGATGGCGGTACCGTGCGCTGCACCCGCCAGGACCTGACCGGCGACGAAACCCAACTGCACCTGGCCACCGGCAAGGTCTGCACCCGCCTGGCGCTGGCCTACAAGGACCAGCTGACCTTCGTCCTCGATGACAGCCTGAGCATTTCCCGGGTGCGCTTCGATGACCTGCTGACTGAGCAGGCCGAGCAGGATGGCGGCGACGAGGCCGCGGGCCAGTTCGATGCGAGTTTCGCGCTGATGATGCTGACCTTCCGCAGCTTCCTGGCTGACCTGTTCGTCTCGCTGGGCGGCGAAGAAGTGCCGCAGGCGCTGTAAGCCCAAATTCCAGGCGAAAAAAAGCCGCGGCTCCCTAAGGATCGCGGCCTTTCTCCACAAAAATCAGCCAGATATTTGTGCCTCGCATTATATGCCCCTGCATTCGATTATCAAGGGAACCCATGAAAATCATCTTTGACGGCACGCATGTGCGCCACGTTGGCGACAAAGGCCCGCGCGGCAAGTTGCGGGCTCAGCTGCCGAACAAGCGCGTGGCCTGGACTGCCGTGGTGCAGCTCAAGGACGGAGCCGGCAACGCAACGGAGGCCAACTGGTCGACCCAGCCTGGCCAGAGCATGAACTACCTGGAAGCCAAGGCGGCGATGTTTGCTGTGGTGGATGAACTGCAGCGGGTATTCATCGAGACGTACAATCTGGGCCCCGACTCGGTGCACTTCACCATGGTGAGCCGCTGATGCGCGCGCCCCAGGACACCAGCACCCTCCGTTTCAACCTGCAGAAGCTCGCCCTGCCCCCGGCGATCGGCGCCCAAGCGCTGGGCGGCGCGGTAGACCTGGTGGTGATGCCTTGCCGGCCGCAACCGGACATTGACCAGGAATGGGCCAGCATGGCCGGCATTACACCAGGTGATGACGTGGCGCTGATCCAGGCAATTCAATCTGCCTTGGCCGGCGGGATGATCACCACGCCTATCTGCCTCGGCCACGCCTTCGAGCTGGGCCAGGCATTGCCGGCGCAGAAATACGCCCGTCTCGGTACCGCCCTAGTGCGCCAGATCGGCGTCACGCGCGCCCACCAGCTGACTGACGCCCAGTTGCGCGCCAGCGGCCACGGCACGGCCGACGATTTTGCCGAATATTGGGCCAGCGCAGTGCCCGATATCCCAGCTGCCACCAATCCCTGGTGCTGGCTCATTCGATTTGAACTCAAGGGGTAAACAATATGCACACATTGCCACTACTGGTTGTGATCGGCACGCTGATCTACCTCTATCGTTATTACAACCCGCTCAACCATGCCAATCCGCACTTGTACAAGTTTCATAAGCGCGTGCGAGTGTGCCTCGGCGTGCTGGTTGTATGTACGGCGATGGCGCTGGCTTACCGCGTTCCCGTCGATTTCGTGGGCTTCGTGCGCGGAGTGCAGGCCAACCAGGTCCAGCAAGCGCTAAAACGTCAGGAAGCGCGCCAGGCGTCAGAAATCAAACACATACGTCAGATGATTGACGTTTTGGGCGGGCCGGACAACTATTTGGCGCACCAGAAGGCAGCGCAATCACGGTGA